GATCTTCACATTTTACACGAAGCATATCGCCCATGCGCTTAACAAGATAATCTTCAAACGATTCAACGTCAGAAGCCAACTGGAGAGGGCAGCGCATATAGTGAGCAATAGTTTCGACAGGCATACGATTGACCTGGAGGGCAACCGAAGACTCAGGCTTGGTGTTACCTTCAGTAACACCAGCAGCAGCGGAAGTGTAGGAGGTTTCCGAAACCCAGTTAATAAATTGAGCTTTGGTAGAAACCTTAGTCAACAAATCCGAAATACTGGGCGGACGAACCGGAAGCATATTCATGCCAGGACGCTGATAAGCAGCCAATACCTGACGAATATCACCCGAAACCGTCTGGTTACCAGGGTTGTAAGTAATAGCTTTCAAATCGAGAGGATTATATCCAATTTCGACCTGATAATTACCACGAGATTTAAGAGCACGAGGCAAATCTTCGCTACGGGCAATCATTTTTGCAACCGAACGAAGGTCAGCAGCACCCGAGTTCTCATTTTCTGCCATGCTGAAACGAGAAGCCTTTTTCTTCAAATCAGCCAATTCAGATTTAATCTCAGTGATTGCATCCGAGTTAGCTTCTTTGGCAGCTTCTACGAGCTTAGCTTGCAGCTCTTGAAACTTAGTATTATCCATGAATAATTAATTTATTTCCTTCCAAATTTTAATTCGTTACGAATTTTTTAAGAAACTAATTTCAGTATTTAGTAAAAAGTTAACAAAATCCTCTAAATCATTCGAAGATTTTTCTTCTTTTTCAGAAATTTCTTCAACTTTAGTATTTTTCACCATAATTTCTTCAATTACAGCTTTAACTTCTTCCAAAGTCAGATACTTAGGCTGAACCACTTCTTCAACTACTGCCTCAATTTGTTCCGAAGAAACTTCTTCTTGTTTCATTTCGCTACCACATTTAGGGCATTTGCCTTTTTCGTCACAGTCCATACCTTCAACTTCCTGACCTACAAATTCAGGAGCATGGGGTTCTTCTAAATCGGAATTTTTTTCTTCTTCCAATTCTTTAACTTCAGACTCTGCCTCAACAGCAATTTCTTCCGATTTAATTTCTACAACTACCGGTTCGGATTTAACAAACACTGCATCTTCTTTAATTTGCTGAAGCAAAGATTTAATCTCCTTCAACAATTCAACAGCTTGTTCACTCATTAAATTATTTCTCTCCTTAACATTCGTTACTTCAGCTTTTTCATTCATAGGAAAAGTCACTAAAGAAACCTCAAATAATACAATATTTTTTAATAATCTTACATAAGAACCATCTTCTAGTTCCATGTAATCAGAATCGGTTACTTTATATCCAATGCTAAAACAAAAAATCTCTCCCATTTTACAAAGCTTATAAGCTCTTTCTGCTTCAGGGAAAGACGGATCGTTAAATAGTTCTAATTTAACGTAAAGACCTTTTTCATCTTCTACAAGTTCTAAAAGTTTTCCAATTAAAATTTCTTGGTCATGCTGCCAAAGAACTTTAACTTTAGACTTTCCGTTAATTGCCATTGGTTCTTCGAAACGTTTTTTAATCGTTTCTTTAAAAGCTCCAGGCATGATTTTGTCTCCGCCAGAATCCAAATCAAAAGTAGAAGCATAACCTTCTACAATCCATTTTCCATCTGTGGATTCTACTGGTAGAACTGCTTTAATTTCTAAATTAAAACTTTTCTTTTCTACAGTATCTTTAGTCACTGGAAATTATACTTCTCCTAAAAATATTAATAAGTAATATTAGATATTAAATAAAAGGAGTAAAACACCTACTGAAATAAAAAAAGCGAGAGTATTTAAACTCTCGCTAATTATTTAAAAATAAGAAAACATCTACAATTAATAGTTTCTGAAGCTGGTCCGTTAGGATCTCCCGGGAAGTAGCAATCATTAGAAAATATATCTTCTATCTTTTGTTCTTCTCCATCAATTAATTGGTGAGTTTCACGAACTAAATTATCTCTTCTAGAAATCCAGATTTTATTTTTCTTTCCACTAAATTCTGCTGATTCTACTATTCCAACATTCGCCGCAGTATTCACTTCTGTCTTAGAAATACGCATTATTCTTCCTGGATTATTATACCAATTTTTTACATTTTCTATAACTTTATTTCCGGATTGAATAATTTTATTAACTTGAGTTTTAGTAGTTGTTACTATAGAAGAAACTCTTTTAGTAACATAATCTCTAGCTTTACTAACGGCATCTATAAAAGATGCTTTATATTCAGGATTTCCATTTAAATTTTGTTGATATAAATAACAATCTTTAATTGCTGCTTGATATAAAGGATACAAAGTTTCGAAAAGTCTAAGGGCTCTATTAGAAAAGAATTCGTCTAAGTTACTTATATTGTTAATTTTTAATTTAGCAATAATCAAGATACTTTCATCTTCATAAAATCTCTTTAATTTTTTAAAGAAAAGAGCATCATAACGAAGACGAATTCTTTCTATTTCTCTATAGATCTTAGTTTTCTGCTGCTCTGTCATCCTTAGCCGGTCCTAAAGCAGGTTTTTCTTTTGAAGTATCTTGAGTAGGTTCTTCTGAACCAGCTAAGGCTCCGGGTTCCTCATAGAACCCAAGAGGGACTAAATTATGAGACATATAACCAACATCTCCACCTTCTATATCAGGCATTTGAAGTTTCCATCCCTTAATAGCGACATTAAGAGGAACACCAACCTGAACTTGTTTGGAAATGATATCCCATTTTTCAGCAAAAATGCTTTGAATTGCAGGCACTTCCGTAGTGTCATAACTAATAGAGAAAATGTTTTTATCTTTATTAAAATTAGAAAGCAATCTTTTACTGAGAACTTCAGTTATGTGGTTAAGCAGAGGCATAATTGTATTTAACCAAAAACTTACAATAAGTTCTCTAGAATTATTTAGAGTAGCTCCATCTGTATTACCAAGCAAGGGTCCTGGAACACGGAAAATACCTTTAATTTCGTCACTAGACATTTTTCTAGATTCTTTAAAATCAAGTTCTGCTGGAGCTATGTTTAAGAATTCTACATTAGCTTCATGACCTAAAATCATAAAAGAGCGGCCGTTACGAAAACCAGCTACTTGATTTTGAATAAGATTAGTAACTCTTTTATATTGCAAATCAGTAAGCTCATGCTTAAATTTAATAAGCATGTCTTTTCTACAACCGTTTTCTAGAGTTTCCATCCACCATTGAAGAATTTTACTATCAAGGTCAATAGCTTTATACGCAGATTGAATAGGAGACAATCCCCAAAAAGGATTCAGAGGATTTGTCAATCTAAAATGAATTATTTCTCCAGGTTCCCAAACATTTTCAGGGCTGTCATAAGGAGACTTTTCTCTTCCTCTATACTCGGTAATCTCAAATCCGTTATCTTTATATTCAATATAGTCAGGATTAAGAATAATTAATTCTGATACAGGAGCTTTGGGATTGTATTTTCCTCCACGATCTTTACCTGTATTTTTATACACTAAGGCATTACCACAGAGAAGTAAGTTCATTACAATAGACTCAATAAACTCGGATTGAGTTTGAGTCTCATTAGGGCAATTTAAAAGATTAAGAATAGCATCTTTAAAAATAGTCGTATATTGCCCGTCTTTTCCTTGCTTTCTTAAAGTAAAAGGAATTAAAGACGTAGATTGTGCAATTACATTTACACATGAAGCTACAGTAGGATTGATAGCATAAGCTTCTCTTACAGCATACTGTAAAGGAAGTTCTTTATTGCCATAAGTTTTATTATTCATCAAACTGGGAAGAACAGCTAAATCAACCTTATTCATTCTGTTTAGTTGTTCAATATGTTCTTCTAGATATTTTTCTTCAAATTCTTTCATTTTGGCAACTAGCATAGTATCTAGTTCATCAAAAGTTTCTCTTTGAATATCTATTTTTTGTTCTTGCAATTTTTGCTGAAGTTGCAATTCAGAAGTTTTCTTTTCTTCTTCAAACTTAGATTTTAATTCAAAATAAGTTTGTTCTTTAATTGCAATTTTCTGCTGCTCCAATTCTCTATGGAGAGCTTGCTGCTCAAATAGTTTCTGAGCGAAAGCATTTTTCTTTTCTTCTTCAAACTTAGCTTTAATTTTGCCTAATTCTGTAGGAGAATCACTATATGAAATAAATTTGGGCAGATTGATTGTAAACTTCATAGTGAAGAAATTTAAGATAAAATAAAAAAAACCTGCCGAATTAACGACAGGTTCTAATTTAGATTAGAATTATAATTATTGCCATAATGATTAAACAAACAAAAAATAAATTTAGTTCGGTATGACTTTTAACAAAAGTTGTGTTAAACTCTGAAATAATATCAGGTTTTACTCCTTTTATTCTAGGAAAGCCTGTTCCAATGGTATCACATTTTATTCCTGGGATAACTCTAAGTCCCGTTCTTTCGTCTACAACTAATTCTCTCGGTTGATAATGTTTAAAATACCATCCACATCTACGACAATCTTCTAAACTATTTATTCTTCTTGTATGAAATTTACATTTAGGACATTCCTTTGGCATGCATCCATCCTAAAATATAAAATCCAAAGAATCCAAATAAACACACTTCAATAGGCATTTAATTTCTCCAGCTTGGAAGAAAAATCAAAGATAAAATAATTACTCCTACTACAAAACTAAACACCACTGCTTCCAAAGCCTCCACGGGATTCTTCCGTAATTTGTTCAATCTTTTTATATTCTACCTGAGGAAAATGCAGAGGGACTAGCTGTGCTATTTTGTCTCCTTGTTTAATAACATATTCAGGTTTATTATAAACCAAACCTAAAAATAATTTATTAATTACTTGCTTCCAAGTAGACCTGGTTTCTGGAGGATTATAGCACATAACAACTTTAACTTCATTATGGTAAGTATCATCTACAGTTCCATAATGGGTATCAAATCCTTTAAGAGCCATGGAACTGCGTCCTCTTACATCAATAACAGTGCCCCAAGGAATTTCTGTTCTTTCAACAATACCTCCACCATAAGCAAAAACATTATTTACTTTCTGCATTCCGGGCAATACTGGGACGAATCCTTCTCCTTGAATTTTAAGGAAAGTTCCTGTAGAAACTAACTTTCGGTCTCCGGGTTTGAAAACTACAGTTTCTGAAGCTTTAAGATCTGCTCCAGCGTCTGTAGGATTTGCCTTTTCCAAAGTAAAATCTGAAACATACTCAACTGTCAACATTAATTACCAACCCACTTACTTAATTCTAAAGAACTACTTTCAAAAACACTTTTTAGTTTGCCTTGTTCTTCAATTGTAAATTCTTCTAACACATATTTAATAGTTTTAATATTATTTGGTTTTTCACCAATTCCAATTCTAATACGATCAAAATTATCACCAAAATGTAGAATCATATTTCTAATTCCGTTATGGAAACTAGTATTAGTTTCTTTCTTTGGTTTTACAATTCCTAAAGGTAAAAGCAACTCATCTACTAAAATTACTACTTTTGCATTCCTATACTCGTAATAATTACTTTCAAGAAAATCTTTAACCATTTCTCCAGTGGAATTAATACATTTTTGAGGTTTAAGATAAAGAGTGTCATCTTTAAGAGCCCAATGAGCTACCTTATTTTTAGTATTAAGATTAATTTTTCTAATAGCTAGAAAATCATCTAAAGCCTTATAACCTATATTATGTCTAGTATTAAAAAGATTCTCTTCTGGATTTCCCATACCAATCACAATACGTTTTACTTCAGTCTTTTTAAACTGACTATAAATTTTCTTAAAAATATTCATAAAATAACTTTCATTAAATTTGAAATAAGAGAAGATTTTGCTTGATAAAAAGTATAAGAAGGAACTGAATTTCTCAATCTAAACGCCCAATGATTATTTTTATCAATCAAACAACTAAAAAATAAAATACGTCTTTTGTCTTCAATAGTATAGTTAAGTCTAGAATTTAAACATCGCCCTAAATCTTTACCACAAAACAAACAGATATCAATCATCTTCTAACCATCCGTTTTGAATATATCCATGATAAATTAATTTACCTTCTACAGTAATTCCTATAGAATTATTACCAATTCCACAATACTTACATCCACCTTTTTCTATATGAATAGTTGTATGATGTCCAGACATCGCTGCTTGCCATGAACACACTTTTCTTTCAGGCTGCTTACAATTATTAGGTTGTGCTTGAGGAGTCCACCACATTTTACAAGGAAGTAATACATGTGTCCTAAATATAGAATCTAGTTTAGTGGCTCCTGGATACTGATTTTTATCCCAAGAATCTGTCGCATATAATTTATATCTCACAAAAGTATCTCCAACATAAGTTCTTTACTTAATTTTAAAGCCGGGATATGATATTTATGCCAAATATCTTTATTATGTAAGAAATACTTTGCATATTTATACATAATACAATCAAAATTTCTACACCACATTTGATAGTAATAATTATCTCTGTTTAGGTCTTCTAATGGTTCATTACAAAGTAAACAATTATAAATATTCATAATAACAATTTTAACACTTTAACTGCCCAAAATTGTCTAGATTTAACAGGACTTGCAGTTTCTGGTTCCTCTTCAAAAGGTCTTTTTTCATTTAATTTAGATAAAAAACATGTTTCGTTTAAACATCCATGATGATAATTAATGTGATGCAAACCTAAATCGTGAAGGCTTCTTCCACAAACTATACAGTAAGTTGATAAACGAATCATAAAAATACTTTCATTATATAAGAATTCCAAGCTTTAACTGCTTCATATTTATCTAAATTTGTTAGATAAGAAAAATCGTGGTTAAATTCTAATTTATTTAGGATGCAGTGTTTGTTAGTGCAGAATATGCACCAGGCTTGGTGTTCATGTAATATATCCCAAGCCTCTTCCAAACAAAACTGACATGTTAGTCTAGTCATAAAAATCTTTATATGGATTCATTTTTGAAAAAATTAAAATATCTTTACTTTTATCGTAATAAGAAGCTTGAGTTCTGTCATAATACAGGCCAGCTTTTTGTAGCGTCTTTCTGCTTCCGTAATTTCCTATATAACACTTACCTTGAATCATATCTACATCAGAATTTCTGAAAATGTATTCTACAACACATTTGGCTGCTTCTGTTGTAATTCCTAATCCCCAAAATCTCTCAGATAGACCGAATCCTAGCTCCCCTACTCCTCTAAAAACAGGACACATTATGGTGCCAATAACTTTATCTGCGTCTCTTAATGTAATGCCTAATTCAGGCAGTTCTCCAAAAGGCAGATTTTTGTTTAAACTATTTTTAATAGAAAGATGAACTGATTGTTCACTACATGTAGAAAAAAGCATGTGTTTATTAAAAACTGGAGTCTTTGAATAGTTCCAAATATCTTCTGCATCTTGCTCTCTAAGTAGTCTAAGTTTTAATCTAGCCGTGTATATAGGTCTCTGCATTAAATTTATATCCTCCAACTAACAATGTTTGAAGTGTATTCCAATTGTTATTAATTTTTTTAGTAGCCATACTTGTTTTTAAATGTTTAAAAAAACAAGCACAATCTAAATAGTATCCATATCTCATTACGTTATTAAATTTAATCGCAGTATAATATAATACTGGAACAGTTTTACATCTATAACAAACTAAAACAGGCATTTTAACATTAAGCTATTCCAGTCTGCAATAAGGCACCGTCTGTCATAGTATATGTAATCGTAAAATTTCTGCCGACAATTATTAACACAATATAAATGACAATACACTTCATTAAATTTAATTAGTTTAGGAGTTTTTCCGCAAATTGGGCACGGCAATATCATCATAAAATCTGCCTTCTAGTTATATGTGTATTCCAAAAATACAATAATTTAGGCCATTTGGGTTCTGAGAAAGTAGATGAGGCTGCAGAGAATAGGTGGGCTCTTTTTCCTCTAGGAAAATATTTTCTATTACAATCACATCTAACATTTAATCCTCTTGTAAAGTCATTAGAAAACATTATTGAAAATTTAAAATAAACTTTATTACAAATAAAGCAAGGTAGAAATTTTCTCTTAACTTCTTCTTCAGTTACCATTACAAAACTTGTTCCTTAAGTAAAGACATGTTCCAATTGTAAACAAGTTGTTTTATTAAGTGTCTGTATCCAGTTAATCTTTTATACCTGCAATTACAAAATATACTAATAGTAGTATAAGTTACTGCTGAATGTTTCATTCCACACTGAAAACAGTTAAAAGCAAAAGCCATCCTATATGACTCTAATTCAGTCATAAAATTTGAGTCCTTAAAATATAATTATTCCACTTTAATATTTTAGAAGACAACTCTGTCATATAATAATAACAATTAGAGCCTTCCCAAGTTTCTCTGTAAGGACATATACAGCAAATTCTAAAACAATCTTGTCCTGTAAATATTACACCTTTTCGGCCACAGTTAAAACAAGGTAAAGTTTTCATTAAAAATAAACCTTAGTGTGTTATTCGAGTTAGTCTAACACACTAAGGTTACAAAATTGTTAACAAAAAGTTAATTTTTTGTTAATTTTTTTAAATTATAAATACTTACCATCTATAACTTTCAATATTGAAATTTCTCATAATACGATCTCTAGCATACCAAGCCATCAGAATAGAGGCAACACTGTCGGGCAAATGTTTTGCGCCATACGCTTGTTCATAAGTCAAATATTTTAATTCTTGTTCTAAGAATTTAATTCTTGGCATTTTAATTTTCCTTTGCTGGACACAAGAAATAAATTTATTCATAAGATTTTCTAGAAGTTTCTTATTAGAGAAATTAATAGGGTAAGAATTATTTTGAACTATCTCTGAAACAATTTGGGACATACCTGTTGCATCATGGGCGGCGGGGCCTGGGAAATTAGAAAGAATTTCATCATATTTCTCTACCATTTTCTTAAGACCTGATTCTCGCTCAGGTCTATGCCAGTAACAAAGATAATCTACGCCTTCAGGATCAGAATTAGATCCAAACACAGAAAATACCGTCCAGTCGATTTTTACTCCCCAGTCGGCTCCTGTATAAAAGGAATCAATTTCTTTACTAGGAAATTTATCAGGATCCATAATTACTTCTTGCCCTGGAGCACCTTCATATACTCCAAGATCTGGATCCATCATCCATTCAATATCATTAAGATTAAATACAGTGTTTTCTGCTGCTGGTTCACCATTTTCAAACTGTCTACGCCAAACCTCAGGTGAAACCATAGATTTCATGCGTTCCATTTGATCTACAGTTAGATACCCACCATTTTCAGCTAGAACGTCCTTGTAACAAAATTCATAAACAGGGGTGACTACTTTACCAGCAACTTTATTTGCTGCATTTGCTCTGTCAATAAATGCCGAAAGGGTTCCTCCTGAAGCATAGTGAGTTGAAGAAATTAAAATATTTTCTTTAACGAAGCCAATAGGATGAGCACAAGGAATTGCTCCGTCAATTAATTCAAGATCGCAAACGTCCGCCTCGTCGATTCTAAGTCTTGAAGGTCTTTGTCCATAAACTGAGGTTGGAGAGGCGGGGAGGCATTTAATGAGTCCCCCTGTCACAATACGAGAGGACTCCATCAATTCCGCCTTACGGTCTTGAAGAGCTTTAGGAGCATTTACGGAAGTCCAAAACATTCCTTGAGTTCGTGTATTGACTTGACTAATATATTCAAAGACTTTTCTAGATTGAGTTTGAGAACCTCCTAAAATTAATACTTCAGCATTCAAATTAATTTGTTCAGTTAACGCAAGAGCACCTACCAACACTGAATTATGTGTAACCACTAAATTATCTGTAAGGTAGGTTTGAGTTTGACTATCTACAGTTATACATGAAGCTTGTTCATATTTTTCTAGATACTCAATACTTCTAATATTTCTTTTAATAGGATTACATTTTGGAGGTTGATATGCTTCAGCTTTTCTTTTTAATTTAAAGGGATTAAAATCTAATTTAATTCTTGTTTGATATTGAGGTAAATAAGTTTCTTTTTCTTTAGATTTATCTCTAATTCCAGTATAAGCTACGCCTCCCAGAGATTGTACAATAAATCTAACCGCCTCAGTTAAATGTTTAGAGGTTGAAACAAAACTAGCTCCTCTACTTTCTGACTTTACTGCTGTTCCGTCTGTATCAAAAAGACCACGAAGTAATTCAAGTCTTTGATCAATAGAAGAAAATAAATATTGCTTAGGAACAAATTTAGTATCACACTTTAATCCATGCAGCCCTAATTCTTTAAGTTTATCTGTTAGAAAATTTCTAAAAACACTTCCTTCTCTATAATGTCCTACAAGTCTGTATTGAAAAGGAGCATTATATTTTACTTCCATACCTTCTGGTAAGCAAGGAATGATGTTTTCAATAGTTTCATAATCATTAGGATGCGCTGATATGTTGGGAGTGCTTCCTACAAGACAACCGTCACCCAATAATACTCCTAATAGATAAGGATGGATAGGAAGATCTACTTCAGGAAATTCAATGGGCTTTACAATAGGAATTTGCCAATTTGAGGCATTATTTTTTCTTCTTAAATTTCCTACTAAATCTTTAGTAGCTTTTACTTGCCACTTATCTGTATGAAAATCTCTTTGAACTGTCCATAAATGATCTTCACAGCAATCTACATAGGTATGATCACCAAATTTTACTCTAACCATCTGCTTTAGGCCCTGAGGAAATACTCCAGTTACATTAACTGGTTTTCCGTCCATATCAATTACTTGATCTCCAACTTTAATTTCTCCCATAGTTGTCCAACCTGTGGGTGTTAAAAGTTTAGAGGAATGACCAAGGGCTTTGCCTGTTCCCCGAGCACCTTTAAGAACAATTAAAGGATATCGAGCATAAAAAGCGTCACTAAAGACTTTAAAAGGAGGAGTGCAAGGTACAGATTTTTTAGCACACTCCGGGTGACATTTATCAGGAAAGGATATGTTCCAAAAAAATTTAAGATAATTCTTAAGTCTATGGTTTTCTTCTTCTTCTCTACCTGGGCCCAGGGGAAGAAGGGGCTTTTGCGCTAAAATACCCAATTGTTCTTCTCTAGATAGACTATCAAAGTCCATAAAATAAAATAACCTCTATTACTTGTTTATTAGTAATAGAGGTTATTCTGTAAAATTGAATAGTTAACCTTTGTAGAACAATTTTATTCTATCTTCTAAAGAATGTCTTAGACAAGATTGATATAATGGACTGTAAGTTTTTAAAACAGTTCTATTTTTAATTTGATCTACTAAATAATACCAACCCTTATCTAACATATAAACGCTACAAAATAATCTATCAGTTCTCCAAATTACTAAAGAATCTACAAAAGTAGATACATCAAAAGATTTTTGATTGAACCATGTCCAAACCTGACCTTTTTTAAAAACAACTGGATACATAATAAATTAATCCTAATATAATACAAACTACTGGAATACTTACATATATAGGAATAAAATTATTTTTTGGTTCCCATTTTTCAAATTTAGTTTGTTCATCATAAGGATTAACTCTTATTACTTTAACTTCTAAACATGAAAGAAGTATTTCACAAATATTAATCAATCTAACTATTAAACTTTTTGCTACTATTTCAGAACGATAATGTTCATTCCATTGAAAAGATTTATATTCAAACTTACATTGATTTAATTCAGCTCTTTGTTCTGATATATTTACACAACTACTCAAATTTCATTAATCTCCTTATAATTCTATTACAACTTACTGGAGAATTCAAATCTCTAACATATAATGTTATGTTGGCATATCTAAGATTATAATAGGCTTCATCTAGTATTGTATATTTTTGGTCATAAAGGAAAAAAAGTTTATCTTTCATTTTCTCTCATAAGTAATCTTCTTATATGAAAACAAGAACAAGAATGGTCATCTCTTTGAAATATAATTAAGTTCGCATATTTTAAATAATATAAATGACCGTAACGCTGAATTCTTGTGCTAAATAACCCTTCTTTCATTTTAAAAAAAGTTCTCTAACTCGTTCCCTTATTTTAAATCCTCCAGAACCCATTGGATCGGAAGGTTTCAATTGAGCTAAATCCCAACGTTCTGCATAGCCACCAGGCCACCCATCTTGCCAAGAAGTTGGACCATAATTACAATGAGGCATTCCCAAAGTTCGGGCATAGGCATCATACTCTTCTGCTTGCACAGAAGATATAGGTCTTTTATTAGAAACTTTAACAGCTATATCTTTTGCAAAATCTCTATTGGCAGCTGCTTCTGCATGAGTCATTATTCTATTAATATCTAATTTTTCTAAAGGCCAATTTTCTTTTTTTACAATTGAAACTATTTCTTTACACATAGACTCAATTTGAGCTTCTTGAGGAGGGAAATCTTTCCAAACAGTTCCTCCCATACAAGCTAAAGATATAGCTACAGAATTTTTATTTCTTCCAAAAGTATGAGCATTTAAAGGCTGTTCATAAGGAGTTAATCTGTGAATAACTCCTTTATCTCCAATAACAGTATGATAATGTCCTGGAACTTTCCAACTATAAGAAGTAGCTGTCCAGTGTAAGTATATTTTGTAAATCTTATTCATAGATAATTAACCATTCTATATTTTAGACTACCTTTATTAGCTAGGGCTTGCCAATAATATTTTGCAAGATTCGTGTTAGAAAACTTCTCTAAGTATTTTCTACAATTAGTATCTTCCTCAACTTTAATATGCCTATTACCATCTGCATAAACAAGAGCAATAGGTATATTTCTATAGGAAATATAGTAAAAATTTTCTCTTTCTCTATGCTCAACAATTATTTCCGAAGCTAACATTCTAACTGCCAGATTTGATATTTTTTATTTCTAGAAGGCACACATCTCCATTTACTCGGGGGCAAATCTTTCCATAATATTTTAGCATAATCTAAACAAGAAAAATTATAAGAGTCATCGTATTGGTTATAACATCTTACAAAACCTAATGGAATATTTCCATAAGTAATTATGTAATGTCTTAATTGATTGTCATAATTAGCTCTATAGTAATTATATTTCATATAAGAAATAGTTTAAATTTATTTAAACCTGAATCTTCCCATTGAATTTTATTCAAAAGCTCTTTGTTAGAAAACTTCTCTATATATCCAACACAATGTTGATTAAGATTTTTATTATGTAATCTATGATTAATATTTAAAGCCGTAGCAAAAACAATATTTAAATATTTAATTTTATAAATTAAATTTTTCGGCATATATTCAACTTCAAAATTAGTTAAATCCAAATGTAAATCTCTCAATCTGAAATAAAAAAAAGAGAATCTCTGCCGCACGCCTCATACACAGAGATTCTCTCGAAAAAACATCGTTTTTTCTATACTGATTTTTTCTAAAAACAAACTAAGTGATAAGCCTTATTTGTTTAATAGTTTAAGTAGGATTATTCAGTAAACCTTGGGCCTTAAGCTTTATGGTTTAGATTCTACACTAAGCAAAGGAGTTTGTCAAGTTAACGTTTTGTTACCAAGGCTAGGAGTTCCTCAAACGTTTTAGCTTGGTTCATGTTTTTAACATCAATCACAGTGAACATTTACTACCTCCCTAGTTACTCTCTACTAGTAGTATACTCCAAGCAAACCTAGCTTGAGGATACCCTTACATACTCCAGTCTAGTATTCTGATACTAGGCTTCACAAGCAGCACAGTCTGTTAGGCTTCTACCTAACTCTTGAGCTAAGTTCTGTCCTCTTTGATAATAAAGTCCTTTAATTCCCAAAGACCAAGCTCTAATCATTAATTTATTAACATCCTTAACCGGAGTCTTTGGATGAATCATTAAATTCAAACTTTGACCTTGATCAATATACATTTGTCTAACAGCTGCTTGATCAACAATTACAGATTGATTTATCTCTGCAAAAGTCTTAAAAACATTTTTCTCATTTTCAGTCAGAAAGCTTAGATGTTGAACTGAACCTCCCTTAAGAAGAATACTTTTCCAAGTTTCAGAATTATCTTTGCCGTGAGATTTTAATACTTCTTTAAGATAAGGATTTTTATAAGTAAATTTACCTTTAGCTAATTCTTTAACATAATAATTAGAATTTTGAGGTTCTATGCTGGGACTAACTTGACCCAAAATAAAAGAGCTTGAAGTGGTAGGGGCTATTGCCATTAAAGTAGCATTTCTTAAACCATATCCTTTAAGGAGTTCAGGTTCTCCAAAAAGTTGAGCCATTTCCTTAGAAGCTTTTAATGTTTTTTCTTGAACAAACTTAAAAATTTCTTCATTTAAAATACCAGCCTCTTCAGATTCAAAAGAAATAAGTTTACTCTGAAGTAAACTATGCCAACCAAGAACACCTAGACCTAATGCTCTTTGTCTAATAGAAAAATTATAAGCAGCTTGCATATAAGGCATGTCTTTTGTAAGCTTAATATATTCAGACATTACGGCGTCTAAGAAATAAGTTAAAATTTCTACAGCATCTGTTGTCTTCCAACAATCATAATGTAAAAGATTCATAGAAGACAAACAACATACAAAAGATTCATCTTCATTACTAGCTAAAGCTATTTCATTACAAAGATTTGAAGAATGAACAATTTTATTCTTATCTTTGTATACCTTAGGCTTATTATTATTTACATTATCCGTCCAGAAAATATATGGATATCCGGATTCAAAACGTTTCTTTAAAACTTTAGCCCAAAGTTCTCTTTTTTGTTTGTCTCCATCTATCATAGATTGCATCCATTCGTCTGAAACACAAACTCCGATGGATAAGTTTTGAATTTGATGTCCTTCTTCTCTAATATTTAGAAATTCTTCAATGTCTCCATGGTCTATAGGCAAATAAGCAGCAAAGCTGCCTCTACGAACATTGCTCTGGGAAACCACATTTACAGCAGTTTCAAATAATTCCATAAAATGAACTGCACCTGAAGTAGTTCCTCCACTAGAAATTTTACTACCTCTAGCTCTAAGATCTCCGAAATAGCCGGATGTTCCAGAACCTTCTTTGGTCATTATCGCGACCTCTGATAATTTTGAAAAAATACCTTCGATACGATCCGGGATAAAACTGTTGTTACAAGAAATTGGAAGAGCACGACCGCTACCAAAATTAGCCCAAATTGGACTTGCTAAGGAATAAAAACCCTGTTCCATATAAGAATTAAATTTTTCAGCAAATCCGTCAATATTTAAAATTGATTCAGCGTGTTTGGCAATTTCCCAAACACGATCTTCGACTGTTTGATTTTCTTTTAAATAGCCTCTAGAGAGAAATTCTCTAGTCTCTTTTGTAATCCAATAATTTTTAGACATTAAAATAATTCATCTCCATTAATAACTTGAACACTTTTAGAATAATCTACTGGGCGTTTATAAAAGAAATCAGTCATTTGATTCCCATAAGTTTCTTCTTCAATCCAGTCTGTTTTAGAAATTAATTCTTTATTTATCTTAAAAGGTTTTTTAAATTTAATTGCTTTCAAACTTCCGTTAATACGATTCTTAACATATTCTTTAAGAAGTTCTTTATTAAGAGTTTCCTCATTAAAACTTCCAAGCATCCAGTCAATGATTTTACTCTCCGCTTCAAAAGCCGCTAAAGCTTCTTGCTGAACTTTCTCTTCTAATTCCTCGTCAAAAAGTTCTGGATGTTCTTTACGAATTACATTTACAAGTTTAATTCCTACTTGAGCATGAATCATTTCTTCATTTTTTGTGTAATTAACTTGCTGGCTGGTATCTTTTAAAACATTTCTAAATCTATTAAACCAAAGTATGATATAAAATTGCGAAAAAAGAGAAACATTTTCTATAAACAAAGTAAATAAAATAAGACTATAAAGATACTGTTTCTTACTGTCTTTATAATATTTATGAAGATACTTTCTAAGGTAATTAACTCTACCTTGAATTATATCTAATTTTAAATTTTCTTCAAAAACTTGCTGAAGACCTAAAACGTCCAAAAGTTTTTCATAAGCTTTATTATGAATTACTTCTACACTCGCCATTACCAAGCCTAAGTCAACAAGACTAGGATGAGGAAGATTATCTCCTAATTTTGCCCAAAATTTCTTTACAGCAATTTCGATCTGTCCAATAGCTGAAAGAGTGTTTTTTACTATATTTTTTTCTTCAGTATTTAAATTAATTTTAAAATCTTGAATGTCACTTTGAAAATTAAACTCATCAGGAGTCCAGTGAGATTGCCACATTGAAGATATAAACTCGGAGGCCCAAGGATAGCGGTCAGGGCGGCGGGCGATCTGTTCTTGGAAGATAGACATTTATTTGATAAACCAATTCTTTAAAATAGTTTATATTAGTTTAGTTATTGTAATAGTTTACTCCTATTTTTGTTTCACCAAAACAACAAAAAAAAGACCCACCGAAGTGAGTCTTTTATTCTATCAAATCTGGGTAGATTAGTCAAGAGTTTTTTAAACTCTTTCTAAGGCTCCAGTTCCTTGACTAGCATATTTCATAATCTCTTTTTCAAAAGAAGTTTCTTTAAGCATACTCCAATTTCTAATAACTTCAAACATTCCATTATTAAATCCAGAGACATAGAGAACATCTGGATCTGTAGGAAGTTGAGTGTTAGAAGTTCCTTGAAGATCAATCATAACAAACTTAGCATTAGGATTATTTCTTTTAATATTTTTCCAAGCTGCGTGTGCTTCGGTAGATCTTCCGTAATTGATATATTGTTTATTGTTTTCATCATCTGAAAACATAACAAAATAATCTACCTTATGCTTAGCACCTTGAACTGATTGAAGACTAGAAGCAATAGAAGTGCTGCTTCCCGAAAATCCAATTCTATCTACATTAGTAACTAAACTGTCCATAGGATTTAAGTTGGAAGTAATTTCTCTTGCCGAAGAGTCAAAAGTATACACCTTTGAATTAGGATTTTTCTTTAAGAAAGCACAAGCCATTAAACTAGCTACTTGAAAACAAGTAAGCCTATGGTCTACTCCAGCTCTAGGAGCTTCAGTATTACCATTTACTTTTGCTCCCATTGAACCGGAAACATCAATAGATAAAATTACATTTCCTTCCAAAGTTGGAACATTTCGCAAACTATAATCTAAGGCTTGCTGAAGTCCAATACGCATTCTTTGATTAGTTACGTTTAAATAACTAGTATAGATTTCATGAGGGAACAAATTAGCTTTTACAATTTCTTGCTCATTTGCTAATTTAGCTGCTAGTGTTTCAGCAACTTGCTGATTATTAAACACTCCCTTTTTCTCTAAATTGTTAATATTCTGACGCAACTGATTCCAAGTCATTTGTTGAGCAAAAATTTGCCATTGTTCCTCAGAAAGCTTCTCTCCTTTAATTCTTTCAAAAGGAACTCTTGGAATAGGTTGAGTAGTGTCCTTCAACCAATTGTAATAAGTTTGAATTTGCTCGGGCAGATCCTCAGAATGTTCTCCCTTTCTAATAAGCTTGTAAACAGCCTCTCGTTGCTTGTCTCCCTTGGGAGAGGGATGAGCCATAGCCATGACTGCCGACAAGCTAGGATTAGCTCCTATTGACTGATTCCATACATCAATAGGACGACGAGAAGAGAACCAAGATTGAATCAACTTACGACCAGCGTAATTTAAATTTTTACTTCCAAATTGGCCCGTTTGAATAGTTTTCAAAAACCGACGAATACTAGAACCATCGTCACAAACTTTAGGGAAAATCTGTTTCCAATAAGGAGATTTTCTCTGACGTAGCAATGCCAGCAAGACAACGCACATATCTTTCATGTGTTGTTTCTTAGTATAAAGAGCACAGGCTGCTACAAATTCTTCAGAACACTCTGAAGAGAGTTTCTTAACAAGTTCCAATTGCTCAGTTGCCTGAGTATAATATTTGTTATCAAGAAAACCAACACAAATAAGTTTAGCTAAACTTTGCTCTGCGGTTTCTTTATAAGCAACTGCTCCACTATTGTTAATTTCCGTAGCCTGAGTTGTAGTCGAAGTTCTTTCAGTATAAAGGATACTACTTTTATTCATAAGTTTATTGCATGTCCTTTTTTAGTGTATTTATTAAAAACGTAATTATAGTATTGTTCAATGATGTAGGAGCCAGTGCGTTACATTTCCCTCTAAGTTGATTTACATAAGGCAACCCGCCTGGTTTTCGTAGCACTTCTGCAATATAAATTAATTTGACATTTAGGTCAAACAAGCCCACAATAGCTCTATTTTCTGTAGGAAAGTAACCTTCATGACCTACAGCATTACGCATGTAACTGCCCCAAGATTTTTGTATTTCGGAATCAACCGATAAAACGGTTCTTAACCCCAAAGGCAAAACTAAACTTAGAGCTTCAGTTCCCAACGTATCTATGCCTGTTAACGGTATATGTTTTTTATTTAAGCACAATGACCAATCTGGATTAATAAATTGCATTGTTATTCTCCACTAGTTTCTTATTGTAAGCATAATAGACTATTTCAGTTCCAGTCTTAGTTGAAACTAATTCTGCACAAATATAATCTATGTCATTAGCTTCAAGCAGTTTTTTACTTACAGGATCTTCAATTAGTCTAACTACATTACGTTTAATTAGACGAGCACCAAAACCAGATTCATCATCATCTTTATTAATTTCATCTCGTTTAGAGAGAATAAAATCAATAACCTCTGTAGGCAGTTCTAGTTGGATATTCATATCTGCAAGCTTAGAGATAACTTTCTTTACTTGCAAATGGAAAATCTGTCGTAGAGTTTCTTGAGTCAAAGCCTTGAATTTAATAATATCGCCAATACGATTAATAAACTCAGGTGGGAATCTTTGCTTCATAGTTTCAATAGTCATGTTAGTAGTCATGATAATTACACAATTAGTAAAATTAACAGTTCTACCTTGACCATCAGTCAAACGTCCTTCGTCAAGAAGTTGAAGGAGAATTTTATAAATATCCGTATGAGCTTTTTCAATTTCATCCATAAGAATTACTGAATAAGGCTTTCTACGAACAGCTTCAGTTAATTGACCACCAGCTTCGTAACCAACATATCCAGGTGGCGGCCCAGTAAGACGATTAACTTGATGCTTTTCAGCAAATTCAGACATGTCAAGACGAATAAGGAATTTTTCATCATCAAATAATTCCTTAGTCAAGGCTTTAGAAAGCTCAGTTTTTCCAGTTCCTGTTGGGCCCATAAACATAAAGCTTGCTTTAGGTTGTTTGGGATCAGCTAAACCTGTTCTAGAACGTCTAACAGCATTAGAAACTTTAGTTACTGCTTCGTCTTGAGCAAGAACACTTTCAGAAAGCCTTGTTTCCATTGAAAGAAGAACTTGTTTCTCATCTTTCAAAAGACTAGTTACTGGAATTTTAGTCCAGAGAGTAATAATCTTGGCAATATCTTCTTCAGTCACTTCTAACTTAAAGAATTTATATTCAAGATTATTTACTTTCTCAAGCTGTCTTTTTAGTTCGGGAATGTCTTTATACTTAATTTCTGAAACTTCTTCTAAATCAAGATTTTCTTCTAAAGAAATTTCTAGTTCGGCAATTTCTGCTTGAATTTTAACTTTAGTTCTAAAACTACTAGCTTCGTTCTCCCAAATGAGTTTCTGTTCCTCAGTTAATTCGGCCGGTGGTTGATACATTCTACTGGATTTTAAAGCAGCCATTGCTTCGTCAATAAGATCAATTGCCTTATCCGGCAAATTTCTTTCAGTGACATATCGTTCCGAAAGAACAGCTGCGGACTCTAGAGCTTTAGTTGTAATGTTGATTCCATGAAACTCTTCATATTTAGTTTTAATATGATTAAGAATTTTTATGGTTTCTTGAACGGTCGGCGGTTCGATAAACACAGGCTGGAAACGCCGTTCGAGTCCTGCATCTTTTTCAATATTTGCTTTATATTCCGAATAAGTAGTTGCTCCAATACAACTAAACTCGCCCCTAGCAAGAGCAGGCTTAAGTAAGTTAGCGGCATCCATAGATCCTTCCGTTTTACCTGAATTGCACATAGTATGAATTTCATCAATAAATACTAAAACTTTTCCGTTAGAATTTCTAACTTGGTCTACAACCTGGTCTAGACGTTCTTCAAAGTCACCTTTATATTTAGCTCCGGCTAGAAGCTTACTAATTTGCAGGGAGTATAGTTCTACGTCTTTTAGCTGCTCTTGAACATTACCGTCTGCAATATCTTGAGCGAGTTTTTCAATGATAGAATTTTTACCAACGCCCGCATTTCCAATAAGAACGGGATTATTTTTACGACGGCGAGCTAGAATATTAGTAATTCTAAGAATTTCGTCTTCTCGACCCAAAACGGGATCTAGAAGTCCCTGTCGAGCTTTCTCTGTTAGGTTCGTGCCGAACCGTTCCAAAGGCGGGCGATCATCCGTGGGTTCAAAATCAACTTCCATAGTTATCTACCTCCTAGTTAGTCTCTCTCTAAGTATAAGAGTAACTTGACTCAAAGTCAACTGACCGTTTGTAACAAATTTGTTAACAAATCCTCGTAAGTCTCGCTTCTAAGAAGAAACTCTTGAAATAAAGCGGGACTAATTTTATTAATATAAGGGATAAACTTTTCTTCTTCAAATTGCTGATCTGGGAAAAATATTTTTAAAAATTCTTTGTATTGATATAAATCACAATTTTCAAATTTCCAATCTCTATCAATACGTCCAGCTCTAAGCAAAGCTTTATCTAATTTCTCAACATGGTTAGCAGTTAAAATCATAATAACTCCTTTTGGAGCAATCAAACTATCAAAAGCAGCTAAGAAGTCATTAAATTTTGGCATATCAGCATCGCAAGCTTCTCGTTGATTATAAATACAATCAACATCGTCAATCAATACAATTGACTCTGAAGAAACTCTACTGATTAGTTTTTGAATATTAGAACATTCCATTAATGAAGCTGAAGATATTACATTGATATCTCTATTTAATTTAGCAGCTAAATACTGAGCAACACTGGTTTTCCCTGTGCCTGGCAACCCATGCAAAAGATATCCTCTTCTAAAAGGAATATTCTTAGAACGATATATTTTTTTATTCTTTAAGAAATTTTTAGCATCATTTAAAATTTCAGTTAAACGGCCTTCAGCCAAGATTGGCTTTAAAACTTCTCTGCTATAAAAATTACCTAAATGCTGTTTACTTTCCTTATCAAAAGTATAAACACATCTAGCCGTATCTTTACTTAGATAATGATCTCTTGCTAAGGAACAGAGATACGATTCTATGTGTTTGATAGACTCTTTAGAAGTAATATTTATACTAGAAGTTTCTTTCTTAGTTGAATTCCCATCCTTGTCTGTAGTGCAAATAAAAATCTCTGAAAGAATAATTTCTTTACCTTCGTGATTTACAGTTACAGATCTAGGAGCAAATTCAAAACTACCTTCTGTATACGTTCGTCTAAAATGACTAAAATCTACCATATTAGAAATGCCTTGTTGTTGGCACATAACTTCTTTTAAGAGTCTATAGACATCTTTAGTATAAGAAACGGTAACAAGGTATTTATTTCTATGCATAAATTTTTTATAAGCGGAATTAATTCTGTTAGCAACAGAAGATTTTACTAGATTTCCAACTGTTTCAACTGTCTTTGTTACAAACAGATCCTTCAGCAGATTCACTTTTTGACTTCCTTTCTTCGTCTACTTGTTTATTTAACCGTTCCCATTGCCAAATTATGCCTTTTTTAATCTTATCTTTTCTAGGAACACTAAAAGTTTTCTTATCTTTAAAGTATATGCTATGCTTGGAACCTTCTCTTAGAAACTTCCAACCTGCTTCTTTTATTTTATTTACAAATTCAATTGTAGTCATAAAACTTGACTTATACAATAATCATTAATTGCTTTATACCAAGCCTTTTTCCTAATATATTTCCCATGCCTAATTACATAATTAAAATCTAAATTTATATCTCTTACACATTTTACACACAAATAAAGATGTAAACTAACAACATTAGTTGCTGTATAACAATGTAATACTTCATTATGTTTATAACAACGCAATTAGAGAACTGCCTTAATAAAATTATATATATTCCATTCTCTAACAGCCCTAGTAACTAAAAAATTACTAGGGTAACTACTTGTCGGATTTACATATCTAACAAAAATTTTTCTAGAGATTTGATCACAGATATGACAGGAGTAGATTAAGGCGTTCTGATTATTAGAATCTAAAGCATAGCTAGTCCGAAATTTAGAAGATGAACTGTTACATCTGTAACAAGGTATGATGTTTTGATCACTAAAACTAAACATAAAAAAATAGAGCTTTCGCTCCTTTACAAATTTTTAATGGTAGGGAATGCCGGACTCGAACCGGCACGGATTTCTCCACGAGGCCTTAAATCTCGGGTGTCTACCAATTTCACCAATTCCCCACGTATGTTTTGCCACAATATGTCTTAAGTATTGCTTACTTACGTTATTTATTTTTTATAGTTTAGTTAAGATTTTTACATAACTTTTTACGTAACATTCGGAGTAATGTCCGGTTCTTTTAGACCAATATATTCTATAATAATTACCTTTATTGTTCCAAATCATTATTCCAAGGACTGGAAATTTATAATCTTTTACTAAATACACTATAACCTACAAATAAATTTTATATTTTCTAACCAATTATAATATAACATAGAATAACCTCCATGGCTCCAATTAATAATACATTGATCTTCTTCATAATTTAATCTAGGCGTTAGTATTCCGTAACATTTAGTCAATTTAGACTGAACTAGCCAAACACTCATAGATAGTCCTCTTACTTGCATAGATTAAGGCAAACAAGACTAAGATGTCAAGACGATCACTTGTATACTAGTATAGCTGTAGAAGCTCCTAAAGTTATTCCTACAAATAAAGCTATTAATATAAAAGTAAGAAAAACTTGAATTCCTCCATAATAAAGTTTTTCTACATAGTCTCTATCCATCTAATTTCCATCCATATTGAATATTGTCTTTTATATCAGGAATACAGTGAGTTTTCATGTGAAATAAGGCTTCTTGATGAAGATCAATAAATTTTTCTAACCAATGTGAGGAGTAATGAGGAAATTTATAAGGGTGCCATACTTCGTCATCTTCTACTAAATATCTAATCAGTAAATGGTTGTCACTTTCTCTTTTCACCAAAACAACTGCATGACAAAACCCCTTAAAGACTTTATAAGTATTAGGATATATGTTTTCTGGATTACTATCTGGTATAAGATCTTTATCTAACATTTTATTCCTAAAGTTTAGCTTTTATATAATAGTAAACATGAATCCATCTTAAATAAGTCCATCCTGGGAAACATCTATCTGAATAATATATAGTTCCACACTCTAAATTGTCATAATCAACTAAGTCTTGATTTTTATCTAAGACTAAAATAGCGAATAGATTCATATCAGTTTTACTTTGTAGTAAATACAAGGATTCCTCATGTTACGTCTAGAAGAAATTACATTTCTTTACATTAGATTTCTCTAATGTTTCTTGTTTGTTTTGTTTTTAACAATTAAGTATTAGTATAAGCCATTATTGTTTACTCACTTCTAGAAAGTGAACTAACATAATACACATTAAGAATGTTACTCCTAAATAAATAATCATGATATATAAATAACTTCTTTTATTTCTTGCAATTCTAGAGGAATGTTATCTGCGTCATATCGACTATCCCAACACAAATCCCATAAATTTCTAATAGAGTCTTTTTTACCTATAGCTCTGGTAGTTTTAACTACAATTTCATCTACTAAATAAATCTGATCTTCGTTATTAGACTCCATATCATCAGGAATAACTACAGGTAAGTTGGGCATAGATAAAAGTTTAAATGCCAACTCATGAGCTTTAATGTATTTAAGCATTTTATTCTTTCACAAAATAAAAGAAAGAGACTCCGTAAAGAGTCTCTTATAATTTAGAATAATGTAGTTCCGATTAGAACTACTAAGCATCCGAGCATTACACTAGCAAATTGCTGCTCTCCTTTGATAATAAAGGCTAAGCACAATAGTCCTACAGTTAGGATAGTAATGTTGGGATTTTGTTTAACCATCTTTCTTCGTCAATTTACTACGAAGTAGATCTCCACTAGAACCTTCTAGAAGACTATTGTCAATAATGATAGAGTGACCATTCTTACTATCGTAGAAAACAATATTTCCTTGACGATCCTCCAAAATTTGATTCACATGAATAGTTACCTTAGACATAGTTTCATTCTCCTTAGTGTTTATTAACATACCAGTTAAAATTTGATTAAGATCACAAAAACATTCAATACCTCTGGATCTTTTATCTGAATCACATTCACAGATATAATTCAAATTATACTCCCGTCCAGTTCCAGCGAACTGCTCCCTTACGAAAGTGACCATCTACCCACTGTTCCTTACCTTGTGTTCGTGTAAGGCCATAGGAGCCACATACAAAGCTGTCTCCGCTCATGCGACATCTAGCTCGAATCTCGCTCTCAAGCTTATCAGTTTGTTCTTGAATAGGTTTTAGAAGGTTCTCATATACGAGAGCATCTTGCTTAAGTTTACGCAGTTGCTCAAATTTTTGATGAAGATCAGTGTCTACTCCAATTTGGACAGTCATAGTCTATTAATACCTCTATCTCTATAAATATCCCAGAACATGGTTGTTGCTGCCACATAACAAAGTTCGTTATGTCCAGTTAATCTTAACTGATACGAACAATAAAGTAGACCTAAAAGAGGTAACCCTTTTTCTAAAAGATAGAATAAAATATTTACATATTTATTGTCCATAAAAAGTTTTGGCATAATCCTTTTCATAAACTAAAGTTATATACCCAAACAATCTACCAAGATGGAATAATCCATTAAAAATAAATAAAAAAGTAATAGAAAACCAAGAATTATTTAATAAAGTTCCAATTCCTATAAATAAATGGGAAATTATTCCATACATAAAAAACACCCATAAATGAGCATCTGTAAAAGCTTTTTCAAAGCCTTCAAGATTTTTACTAAACTTAGGATTTAAAGAAAAAGCCTTTAACATCTCCCATAGGCCTAATTTTTTTAGGATCCAAATTGGGAAGTAGAAAATTTTACGTAAAGTTAGTCGTTTAGACTTATCGTCTTTTAGATACATGTTATTAATACAGGCTTCCTCATAGAAATTTAAACCCATAAGTCCCTTTCTAACATACAATTAATTTTCTCTTATACAAAGAAGATTCTCTATCTCGATAAGTTATAACTCCAGTTCGTAAACAACCTTGCCAATAAACAAACCAAGTATCTTTTCTTAATTCTTTCCAAATTAGAAGAGTATGGTCAATTTTAGAGGTTATCCAAAACTTTTGGGAATTTCTAATAATTACCGAAGTCCTACCTTTTTTATGGTTTGTTTTTATAGCTTTAAATTGTTCTTCAGTGACAATTAAACTCTCTGAGTCATAATAACTTAATCCCTTTAAGCCAACATAAGCTTCAGAAGCTTTTAAGTAAGAATTTGAAGGTGCCGATAAATCTAAAGTATATAATTTCATTTTAGCCTTAAAAGAAAAAAAGACTAAGTTATTAACTATACTTTTATAAAAGTAATCGAAGAGGAAAGGGAGGTAGGAAGGGAAACTCTTCAATTATATTTTAAAGTAAACACAACTTAATCTTTTAGAAATTCAAGTGAACGACCAGGATATCACTTAAATTGTTTTGGTGGGAAGAGAATCTTGGCGAGACCCGACTTCGGAGTTTTCAATTCCGCGCTCTAACCGTCTGAGCTATCTTCCCATGTAGCCTTAGATTTAAATAGAAATTTGTTAAAAGTGATAACACATTTTTTACTAGCGCGTTTACCATTCCGCCACTCGTCTATATAGACGAGGCAGGACTTGAACCTGCAAATCTTTCGATACTAATTCCTCATAGAATGTATTGTTATCTAAACACAAACTTCTAAAACCTGCAAATTATCGAAACGCTACTAACGATAATTTTAATTAAAAAGAGAATTCAACAAACACGAACGGATCAGGATCGACTAGGAAGGGACGCCAACAAACAAAAGGAGACAAAACACTTGTTGAATTCTCTATGGTGGAGCAGGCTACTTGCCGAGTAGCGACCTCTGCGTTTTCAATGCAACGTTCTAAACATCTGAACTACCGCTCCATATATTAGATCTATAAAATTCTTTTAACCAAAATCCCTTAGGCTTGAGTTCTATTTGAAATTTTTTTGCTTTATTAGCAATAGTTTTATCTGAACATCCAAAAATTTTTGCAATTTTTGTTAACGGTAATTTTTCTATAAGATCTTTTAATTCTTCTTTACTTATATCAAATTTAGAATGTTTAGGTAAAGATAGAAAGCACTTTTTACACAGTGTAGAATTAGGGTCTTTTACAAATTCATTGCATATATTACATTTTTTTGTAATAAAAACACCCTGAATAGTGTAAACACCTTCCTCAGTTAAAGATCTATCTTTCTTTAGACAAGATTTTTTCTTAAGATTTTTTCCTCCAAAAGTTTCAGTTTGGCTGTGACAATTTTTGCAAAGAAATCTAAGATTTGACAACTCATTATTTCCAGGACATCCGTCAATATGATCTAGATCTAGAGACAAAGGTTTGCCTTGCCAATAAGGTTCTTGATTACATATTTGACAAACGTAAGGAATTAAGTTTTCTTCTAAAATAATTTTACGATAAAGAGAAGATCTTATACGTTTATTAGTATCTTTTTCTCTTATAAAGATATTAGTCATAATAACCCTAGTATTATGACTATATAAAAAAGAAACCTTTTCTGTTAAAAAATCCTACCTAAAAAATTATTCGGGACACAGATAATTTCTTTAATGGTGGAATCTGACAACAATCACATTTGCCGATCTGAGTTTTTCACGCCCATGCTTTATTACTAAGCTAAGATTCCATAACTGGTGGGAGAAAGTGGAATTACACGCACTGACCTCCGAGGGTTCAATTCGGCGCTCTGACTACTGAGCTATTCTCCCAGGAGGCTTCAATCGTCGCTTAAGGAGGAAATTATTCTCTGCCCGAAAGTCTGATCAAAACCTTGTATAACTTTTAAACTTGCTGAACAATTTTCAAAATTAAACTAATAACTAAAACAGCTAAGAATAATTTCAAAAGAAGTTGACCAGCACAATAGCTACTATGAAGAATATTACTGCCCAATGAAGCATTATTGGTTAACTACAACGCGTTCAACCCAACGCAATACTTCCACAAAAACTTTAGCTCCAGTAAGAGCTGCTTTCAATCCAAGCCAAACAACAGTTTTCATTTTACTCCTTATAACTCGCAGTAGTGACATTAAATACAGGTCCTGTCATGCCTACAGAACACATAGAGTCTTCTAGTTCACCTTCTAGAACTAATTCATAACCTTCTACTTGAAGATTTTCATTCAATCCTTCCAAAGTAAACATTTGGCCTTCTTCGGTTTTTAGGACAAGATGTCCACCTTCAAGGTCATTCTTTTCTAAAGTTCCGGTAAGAGTCATAATTTTTCTCTTTTCAAAATAATAAGCCCGTTAAAATCTTCTAAATAATCGTGGGACAGATGCTCTATCCATTGAGCTACTATAGAATTTCTTCATATAGACAGGAATTGAACCTGTAACTTTCTGTGGGAATGTAGATTATTTAATAACACGGGTTTGTTGGTGGAGCAAACTACCTCGGTAAGTAGTGTCCTTCGGGTTTTCAATCCGACGCTCTTGGACCACTGAGCTATCGCTCCATATAAAAGAATTTAATACTTAAAGATTATCCAAATTATTTGACTTCAGCCTCTCGTCCACAGACTCTTCGTTTATTTCTAAACTGATTAGCCCGGAGGGATTCGAACCCCCGTTTCTCGTAAAAGAAAGAATGTATTTTGGAAGTAGACACTATTAAATTCTTATTGGTGCCCAAAGCCGGTTCTACCCACGGCCACCCCTACGGTTTCAATGTAGTGCTCTACTACTGAGCTATTTGGGCATAAATTGCCTAAGTTAACTTTTAAATTCATTAACTTAGGACTTAACTACATAGTTTTTAAATTCACTATGTAGAATTGAAGTGAATAACCACGTTCTGGTGGGAAAGGATGGGATTGAACCACCGACCTGCTCTTTTTCACGGAGCCGCTCTAGTCTCTGAGCTACCTTCCCAAGTCAGGACTTCCTAGTTAAAAATGAATCAATTATAAGCAGTTCAAATGAGTGTAAATTGACTCTAAACACTAAGAAGTTTGGCGGAAGAGGAGAGATTTACACTCACCATCCAAATTAGTGAATTCTAAATCCGGTCGGCAAGAATTCTTAAAATTACTTCGCAACGAATACTGAAACGAATTAATTACCTAATTTGTATTTTTGTTAAATTACTCTTCCGTAAATCCTGAATTTGATTCAAAGGTCAACAAATTTCCTCAAATTCAGGTGTTAGTCAGCGACGACTGACTAGTTTTGAAATTCAGTGTTTCCACTTTCATTCGGTGTCTTCAGCGATTTGTAGCTTCCTTTTTCTCTTCAGTCGCCGTTCGCTGTCGACTTCGTTAATATACAGGATCGGTTCCGACTTGTCAAGCGTTTTTAGAAAAAACTTTGAACTTCTTTCTTGTCCCCTACTTGTCCCATACTATAGGAGAAAGACTAACCTCCTCGGATAGACTGGAAGCTAGTCAACATCCAGTTATCTTCGGTCTTCTCAAGAACATAGAACTCAAACCCTACTAACACATGCATGTTATCAAAGTAACGTTGTTCATTCTCCTGTAAATCTTTTTTTAGTTCTTCTATATCTTCGAATTGTAAATACATAAATTTTTCCTAAAGGTGTTTTTATTTTATTTCTACAATCCTTTATATTCAGGAGGATTGAGATTATTATGAATAATGTTATTTCTTGGTTTGCCAGTTTAATCGCTGGTCTGCTTCCCATCATGCTTGCGGCCGAAGCCGACGGTGGAACTGGTGCAGAAAAGAAAGCCAAAGTAGTTGCCGAAATCATGAAACATCTTAAAGATCCTAATGTTCCTATTAACATGCCCACTTGGTTGCCCGAAGGTGTTGTTACTTGGGTCATTAGTCTTTTAGTTGATTTGATTGTTACTCAGTTGAATAAACTTGATTTTTTCAAAAAATCCTAAGTCTATATAAGACTTTAGAAACTGAAAAGTTAAAGGTTAAATTCGAAAAAGATTCTTTTAAACTTGTTGCCGAAGCTATGGAAAAACTTCAACCTAGAGGAAAAGAAGTTACGTGGTTAAAAGGCACCTATCTAGAAAATAAACCAGTTGTTCTTCCAACTATAATTGTAGGAAAAGACTCGTCTCCGACGCCTGACCAATTGGTAAATAATCTAATCAATAAGTTAAAGCCCTAACGGGCTTTTTTATTTATAACAGGTTTTGAAGATTTAAGGCCTATTATAGGACTATAACATTTACAACAAAAAACTGAATCATTTATTTCCAAAAAATCTCCTTCTATAACAGGAGTTTCAACAATATGATTACAGTCTAACAGACATTCTTCTCCGTTTGGAGATAGAAAACTTACAATTTTACTAGCATAGTCTGTTGTCATTAAATCTTCTCCGTCATTGCACATACCCTACAATAATCATTATCATAAGAACAAGGATCTAAAAAAAGAGGCTTATCACACTTACAACAAGTTTTCTCTTGCTTATTCTTAGTTTTAATTTTTACACAACTAAGATCTGGAAATTTAGGAATTCCGTGAGGGCCTCTACACTTATTACAAGCATAAGCCACAGGATGTCCTTGTGTGTCTATAACTAAATTAAAGGTTGTGTCTTGTTTACAATAAACACAAGTGGAATTAATTTTCTCTAAAAAACAACTTCTAATCATCTCTCATCACACAATCCCAACATTTATCTTTTTTATCTTTATTATAAGGATTTAATTGAACCGGAATTCCACAATCTTTGCATCTATTTTTTTTAGCAAGATACCCAATACTTGTGTTAGGATCAAATACTCCTACACTTGGAAAAACATAAACTGATTCAATCACAAGATCACAATTATTTATTTTAATTGGACCAGGCTTTAATGTGCAATCTGCTGTTACCCAATAATCTAATTTTTGTGAAACTAATTTTTTACTGTGCAATTCTACTTTATTCCACCAAAGCCAAAAACTGTTAAACATATCTAGCTGTTCCCTCGGGAAATATTCCTGTGATTCCCATTTGTTTTGCATTAGTTATTTTAATAAAACTATTTAATTCTTCTAAAACATCTGATAAAGAGTCTCTATATCCCCAATTGTAGTCAGTTACTTCTTTTTCTAAAACTTCGTTTGCTTCGTCTTCCATTTTAGAAAAAATAGCAAACAATTTATATAAGTCATCCAACATCATATACAATATCTCCATTGGTTATCTAACCATACTTGGTTTTTTGCCATAAGACTCCATAATGCTGCGTTAAGTTCTTTTTCAGTTACTTTGTTTTCTTCGGTACAAATTTTATTTTTTAAATCTGCAAAATTAAGAGGCTTAGGTTTCAATTCATCTAAAATTCTGCCTTTAATATTTTTTATGCCTGATAAAGAAGAAAAGTTGCTCATTTTTACACGAACAGCTTTTTCAATAATTGTGGTAACTTGATCCACTATAAATTCTGTAATTAAATTTTTTACATTCACAAAACAAACTCTTTAATAATATAGTTTAAAATAAAATCTGCCCATAAGGGATCTAGTTCTTCGGTATCACCTTTATAAATGCAATTTTGTTTAATAGCTGGTTTTAAATACTGATTAAGCCAAGCATTTCTATTACCATCCATCTTTGGATAATCATTACAAGCATTATAAAGGGCTTTGTAATAGTTTAATCTAGATGCCATTTCTTTAATAACCCACTAACTGTTCTATCAATCATTTCGTCTTCTGACGAAAGAACTGCGTCAATTTCAAATTCGTTATAAACATTATAATCTTTATTATGGTCTTGATGCATAACATCTTCATTTTCAATTAAAACAAATTTATTATGTTTATTAAATTTAGGATTTAAAAGAAAAGTTCTTAACGTTCTGTATTCTCTACTTGTATCTACGTCAAGAATAATTCCCTGAAGTTTTTTTGACGAATTGTCTGCTTTTCTAAAAATATGCTCTACCAGTTGATTAGACATCCAGTCAATGTAAAGACTTGGAGTAATTTCAGTAAGATTTTGTCTTATCGCTAATTTCATTCTATCTTGAATTTTTAAGGAAGTAAATTGATTAAGTCCAAAAATTCCTGACATGGATTCAAAAATTTGATCAGTAAGATCTTTAAATTGAAAAACGGGACATTTAAAATAATTTGCTACTTCTTGTCGAAAAGAATTATCTAATTCTCTTGCTCCAACTAAACTAACTAACACTAACACTACCCACTTTATTCAGGATCTTTAACATTATACTCGATAATGTCTTTTTCGTCAATATGTATTTGCTTATATTTTTCAAAAAGAGCTTTTCTTTCTTCAGGTTTTCTATCCATAATAGAAATATTAGCATTAACTTGAACTGCAGTTTGGTTACCTGCTCCTGCAGAGAAGAAAAGCTCGGGGTGGGTGATTTTATAAAATTCAACTGCACCCTTCCATCCGCCAGCTCGCATGGACTGAAATAAAGATACTTCTAAAAGAGCTTCGGCTTTTGCACATTCCTGAATAAAAGTAGCGAAAGGCTCAATTTCTCTTTCGGCAAATCTAGCCCACATAGCGTAATTTGCTGCTTTAACTCCCGCTAAAGCTAGAGCATTTTTTAAGCCCCCTCCATGCATCAAAGTTTGCAGAATTGTCTCCTGATTCTTTTTAGTAAATCCTATTAGGTTTGTAGCACTAACATTCATTACTTGTTGAAGACTCTTAGTTCTGTCTATAACTTCTTTAAACTCGGGTAAGTGCATATAATCCGCAATAAATCTAGAAGGACCGGACTGTGGAATTTTGGTTACTTCTAAATCTAGACCTCTTAAGCCAATATCAAGGATTCTGTTAAATTGGGAGTTAAGTAAATATGACATTATGATTTGTGTTTCCTTCAAAACTTCTACTAAAAAAATTCATCTTCTAGGTAATATACCCGAAGAACTAAGCATTTCCTTGAAAAATTTGGGCTACAGAAGTGTGCCAAGGTCAAAAGAACTTTGTTGTAGTCATGATATTTATCTCTCTACAAAACATCTTTTAGGCAAAGTATTTGAAAATAAAGAAACTATTGAATTTTTCAATTCCTTAAAATCTTTGGAAGAAAAAAATAATTCGATCATTCAAAATTACCTTGATAAAAAATTAGGTCCATTTAAATTATTTCCTTATCAAGAAGAATTTGTTCGTTTCTATAACGATCCCTTAGAAGCTCCTCACGCAGTATTCAATGCCTCTTCGCCTGGACTGGGAAAAACGACTATGGCTCTTTCCGCTATTTTTGTCACAAAGCCAAATTGTCCGTTAATTATTCTTTGTCCTAAGAACGCTGTAGGAGTTTGGAAATGGCATTTAGAGAAATTTAATTATTCTCTTCCAATTTATACCGAATTTAAACCTGGTAAGTGTGCTTGTATTTGCACTTATGACTCTATCCCTCCAAAAATAGAGGAAGCTTTAGGAAATAAAAAGCCTTTAAAAGATTTTAAATCTGATATTTGTAAAGAAACAGTTTTAATTTCTGATGAGTTCCATTTGGTTAAAAATGCTAAGGCTATTAGAACTTTAAGATTTAGAGAATTATTTAAATACGTTAGAGACAAAGATGGAAAATGTATTGCTCTCACAGGAACTCCTGTATTAAACAAATGTGTAGAATTTAAAGTATTACTTGATAATTTAGATTTATTTAAAAAGACTTTTGGTAATGCTAGTAATTTTTATAAGCTATTTGGTGGAGAATTTAATCCTTATCTTAGACGCATTGTCTGGGATGAATCTAAACGTAATCCAGAAGAAATAAAGGAGCGAGTGAAACAAGTTTTATTTATTCGCAAAAAAGAAGAAGTTTTAGAACAAATACCGGATAAAGTCAATACAGTTATTCCAGTTGAGATAACTAAAAAGTCTATTATAAAAGATTTAGACAGTTTAAATGAAAAGTTTAAAAAACATAAAGATAAATTAAGTGCTATGACAAAGACGGATATTTCTCATTATACACTTTTGCGAGAAGTTCTGTCAAGCTTAAAACTAAAAATTTTGACAGAAAAGGTAGAATATTTTGAGGAAGTTGAAAAACCAATCATTGTATTCTCCGACTTCGTATCTCCGGTAAAAGAACTTGCTAAACGCCAGGGATGGGCCTGTATCTGTGGAGATACTTCGGCTAAAGAAAGAACTAAGCTAGAAAAAGACTTTAATTCCGGCAAGTTAAAAGGCTTAGCAATAACTATCCGTGCGGGTGGAACCGCATTATCCCTAACAAACACTGATACGATGCTGTTTCTAGATTTAAATCTTACTCCTGGTCTTAACATTCAAGCTAAAAATAGAATAGATAGAGTTTCTAAAATAAATAAAAGTTTAACTTATTTATATTTTATGTCTAATCATATATTTGAAAAAGAAATGCACGATATGTTAATTCGTAAGGAACGTCTAGTAGACGACGTTATCTAGCGGTAGTAGTCGTAGGTAAATTTTTGTTAACAAAATGTTAAAAAAGTGTTGACAAAAGTTAACAAACTTGCTAGAATAATATAAGTATATGACGCTATAAATGTATCTATTCGTAATAATATAAACGACTTGACCCTCTGGGTCAATTAATAAACATTATATAAACGTAGATACATATAAGGATATTAACTAAGTGGATTACGAATTATTTAATCATTTTAACACTAAACTGGATAAGTTAGAAACTAAACTTAAAACTTTAGAAGAAAAAATAAATATAATTTATGACAAATCTATTTATAAAAATATTTTAGATGAACATAGACGTTTATTGAATGCTGAATATGGTGGATTAGTTTCAAAACTTCGTTTTGAATTTAAAGAATATGATCCTAAAAAACAATTAAACCTAAGGAAAATTTTCCTTAGTAAGCTTCCAGAGAATGAAACTCATTTATCCACTTACCTCTCTGTTATTAAAAACATTATAAACGATAAAGGATATAGATTTAATCTAGCTGATTTTGAAATATTACTTTACAAACTTAATATTGTAAAAGAAAATATGGTTTGTATGTCTAGACTAAATAAAGAAATTTTAGAATGCGTTTAACAGAAAGTTATAAAGCTGGTTATAAAATAAGAGAGGAAAATAACAAGTGGGTAGGAGCTTATACGTCAGAAGCTTTGGCTGAAAAAGCTTTAAAAGAAGACACTGAATTACTCCGTATATCTCGTAGCTTAAACATAAGCAGTCAGTCTGAAACCTTCTCTCTTTGGTATCCTTTAATAATTAAAGTAATTAGAAATGTAGTTTTATGACATATTATCTAATACATTCTAAATGGGCTTCTTATTATAAGAATAATTACGCTTGTTTTCTATCGGAAACCTTAAAAAATACTTATTTAAATACGTGTGGGACTAAATTAAATCCTATATACAAACACCTTGAGTAAAACCATTCTTCTCTCTGATTTATGTTAGAAAGTTTATAAAAGCATATAATATAAAAGATTTTTGGTTAACGTATAAAACAAAAGATTTAAAGTTTTAGATGCTTTACGTTCTCTGAGATGTTAAAAATTTTCTTCGAAAGTGTTGACAAAAGTTAACAAACTTGCTAGGATGTTAACAAGCAGTTAACAAACGCTGCTTAATCTCTCTAAGAAAATTTTATGGAACAAACTAAAAACAATTCAGAAAATTGTGAATCTTGCGCACTATTTAAAAACTGCAAGAACCAAGAACCCGGAAATCTCAGACCTATTCTTGATTATCGCTATGAGACAAAAGACACAAATACTCTCCTGGTTGTAGCCGATTACACTGATTTAAAAGATGATGAAAAAGGAACTTATTTTAATTCAGACGAGAGGGCTTATACGACAGTAGTAAATACAATTCTCTCTAGTTTAAAATGTAAATACGTTTTCACTACAGCTTTAGCTTGTGGTGTGTCTAGAGGAACTACTCTAAATAAGAAACATTATAACGCTTGTTTTCAAGAAAAATTAAAGCCTCTAATTCTAAAACATAAGCCTAGAGCTATCGTATGTTTAGGCAAACAAGCAATGGACGCAGTTCTACAAAATCAATCTCCCAAAACAATGAAAGAGATTGAGAAGACCGGAATTAATGTAGAATGGCAACAAGACGAAATCAAAGAACTAAACTCTCTTGTTCTAGCTGTAGAACATCCAGTTAGATTTTTCAATGAAAAAGTAGATAAAGTTCGTCTTCAATCTCTTTACAAATTAGTTTTCAATAAAGCTGAAAAATACTGTCTAGAAACAGACGTTAGAAAGCCTGTCGATTTTGAACTAATTACTACTCCCGCTCGATTCTATCAAGTAGCTGGAATGCCTTTTAAAGAAATGGCATTTGACATCGAGAACAGACATTCCAAAAAAGATTTAACTCGCAATATTATTTGGAAATGTAACGCTAATATTCTTTCTCTAGCTTTTACTTACTATTGTGAAAAATCCAAAGACTATAAAAATTATGTAGTAGTTGGAGAAGCGTTAAAAGACAAGCTTTGTTTAGAAAAACTATTTACAGATAGAATAGTTTCAGCTCATAATGGTAAGCACGATATTCAAACTATCTATAGACAATTAGGTGTAGATATTTGGAAGTTTATTAGAGAGTATAATGACACTCTTGCTTTATTTTATCTTACTAATCAAAATCGTGTTAACAATGGCCTCAAAGATCTCTCTGCTCAATATCTTGGTATCTATGATTATGCCGATGAAGTAAAGCGTTATGAAATTGAAGCGAATATTCGTCTTAAAGAATTTCGTAAACAAGCTATTGATAACTATAAAGATAAGCAGCAAGACTATAAGAAATATTGCGAAGCTTTAACTTGGAAAGAAGTTGGTAACAAGATTACTTCCATTAAAGCTAAAAGTTATGAAGCAATTCTATCTAAATATTCTTCTCATGAAGAGATAGAAAAATTGCTTGCGCTTTGTAAAAAAGCTGTAGACGAGCTTCCTCCCGAAGGTTCTTGTGATTATGGAGATCTCCCGATTAGTGTTCTTGCTCAGTATAATGCTGAAGACACTTATTGTACTTTAAAGCTTAAAAGAGAAATTCTCCCTTATCTTTCCAAATATGAAAAAGGTCGTGAAAAAGAAGGCGATCCTCTTTGGGATGAAACTGCTTACGATTTATTTCGTAAATCTATTAAGATGATTTGTTATGTAGAGCGTAACGGATTGCCTATGGATATGGAATCGCTCCAGGAAATGAAGCGAGATTTGGAAGAGACTGAACTTAAGGTTCGTAAAGAGTTATTAGAAGTTAAAGTAATTAAAGACGTTCTTCTAGAGCTTGAAAATATTTCAACTAAAGAAGAAAAAGGCACCTTAACTGAGGAAGACTTACTTAAAGAAGTAAGCCCTACTAAAGCCAAGTTTATTACAGCTTTGTGTGAAAAGCTTGGCCTTCAAGATTTCGCTTTATTAACTAAATCAAATAATTATTCTTATACAAGTAAGAAATGTATTAACAATATCAGAGATCATTTTAAAGATGATGCTGATAATCAAGAATTGTATAAGATTTTTAATGCTTTCTCTTATGTAGGAAATAATCGTCAAGTAAGAAGTAAATTTATTGGTAACTGGGAACAGTATTGGGTTCCAGAAACCGGACGATTCCACAGTAACTTCCTGTTAACCAAAAACCAAAGCCTTGTTTATGCGAACAAAGAAGCGGATGGTGGTGCCCAATCTGGCCGTTTGAGTAATACTCAAATTAACACCCAACAAATTAGAAAAGTAGGCTATTTAAGAAAACATTTTAAAGCACCACCGGGTTATGTTTTTGTTGAGGTAGATTATGCTTCACTTGAACCGGTATTGCTCTCTTTTGTATCTGGTTGTGAAAGATTAAAAGAAGTTTTTAGACGTAAACTAGATATTTATCGAGTAACTGCTAATGATATTTATGATTTTGGCGTAGATTTTTCTAAAAGTGATAAAAAAGTTAAAGAACAACTTAAAGAAAACGTAGATGAAGTTTTTCGTGATAAACTTAAAGTAGGTTTCTTGGCTTGGTGTTATGGTCGTGGTATTCCCTCGTTTATGCGAGATATGAAAATCACTGAAGAAGAAGCTAAGGATTTTTATCGCAAAGCACGAGAAATGTATTCTGAAATTTACGATTGGAAAGAAGGCATTATTTCTGATATCGAAACGGGCCGTATGGTTCATACGATGTTTGGACGTAAACGTGATTTTCCACTTATGCCTCCTCGTAAGTGGGATAAGGAAGATCGTAAACGTTATAATAAAGAATTAGCAAAAGCTATTCGAGTTGGTGTGAATTTTCCAATTCAAAGTTTGGGATCTGATATTTGTCTTTGGCAAGCGGCTAGACTTCAAGATTGGATTCAAAAAGAATATCTTGAAGATGTAATTCAGTTAGTTAATCTTGTTCATGATGCGGTATGGTTCTTAGTTAAAGAAACCCAAGTAGATTGGGCAATAAAAGAAATTCAAAACATTATGGAAGACACTTCAGCACTTCCTTTTGGAATGGATGTTCCTCTCAGAACTGAAGCAGAATATGGTCCTACTTTAGCTAGTTATTTAAAGAAAAATAAGGAGTTACATTTACCCTACAATGGCTAAATTTCTTACACCTATAGAAACTATTTATCCTCAGAAATATACTTCTCATAAAGTAAAAGATAAAAAACTTAATATCAATTTTGACGGAATTGAAGTAGAAATTCCTGTAGATAAGCTTATGATGTTAGTAGCAGATGTTTATAAAGAGGCAATTTTGTGAGAAAGTTAGTGAATAATTATTCAGGAACATTACCCGGACCTGTAGAAATTAATTACACCAATAATCATACTTATAATTTTATTAGAAGTAACTATGAAGTAAATGCAGATAGTTATGAGATAGATGATAACTATGTTAGATTTTATGGTTATGGTCAAGAAAGGTTTAAATTAAAAATCAAAGATTGTAAAAATTTAATGATGGAATTACTAACATGAATTTAGAAAAAATCTTTGAAAAAATTGATTGTCCCAATCAAGACTTGTGGACTAGACTTCAAGAATATGGAAATTCTTTAGCTTTATCTCCAGAAGACCAAGAGATTTTTACAAAAAATGAACAAGCAGCTAAAGTTTATTACGTAAATATGTTCTTTAATAGGACGATTTCCGTAGGGGCACATTTAGCAAGAGTTAAAAAAGTTAAAGCTACTATTGAGCAACAAAGAGAACGTCTACATGGAAAACTTTATGTTGAAGTAACTGACGAATGTATTTCAGGAAAGAATAGTAGCAAATACGATAATGAATATCGTAAAGGTAAAGTTGTAAATAATAAAGAATATCAATCTATAGTAGCGTTAATAAACGATCTTTCGGAACTAGAAGCTAATTTAGAAACAGCTAAATCGGCTAATATAACTAAAGGATTGTGCTTACCTACACTATTGAAACTTGATAATCAATACTAAATTAAGGAAACAAAAATGGCAGACTTTAATATTCTAGCAGCACTAGGAAAAGAACTTTCTAAAGATAAGATTGAGCCTCGCGCCCCTAGAGACCCCGCTCTCAACAATCCTGATCGCATGAGTTGGCCTTACTTGAAATATAGTGAATTGAAGGCCGGCACCGATTATATGATTCGATTCCTCCCTCCCCATCCGGAACGCTGTCCTCTCGGTTATGTTAAAAAGCAAATGTATCAATTCGCCTATGAAATTGATACCGAGAAAAAGGGAGGCTGGGCTAAACACAGCAGCCACTATGTAATGGCCCCCGGCTGTTTAGATCCAAAAGCTGAAGATCCTATTAAGGACATTCTTCGTGATATTTATGATCGAGCGAAGAGTGAAACCGAAGAAGGTCAAGAGCTTAGAGATATTATCCAAAATGACGAGGAATTTAAAGAATTTCTCACAGCTATGACCAAAACTTGGACTCAGTATTTATTTCCTGTAATTGTTTACGCTCGATGTGACGAAGGAAAATCTCCGGATGGTAAGTATCCTCGTTATTCAAATTATGTTCCTGATCGTAAAATGACTACTATGCAGCTTCGTATTCTTCAAATGAACGATGTTCAAGTTGTTCGAGATGAAGTAACTAAAATGCTTGTAGATCGAATTCCAGTAATTGATGAGGAAACTCAAGAGGTTGTTGGTTATGAAGGATTTTGGACTGACGCTGTAGAGGGTTGTGGTGTTAAGTTTAAACATACAACTACGACTCCTAAAAGTTATAGTTTTATTCCTTCAGAAGTTAGAACTGAGCTTCCTGATAGTTTCCTTGAAAAATTGAATATGGAAGGAAACTATCCAGATTTGATTACTAGAGAATTAAAGAATTCCTTTAAGAAGCCTGACGAAATGCTTAATATGCTTAAAAATTGTCCTATGACTGATAAGTATCTTATTCCTCTCGGTTTCATCAAGTAATATCTCCCTATTAAATTACAGGGGAGAGTAGTTGAATAAGCTGCTCTCCCCTTTTCATGAGGATTTTATGGCAAAGAATAAAGAAGAGTCTGAAGATTTTGGTTCTTTCTTCAACAAAATGATGGATGAAGAATATAAATCTTGGGCAAAAGAAACTAAAATTTTTAAATTTCCAAGACATAATTACTCTACAGGGTTGTTAGAGTTGGATTATATGATTAATCCAGAAAATCCAGGCATTTTAGGTGGAAATATAATTCAGTCTGCAGGAGAGAATCATTCAGGGAAGACTGGGTTTTTACTCAACATGATTAGAGATCATGTTGGTAAGGGGCATAGAGCTATTTATATAGACGGAGAAAACGGACTTACTGATAATTATCTTAAACTGTATGGAATGTCTAAGAAAGCTACTCCAGGATTAGAATATATTAGACCGGGCGGTGGCGCAGAACGATATCAGAAGATTATAATTAATGCTTTAGATGGTCTACAAGGTAGACAAGATCCTGTTCTTATTGGTGTAGATAGTGTTCCTTTCCTATTCCCTGAAGGAGAAATAGGGGGAGGAGTTCGTGTAGGTGGTAATAATCAGACTTTCAACAAATTTATCAATATGGTTACTTCCAGAATTGGAAATACTAATGCTATTTTAGTTTTGTTGAACGCTGTTTATGCAAATATTTTATCTAGATTCGAAGATTACTCCATACCTGGAGGAATGACTTTGCCTATGCGTTGTCAGTTAATTATGATTCATTATAAACGAGTTAATAAAAAAGACGCTACCAAAGATATGCATTGGTATACCAAAGTAGATGGTGAAGACGTTGCTTACCGCCAACGTCTGGCTATTAAAATTACTAAAAACAAATTTAATCATTGTGGTTCAGGTCAGTCTGCAGTCGAGTATTATCTTAACACTAATGCTAAATATTTGCCAACAGGTCCTGATAATGTTCATTCTATGTTACAAGTTCTTAAAGACGCTGGAGAACTGAAATTTGCTTCCGCTGCAGGTTATAAACTTAGAGTTTCTGACTCCAAAGAAGAAGCTATGTCTTGGGAAGATTGGGAAAAGAATTGTTACACTAATGACGATTATTACAATATGATTGTAAATCGAACTATGAACGTTTTGGAAGAAAAATACAATAAACTTTAGGAGCATAAATGTATAATAGAGAGTTTGAATTAGACCTTATATCTTATTGTCTAAATAAACCTTATTATCTAAAACAACATAAAGAAAGATTAGAATCTTTAAAATTCTCAGACAAATATCTTAATCTTGTTTATAAAGAATTGTTTAAAGTTTTGGATAGCTATAAAACTATCCCTACTAAAACTGAATTTCAAAAGATTTTAAATGATTCTATGTCTAAGAATGAACGATTTAATGATTTTGAAAAAGAAGCTGTTCAAGAAATTATCACTTCTATTTATGATAGATATGTCACAAGTCTTACTGGTGTTTCTATTAGTAATTATCTTATTAAAGAAGAAACTGCTAAGATTAGTGAAGAGTTAATTAATCTTCAAGCTCAAGATCTTTTAGACCAAATTGGAAGTTATGAAAGAAGATTGTCTAAACTTCGTCATTTTCTTTCAGACGATGAAGATCTAGGCCTCAATATGTTCTCTGATCAAGGAATTGCTAAAGCTAAAAATCTTTTAGCAGAGTATAATATTGAAGCTTGTATTCCAACTGGTTATGAAATTTGGGATAGACAACTTCAAGGTGGACTGCGTAAAGGTGAATTGTTCGTAGTAATGGCCAGCACAGGTGTTGGTAAGGCCCAGCCCTTAAATGCTAAAATTGTAACTCCCGAAGGAATGAAAACTATGGGAGATATGAAAGTCGGATCTGAGGTTATAGATTGGGACGGTAATGTTGTTAAAGTAAAAGGCGTATTCCCCCAGGGAGAAAAAGATATTTATAAAGTTACGTTTTCAGACGGAACTTCTACTGAATGTTGCGATGAACATCTTTGGTGGGTAAGACATTATTCTAATACCAAAAAAGATGAATGGACGGTTTTACCTTTAAAATCGTTTAAAAATAAATTGACTTCAGGTCAAGGCAGAAAAGATTGGCAAATTCCTAACGTAAAACCCATCAACCTACCTGAAAAAACTTACATTATACATCCGTATGTTCTTGGAGCTATTTTGGGTGACGGTTCAATAACTGGAAATAATGTAGGATTTACTTGTGCCGATCCTGAATTGGTAGAAAATTTAAGAGCCCTTATTCCAGAACAAATAGAGTTGGTAAAACACAATACAAAAGCAGATATAGATTACCAATTTTCTAAAAGAAATGATCGTAGACATCCTCATGTTAAAAATGTTTATTTAGAAGAACTTAGACGTTTAAATTTAATGGGCTGTAATTTTCACACTAAATTTATCCCAGAAGAGTATCTTTGGGGATCTTTAGAACAAAGACAAGCTTTACTTCAAGGTCTTATGGATACAGATGGACATTTAAGTGCAAGTAAAAGTGGAATTGACTATATCTCTGCTTCTTTAAATCTGGTTACTTCTGTAAAACAGTTAGCCCTATCTTTAGGTGGAAATGTTGGAGAAATTAAAACTAAAATTGTAGAAGGTAAAACTTATTACAGATTATTTTTTAATATTCCAATTTGTCCCTTTAAGTTGTCTAGAAAAGCTGAAAATTGGAATCCTAGAACTCACTATGGTTACAAAAGAATTATAGACAAAGTAGAATTTGTTAGAAAAGATCAAGCGCAATGTATCAGGGTAGATTCTCCTACCAGCAGTTATCTAACCGACGATTTTATTTTAACTCATAATACGGCGTTTCTGTTAAATATGGCTGCAAATATGGTAAATCAAGATTATCGTGTAGTTTATGTGGCTATGGACAATGTAGAAGGCGAATTAATTGCTAGAACTGTCGGCTGTCTTATGGACAGAGATATCACACAAAAACTTGATCCTAATGCAGCCTTTGATGACGTTTCTGATAAGTATACCAAACATTACACTAATAATTTTATTATTAAGCATTTTGCTCCAAGAGAACTTACTAAGTCCAAACTTGAAAGATATTTAGATAGATTAGAAATTTATCTTTATGATTTAGATAAAAAGGCTGGTAAACCTGAAGATAAATGTGGTAAAATTGATGTTTTAGTTTTAGATTATTTAGAATGCATGCTTCCAGAATCAGGAGCCGGTGAATTCTGGATTGCTGCGGAACATCTTGCCCAAGAAGTAAAAGCAGTTCTTAAGACTAGAGATATTCTAGGATTAACTGCTACTCAAGGTGGAACCGAGGCTATGAAATCGGACACTTTAAAACTTCACATGGCACAGGGCGCTAAGAGTCGATTTAACGCTCCTGATTTGGTGTTTGGTGTTTCTCAAAATGAAGACGAAAAGAAAGCTAGACCTGCTAGTAAATTTCGTCTTAGTTGTCTTAAAGCTAGACGAGCTAAAACGAATTATGAAATTGCATTTGTTTTCTATAAGGAGAAACAAGTTATTAAGGAAGATCCTGTATATTCAGATGTTTTAGGAGTTTCTACTACAACAAATTCAGGACCGCCCACAAATGAAGACGGAACTGAAGTAGCTATGAGAAACAATTTTAATCGCCAATCTAGCTTTCAAATTAAAGACCCTGTAGACAAAGTAATTGGTGAGTTAAGTAAAACATTAGAGGGTATAGAATCCTTAACTAGCTAATTATATTAATTAGTGGCAAACAAATCTCACAGCAAGAAAAAAAAGAAAAAGATGGGCGGGAAACAACGTCGTCGTAAAAAACTTATGGAAAGGGACGGACCTTTCTGTGTTTGTTGTAAGATAGAGTCAGAGCAATTACAAATCCATCATATTAAAAAAAGATGTAATGGTGGAACAAATGATTTAGAAAACCTAGCTCTACTCTGTGCCTGTTGTCACGTAGCTTATCATCGAAATGAACATCCCAATTTTTGGCGATGGACAGAACAAATGCGTGAATATCTGTATTATTTTTTAAGATTGACAGATAAATCAGCACTAGAAGAAGATTAAACTTATGGAGTTAAACTACAATGAATACTTCCCAACTAGAGGTAGAATTACCAGAAGGTAAGTGGGCTACCTGGTCCTCTGAAGAATGGGTTTGTAACTGTCCTTTTTGTGGAAAAGAAGAAAAATTCACTTGGAATGTTACTAAGAATGTTGGGAATTGTTGGTCTTGTAGTCGCTGGATAAACGGGAAGAATAAATTTCTTTATCTTCAAAAAGATAATCTATCTAAACATTTAATAGACTTAGATTCCCTTCTTAAAAACCAATATATAGATAATTTTAATAGAAATTATCTAGTAAATGCCTGGGACCATCCAAAATCAAAAGAGTTTCTTATTTCTAGAAACGTTAATGAATTAGTAGCTAGAGAAGCTAGTATTTGCTACTACCCTCCCAAGAAAACTCTTTATTTGGAAACAAAAGCGATCTCTAAAGGATTAGATACTTCTTATTTATGGAGACAAATCCCAAACGGCAAATGGTTTCATAAGAAAGGAACTAAGTCTATTTTTTATTGTTGGGGTTTGGAAAAGATTAAAAATCCAACAAATATACTTCTTTGCGAGGGTGTATTTGACTTATTCTCTACGAGATTGTATAATAAAGGAATAGCTGTTCTAGGCAGTAACCTTAATTTGGTTTGGTATTATTGGTTAAAAAAGAATGCTAAAAAAGTTGTTTTATGGTTTGATAATGATGATGCTGGACACAAAGCCACTAAAATGATTGCCGAAAAATTAGAATATTTTTCTATTCCATATTCAGTTGTATTAAGTAGTAAAGATCCTAAATGTTATGATCGTAGAATTAGTAAAGATAGAATTTTTCTAGAAACAATTGAAAAACATTTAGGTTCAAACGAAGCTGGAATAATTATTAAAGACAGGATTTAAACTATGAGCTTAATTGCCGAACCCTCTAAAGCAGGCCCTCCTAGAATAATTTTAGATAGGGAAAATCTTTATGATTTATACGTAATTAAAAAGTTTTCTTCTAGAAAAATTGCTAAACTTTTATTTTGTAGTAAATGGGTGGTTTTACGTTGCTTAAAAGATTATAATATAAAAATAAGAGCCTCCGGTTCAGGAGCTGAGGAATACTTATATAGTGACGAAAATTATTTTAAAAAATGGTCACCTTCCATGGCGTGGGTATTGGGATATATGGCTTCCGACGGATTTGTTATGGCCAGAGGTTGTGGAATTTTCTTTACATCGGTAGACTTAGAACTTTTAGAATTTTGTAAGAAAGAGTTAAAAACTAATTCAGAAATACGATATAGAGAAGACTATCATTCCAAAAAATCAGGTTATAATATTCACACCCTATATATTCCTGGAAAAGAATTAGTTAAAGATTTAAAAAATTTAGGAATTGAAACTAAAAAATCTTTAGTTTTAAAATTTCCTGATTATTTAACTGAAGAATACTTTTGGCATTTTTTAAGAGGATATATTGATGGAGACGGTTGTGTATATGACCCAAAATATAAAATAGGTGTAAATTTTACAGGAAGTGTTTCTTTTATAACCACCTTAAGAGAAATTCTGGTAAAAAGATTCGAAAAACATATCCAAAATTTTAGACCTACAGGACAAGCTTTGTCTTTAGACGTTAATAGCATGACCGCTTATAAAATATTAAAGTTATGTTATGATAATTCAGAATTTGCTTTATCTAGAAAAAAAGATAGGGCTTTAGCTGCTATTAAATTAGTTGAAGAACGATTAGAAAATAGAATTTTTTGTGATATTTGTATAAAAAATAAAGAATTATTACCTAAAATTCAATGTAAAGCTTGTGTTAAGCTAAGAAAACATGCTTATTTCAAAAAAAACTATAATCCTAAAGAAAAGAAAAATTTATAAATGAGTAATCTTTGTCTATTTACAGATTCACATATTAGAGGTAGAGACTGGAATAATAAACAGATTCTTCTTAAACGAATGGTAGAAATTTGTAAAGAAAGAAAAGTTGATTACATCCTTAATCTAGGAGATACTTTTGATAAAGGTGAAGTTGGGGATAAATTTAGATCTTCAGAAAAACTTGTAAAAGGTTATACTGATATATTCAATATTGATATTCCAATAATTCAACTTGAAGGCAATCATGACCAATCCGGTTCAGATATAAGTGCTTTAGATTTTATTCATCTTAACAATACCACTAAAATTAAAGATGAAGTAAAGATTTTAAACTTCCCAGATTTTGATTTAGCGTGTATTCCCTGGATTAGAAGTGATAAGAATTATAGAGAAAATGTAATGAACTCTCTTAATTCTTACGAAGGTAAAGCTAAAGTTAGGATTCTTATTGGTCATGTTAACATCATTAATTGTTCTTTGGGCAAGCATGGTTACTGCACTCCTGAGCATTATTTTTCTTTTGGGCTTCCAGATTTACTTAACTCCGGATTTAAACCTAGTGCTCAATTCTTCGGGCATGTCCATTGTAAGAATTACCTCACTGAAAACTCATGGTATTTAGGTGCTTTAAGTCATTTACGTTTTGATGAAGACGAAGGTAAAAAAGCAGGGTTTCATTTATATGATACAGTCACTAATAAATTAGAATTTATTAATCTTTCAGATATTGCAGCTAACTATTATACTATTTGTGAAGAAGACTTAGAAAAGTATAATATTTCTAAAGATTATATAAGATTCTATACAGAAAATCCAGAGAGATATAAACACTTATTTCCTCATGTTAAAGCTCTTTATAAGCAAAATAAACTAGAAAATTCTCCAGAGATAAAAACTGTTTATGAGCAAAGTCGTTCTAATGATTTAACTATTGACAATCTTATTGCAAGATATTGTCAATTAAAAGAATTAATAGAACCAACTTCAGATTTTTATAAAGAAGAAAAGAGCACTCTTTCAGTAGGTTTGGTTAAAAAACCAACCGGTTTTGATAGACTTAAATCAGTTAAATTCAAAAATGTAGGTATTCATAAAGACAAAACTTTTGAATTTAAAGATGGATTTACTGCAATTATTGGCAGAAATGGGAGTGGTAAATCTAGTCTAGTAGACTCTCTTCCTGGGGCCTTATACGATAATTTTCCTATCAGAGGAAACATAAAGAACTACATGACTAAGGGATCACGTCTAGAACTTAATGTAGAAGCCTGTGGCCGCCCTTACAAGGTAGTTAAGGAGTGTAAGGGCTCTAGTGTGCAGTCCAGCCTTAATGACGCCTCCTATACGCTTGCAAAAGAGTTCCGAGCAGAGGTTCATAATGTGTTCGGAGATTCTGCTACGTTTAATCGTTTAGTATTTATGGATCAAAGTAGTCAATATGATTTGGTCGGAGCAGAAGAAGCGGCTAGATTAAAATTACTTAGAGAAATATTTGATTTAAACGCTTTTGATAAAAAATATACTGAATACAATGAATTACTTAGAGACACTAAGAAACATTTTGAGGAATCTAAAAAGATTCAAAGTGAAATTGATTCCCTTCAAAAAGAATATGATGCAATTGTTGTAGAAGAAAATATTGATTTTGATTCTACTGTTCTTTCAGCTTTAACTTCTAAGCTTTCTAGAATGAAAGATAGCAAACGTCAATATGAAAATAATTTAATCTTTATGCAAAAAATAGAAAAGATTAAAGAATATGAAAACAATAACAATGTTAAAGAAATAAAAGAAAAAGTTATTCGTATTAATGTTTTAGAAAGTAAACTTCGTTTATCTAAAAACTGGAACGAGATCGGATGCAAGGCTAGTCCCTTGCCTTGCATTTTTCTTAAAAATAATGTCACCGAAGACTACATTTCTTTGGAAAAAGAATTGACAGATCTTTACAAACATGTTAACATGGAAGAGTATAAAAATTATTCTTATCTTTTAAATAATCTTGGTAAAGATGTAAAAGTTGAAAAAGTTTATACTCAAAAAGATATAGATGAACTTCAGGCTGAGATAAATAATTATAATAGTTTAAAAATTAAAAAACAACATAATGACCAAATAAAATTAATAAAAAATTCTATTAAAAATAGATTAACGGAAAAAACTAACTACTTACTCAGTTTAAATACTGACAAATTAGATGAAAAAATTAAAGATTTACAATTTTTAGTTGAAATATGTGGTAAATATGGATTAAGTCTTTACATTATCAATTTAATTAAAAATGAATTACAAGAAATTATAAATGAACTAATTGAAAAAGCTGAATTAGATTTAATTGTTAATCTATCCACAGAAGGTAAAGAAGAATTAGATAGCTTTAAAATCTTATTCGGAAAAGATCAATACGATATTAAACTAGCGTCAGGCGGAGAAATTGCCTTAGTTAAATTATTATTTAAATTAACTATTATGGTTTATTTAAATCGTTATTTTGGAACGTATAAAACTCTAATTATTGATGAAGGTCTAGCTTTCGTAGACGACTATAGAGTAGAAGCTAGTTTAGAACTACTTAAAGTTTTGAAGAAAGATTTTAATCAAATTATTATAGCAACTCATCAAGACGTAGTTGCTAATTTCGCAGAACACAGGATTGAATTGTAAATGGAAGATTTAGCTAGAAAATATATTGTAGAATACTATGGTAAGTTACATCATAACTTTAATGTGCCAAATTTATTTCAAATGGGACCTTTTACCGAAACAGAACTACAAACTGTAGTAAATAATTTTACTAAACGTGAAGATATTTATGCTTTTGAAGTAAAATATATTAATCCAATGCAAACACTATTAAACAATGTCAGTAAATAATGAACAAGAATTTAGAAGAAGAGTAGAAAAAAGTTTAGATACTAATAATTTAGTATTACACGTTCCTATTCCAGACGAGTTAAAGCAGGCAATAAAGGTTTTACCTCAACACGCTGATATTCTATCAAAGTTAATCAAAGAAAAACCTTTCGATACCTCTGGATTAAAAAATGGGTTATATTGTGGAATAGAATTAAAGAATGTTAAAGAAGGCTTAACCTTTAATCTTAAAAAGCTAGAAAAACATCAAATTAAAGCTTTAGTAGATTGTAATAAAAAAGGTGGACAAGGTTGGGTTCTAGTTCGGTTCAAAAAAGGTTTAACTTCTGGAGAACGAAAAAGATTAGAGACAAAGTATTTTGCTATAGATACAGCTTTTGCAATTAAAATAGATCAAGTTGTAAAATGGATTAAAGCAAAAATATTTAGTATTCCAATAGAAGTTTTAGTTAAAGAATGTATTGTTTTAAACTATGACCCTTTGTTGGAAAAATATGATTTGGACATTTTATGGCACAAGAAGATAGTGAAGAAAAAAGTTTAGTTCCGAGAAAATCAAAATTTTATTATAATCCCGAAGCAGTGAATATTGCTACTTTAAATCATTTAACTTTTGACCATTTACATTATAAGTTATTGTGTAAGCAAGCTAGTGATTTAGGTGTTAATGTGAATAAATTAATTGCTTTAATTTTTGAAAAATATTTAGTTAATACAAATTATTTAGATCCTAAAGCACAAAAATCTGATAGTAGTAATCCAGTAGTAACTATTGAGAATATTAGAGACAATCCCAGTCATATAGTTAATTTTTATCCTAATTCTTTGATTTCAGAGAAATATGCTGAAACTAGTTTTGGATTTAAGCCTAAGCAAGATACCAATTTTGTTTTTGAAGATACAGATTCCGATGGAATAGATATTAGAGATTATCAGTAATGTTGTTAAACACTCAAGAAGTATACGATAAATTTTATTCAGAGCTGAACCCCACTAAATACTGGATGTTCACTCTCCAAAAAGATTTAGCTTTGGAAGCGGTAAATTTTTATATAACTTTTAATAATCTATCTCTTATAGACTTAGATACGATAAGTGAGCCCTATAAATTTACTAAGTTATCTTGTTATTTTGATATTTATTCAATAATAGCCCAAGTAGGAGACCCTAAAGAATGGTCATTTTCTCCTGATTGTAATGGAGGAATAACTGCTGTGTATGTGGGAGATGAGAATTTAATTCTTACAATTGATTTAAATGCTGAACATACAGTTACTGTTGAGTGTATTAATAAAAATGTAATAAGTAAAACTATTTTCTCTTATGAAGTTCCTACTCCAGAGAAGATAATATCTATAAAAGATATGTTTAAGAGATTGTTTAAATGTTATCAGAACTAATAGAACAACTAAAAATTATTTATGAATCAGACGGAGATCTACCTTGTTTTATTTTACATAAAACTCCTCAAGGAGATCTTTTAGAGAATTCTTTTCCCACAGTTATAGATGTAACTAAGGATTGGATGAAACAAGTTAAAGAACTACAATTTTATCAAACTGGACAGTTAGTGGTGATTTTATGAGTTATGTTAATTATAAACAAGTAGGATGGGTTAGAGGATTAGACAGAAACTATGGGCACTATGCTAATCATTATTTTCTAAGTTCCCCTATTAAACAAATGAATCTACCCATTATTTTTAGAGTGTCTCCTAAAAATAAATTTAAAACTTTAGATGTTATTCCTTTAAAGAGTAGACAGAATGATTTAAGTCCTAATAGGACTTTTTATACTAGTCATAATTATACATACAGTAATTATAATGGAAGACATAAATTTTTTGGAATCGGTGATGTATTGTGAAAGCTACTGTAAGGCCACAAGATATGTATTGTGTGGCGGATTGTAAAAATCATAAATTAACTTGTTATGATTTTAATAAGAAAGAAAGGTGGAATATTCCTTGCAGAGGGGATGGAGTAAACGGCCCTGGATTCAATGTTCAAGGTGGAGATACTCCTCCAGGATTATATGAGATTGGAGTTATTATAGAAACTCAACCTCACGAAAGTCAAAAGACTTGGAATGCTTATGGTAAATTCTTTTGTGATTTGATTGAATTAGAAAATCAAGAAATATCTAGAGGCCGTGCAGGCTGTGGAGTTCATGGAGGAGGAAGTGCTTCTCCAAACCCTCTAGCTGATTTCCAAGGTTGGTATCCTACGCTTGGGTGCCTGAGAATTCAGAACAAAGATTTGATTGATAAATTTGTGCCTATGTGTTTATTTGTAAAGAAAAATAAAGGCAAGATTTACGTAGAGGTTAATTGGTAATGTCTTTTTGTAGTAATCAATCACCTTTGACTGCTTTGTTGTTCGGAATAGGTAGAAATACGCAAGAATTTGAAGGAGGGAAAGCTATCCTTCATTCAGGACTAAGATCTAATTATAAAGATCCTCTTAATGCAGGAATTCCTTATCCAATAGAGATTGAAATGGTAAGTGGAAATATATGTGGCATAGCAAAACTACAATTAACTACTGAAGATGCTATTAGTTTAGCCGATCATATTTACGAATCTTATAAATTAAATATTCCAACTAAATGACATTATTCAAATCAAAATATTCTACTAGATGGGGACAGTATTTATATGAATCTAAAAATTATAAATATTGTTCAGGGTTTGATTGTGAAGAATCTAGATTAATTTTTCTTAGAAGGTTTATGCAAGAATGGATACTGTAGATAAAATTTTTAGTTTAATGAAACTTAAACCTAATAACGTTCCATTAGCTGATTATCTTAAAATGACTGACGAAGAATATAAAGCGTTTACTTATAGTCCTTTAAAATTCTTTTATAGTGATAAAGCTGAATCTTGGCTAACTAGAATAAAAGATAAGCTTGTTTAAAAAACTTAAAAAATTAATATATAGATTAATAGGGTATGAAGATTTAATTGTCTACTACCCTATTTATTTTTCTGGAGAACCTCATAAAGAAATTTGGGCTTGTGAGTGTTTGAAAACGAAAGCAATAGGATATGGATATACAAAAGATAAAGCGTTTTACGAAATGTGTTATGTTCGAGAAGTTCGTAAGAGAAAGCAAAATAGAATACAGTGACAATCACCTTGACATGTTTTCACATAATTTGACGGCTTTAAAGTTAAATTATAATAAGTATACGTTTGTGCAAGTTGTTCCAAACCAACTCCTTAAAGATTCTTTAGTTTTTCCTACTTATTTGAATAATCTTTATGTTAAAATATGGAATCAAGGTGGAGCTAAAGAGTATGTATACAGAACTGAAGTCCTTTGATATTTCTGTTAAGAAAAGTTTTATTTACAAATATATATTATGAATATTTATCTTAAAAAATTATATAATAAATTATTTCCTAATAAAAAACGTAGAGCATATAGTCCAAAATTTGTAGATTATTTCCTAAATTTCTGTAGATATACTTTTCCATCTAGGCAAATATATATTGATTATGCTTCAGTTGCTTATTGTAGCTTTAAAGTAAATAATTATACTATAGCCTTAAGTGAATGTAGACTTCCTGTTACAGGCGGAACTAAAGAACAAGTGTTACGTTATGGAGGATATTATTTACTTAATGATCCTAAAGTTGTTTATGATTTTTGTAAGTATAGGGTATTATAATGTTAGAACTAATTAGAGAAAAATGTTTTACAATTAAGAGTTTTGAAGAAAAAGATATTTTATATTATAAAACTTTTAATAATTATTCTTATGGATATCAAGGAGAAAAAAATAAAGTTGAAGATTTATTCCCTAAACTTATGAATAGTTTTTCTAAACAAATACTACCTGATTTCTTTATGAGGTATATACTGTAATGCCTTTATTTAGTTCTTTAGAAGATCTTGAAACTTATTGTAAAGAAGACGATTGGAATGGAGGCGGAGAAGAGGCTATTACTCAAGAGAGTATAGATCTAGCTGCTTGCCTCTTAGACACATTAAAAGGTATCTCTCATGACATTGAAGCAACTGCGGGAGGTTTAATAGAGTTAACTTTTTATATCACCAATAATGCTGAATTAAAGGTCTTTATAAGCGAAAAAACCCATACACTGGGTTTTTTTAATGGGAATCTAGAGTTTGAGAAGAAACTAGCTAATTCGAAGGTTCGTCAGACGGTGGAGGCGATTGAGGGGTTTCTTCGTTTTTACTCTCTTGTATACGTTTAAATAATTGTTCAACAATATCCTCAGTGTAATCTGAAATTCGACCGATGTCTTTGTCATCAAACACATCAGAAGTATTTTTGAAGACACTTGAGGATTCTTTTATTATTACGTAAGATAACATGGTAAGCATAAAAGGTATAGCTACAAGCTTTAATGGAGCTAATCCAACAAGAATAGCAGTAGCACATAAGAATCCATATTTAAGAATCTTTTTTATACTTTTACCAAATAAAGCTGTTATACTAAAATTATCTCTCTTTAAAGATAAAACTAGGCCTAACATAGTATCTAAAGTAACTAAAGATAGAACGATAATGAAAGACGGATTAACAATTAAATGGTGAAGAGTTAGATAATAAAAACTTGTGATAAATCCGAATGCGGCACTAATATATTTAGTAACGTCAACATTAGTTCCTATTGTATCGGTCATATTATAAGCTATTTTATTCATTATCACACCTTATTAATTAATAATTATTCTATTTATACCTTTAATAATAATTCCGTATTAGATATAGCAATTCCAATATATTGCTCAATTGTCGGAGGAGTATCTACCAATTCCCCAGCATTGGTATCAGAAAGATAATAACTATCCCCTGGAGTTAAATCTGTGGCTCCAATCACATTCGTCCAGTCAAGCAAAGTAATAATTCCTGAAAAAATAATTTTTAAGTCTTCAGTTGGATCAGCTTGAGTTAAAGCAAGAGCAAAACCAAGATTAGACATACTGTCAGATTGAGCCTTTTTAACTCCGGCGGAATTGTCAACCTTGACCACCATACCCGCATAAATAGTATCTGTGCTTTCATTATTTAATCTTACAATTTGACTGTCTTCTCTAAGAGCAAGGGTGCCTTCTTGGAGAGGAAAATAAAAAGTTTTAGAACCAGTCGAAGACATTTTAAGAACAATAGAATTTTTAGAACGGTCATATATAGTTAATTCATTATTACTAACTGATAAACATTCCCATCCTAGAGAGGTAAATGCAATTTTTCCTTCTTCCGAAAGATAAAATCCCGTTCTTTCATCTCCTTGAAAACAGACACTAGGATTATTTTCTGCACCTTGGATAACAGGTAATTCTCTTAACAGTAAATTACTTCTATCGACTGTAAGATACTTATCTCCAGCATTTAGAATATAAATTAAATCATTTTGATAAAAAGCCATATAAATTAATTCTCTATTTCTCTAGAAGTAAGTCTATAACATTTATAGTTATATTCTTCAGAAATAGGTAGTCTCTCTTCTAAGATATATACTTCATAAATATTATTTTTGTTTTCAACTTCGTTATAAATTATTATTCTATTACAAACATTTTTTACTTGTAATTCAAAATTAGCTATAGAAATATTAGGATATTTATTAATAAAATAGTAAACACAAGCACCTAAAGGATCACAATTAGAACAAGTAGGACATTCTAAAATAAAATATTCTTCTTCTATTTCTAATTTTATACTAAATTTACAGCCCATATTAAGATTTACTTTCATATATTCTAGATTTGTGAATCCATGTAGCTCTTTTATCAGTAAACATTAAAGTGTCAAAATCTTTAATATTTGGTTGACGAACCTTGTAACCTGTATCTCCTTGATCATATAAAGGCTCTCCAGGAGGCCGCCCAACAGGCACTTCCCCGGGAATATCGGATGAGGTATATATGTCTCTAGAATCTATTTCAGGATCTGCTGGATTAGCTACTTTAATACTGTAATAATAAATTCGTCTAACTTGAACGTCGATAGCTTCATCTACTATTTTCTTTTCTTCTAAAACAATTGTAAAAATAAAAGGTTTGACTGAATCGTCATCGTCAGACTGGCAAGCTTTCATTTTAGGAGCGCCATAAGCATAAGGATTCCAAATATAATCTCCATCTTTGAAAGAGAAATCACTTTCTTCAGAGTTATAATCATAATCTCTCATTTCTTCATAACTGCCTAAGCGAACAGTAGAAAGTTTGCTAGAAGAATCTGTATTCCATATTTGTAAAACAGGGTATGGGTAACAGTCCCCATTATTATCCGAATGTTCGTCTCTTAAAATTGCAATATAATGAAGGTCTTGATATTTAAAAGGAATCCATTGCCAAACAGCATCAGGTTCTGGAATGTTTGTAAAAGTTTTTGTATAAGATTGAATTCCACTAGCACTAGTTATACCTGTTCTAGAACCACCAAAAGATAAGGTTTCTTCACAATCTCTTTTGTTAGAAATATCAATTTCTATAACTGAATTGTCTGCTTTTAATCCGTAAAGTTTAGTGTGCCATAAATAACCTAAAGAATAATTAAAAACATGTTTCCAGACAGGTCTAGAACCTTTATCTTCCATACTATAACTAGTTCTAGATTGAGGGTCGGGTCCTAAGCCTGGCCCAGGACAAGGCTCATTTACTTGAGGCCAACTATCAGGATCTGTGCCTACATTACCATTATAAACAGGATGAAAGGTGCTATTTACATTCCAACCAAAACCTCTACTTACCCCTTGAAAACACTCTGTTCCATCTCTAAATACAGTCCAAAAATAAACAGTAGCTGAAGCTCCAGAATCTTCTTGAGTATAATCATTACTCCCGCCATTTGGACGTAAGGCTCCAGTTTGGCTTGCTGCATAGCGAATCGCCTCTGGTTCCATAACTACAAACCAAATTACTTTATCTTGATCAACAACTGCTCCACCAGGTCTAGTATTTGTATCACTAGGCCATTGTTTTTCGGCAGCATAAGCCAATCTATTAATAAAGCCATTTTGAGTAGGGAATCTTTGATAGTTAGCTCCAGCACAGGGCATAAATATTGGCCAACACTTATAAAATTTATTGTAAAAAGAAGAAGAAGCTAATAAAGAAATATCTCCATAAACTTTATAGATAGAAGGATTATCTAAAATAGAATCACCTGAAAATTGATAAACTAAAGGAAATGGCGCTGCTAGAATCTCAGACTCAAAGCCTACAATTCTTGGAGCATTGCTAGATACTAAAGTTCTAGAAATTCCTCTAGTTCCTACACTACCATCTCCTTTATAGCCTTTAAATGCCCAATATAAATTGTTCCAATTATCAGGATTTAATAGATCTTGAGTTCCTCCTACAATGGGAACAAAAAATTGCTCATCAATTGCAGCCAAAGGTCCTGTTTGTTCAGTTCCTATGTCTAAAACATCAGGAACAATGGAAGGACCTCCTGTAGGAATATCTGCATGATTTATTTCATTAACAGTGCTCCAAGCTTTATCTTGTGAATTAAACTCCCAAAATTGCAGTTTTTCATTAGAACCTCCTAAGCCTTTTGCACAGTAAGGAAGTAAAGCGTAGTATTTATTTATTTTTAAATTAGCATTTTCAGGATCTGTTTTTTCGAATCCATAAACTGTTCCATTATAAGTCTGTTTATTAACAGTCGCTGTAGCCTTTTCAAAATCATTACTATTATTATATTTAAAAGAAAGCAATCTATTTTGAGTGGGGGTGTCCGTCTTTAAAATAATAGTAGCCCATTTAGATCCTTTATCATAAAAAAATTGACTAGAACGATCTGAGTTTTGAGAAGAAACACTGCCTCCTGAAAAGAAAAATTCGCTATAAGCTCTAACATATCTGCCATTAAAGTCATAAGCAGCCATGCCATAACCCGTATTAGAATCATCTCCTTCAATCGGATAAGCTGTCATATATAAATCTTGCCCATCTTCAGGTTGACAACGAGCTATTCCAAATGGATATAAATTTTCTCTAATGATTTGATTACTTTCAGTCCAATCAATATAGGTGGGAAGTGTGTAAAATTCTTGAGTAGAAGAATTTGGGCCTATTCTATAAACACCAGAAACAAGGGCCGGACCTGTAGGATTTTGAGTAAAATACCTATGAGCTTGAAACCATTCATTTATCCCTTCAACAACGGGATTTACAGGAGTTTCACCGTGAATATTTAAGTTACCACGTTTCACTAATTGACGAATATAAGGCTTCTGTCTAGTTCTGTCATAAAAACAGACTTGAACCGTATCTCCTTTATTGATTTTATATCCTCTTGCAGGAATTATACTGGCTACTCTAGATAAATAACCTAATTCATTAGTAGCTTTATCCGTGTTTAAAGTAAGAATACCATTAGAATAGTCCCAGGAATCTCCACCAAATTTAATTAGGTCATAAGTATTATCCTCATAGGACTCCATGACCGTGTAATTTTCTCCCATAGGATATCTGAATTCGGTTCTATTAACCTGGTTAGCCGTTTTTTTAAGAAAATTTAATTTATTATTTACTTTTAAATATTGTCCAGAGATAGAAGTATCTTTAGCTAAGCTAGGAAGGTAGAAGGTAAAATCACCCATGAGATTTAATCTCCGCCTTTTTGAGCTGCTATCCCTACGATGGCCCAGTCACCGCCGAATTTTTCAATAGTAACCCATTGACCTTCTTTAAATTTAAAAGATCCTCCTAGAGAGACTATAGTAGTAATAGGAATTCCTGCAGAAGTTTCTACGTTAAAATAACCTCCAGTTAAGACATCAGTAACTACAGCAATCTTACTGAAATTCTCTACTACAGTTTTATTATCAATATTTTTGGAAAGTTTTTTAAGAAAATCTTTCATTACATTCTTCCTCGGCTAATGTTTAAAGTCATAGTAATTTCGTCACCATCTAAATCAATAATAACTTCTTCTACAAGCCATTTAACGTTTATGAATTTTAATTCATAATCAGTTATAGAAATACAGTCACCTGGTTCAATAAACGGATTAACAAAAGGAGTTTCTAGTTTACCTTTTAGAACTTTTCTAGTGGCTTCCTTTAACATAGCTTGAGCATATTGAACGGCTACACCTTGATTAGGAATAATTGAATCTTCAATATTAGAATATTCAGGTCTTAGTCCTAAACAAGCAACTCCATCATTATCTATAGCTGTAAATTTATATTCAGTATCAATTCCAGATACACCGTTTTTCTTACCAAAATAAGTAACTTTATATCTAGGAGTATAACTAAATACTTGTAGAGATTGGCCATAATTCATACCACCAACTCCACTATTAGCGTTGCCCTGTTGGGCATTTCCCTGAGAAGTATTTCCAATATTAGGTTTATATGTAAACTTAACATTAGCTGTAGGAATAGCAGATTGCAGATAAATCCCATCAGGACCTCGAGCAATACTGTCTACTAGTGGATTATTATTAGCGTCAAAATATACAAAATCAATTAAATCACCGTTAGTAACTTCGTAAACAGCAGTAGCGAAATTAACAGGAGTATCAAAAGTAATGTTACCAGTCCTGCCAGGACAAGAGAATCCTATGCATTCTTGTTCACCAATAATGCCCCCGTTAGGAGAAGTTCTAGCAATCTGAAATCTATTTCTATAGTCGGATAAATCTAAATCTATATCAAAACTACCGTCAATAATATGACTACCTTCCACAATATTCCATTTAGGAACTTGTTCATCAGCAGTTAAAGTTGGAGCAAAAGTTAAAGTATTTCCAACCCATTTACGTTTAGCTTGTCTAATACGACAAATCATATCAATCCAATTAAGAGGTTTATCTTCTGTTCTTCTTAAAAGCCTAATAAGAAAATCAGGGAAATTAACAACTACGTTAGGAATGCCATAACGATTACAAATTTCCTTAATAGTAGATTGAGCATATCTAACTACCCCAGCATCAGAATTAATATCGGGAGTCATAGATTGACCTTCTTGTTCTAGAAGAACCGTATAATCTTCTATACGGATATTAAATTCAGTTCCGTCAAAACTCCAAGAACTTGGGACCATGTTAGTATAAGTATATTCTTGATAAGTTTCATATCCAATAGCTAATTTAAGTTGAAAATAAGCTTTAACAGAATTGTTAAAATTATTAGGAACAAGTGGATTAGGAAATATAGTTTGGAATGGAGAGCTAAAAGGAGAAGCACATAAGCCATTATAAAGAGGATTAATAAATTGGGCTTGTAACGCCAAAATACTTTCCATAAACTCAGAACCTTCCGTAGGTTCTACCATAGTTATTTCAGCATAAGTCTTACCACCTAAAGTTTTATTTACATTTAATTTAGTAATAAATCTAGTATAGTCAGTTGGACCTCCGTTGTGGTAAAGAGTTAATGTGGGAAAGGAATAAGGAGTTATTAATTCAGTAAATTCCGTATCACTGACATTATTGTGAAAAGTTAAACTGTCATAAACAGCTGCATCAAACATAAAAAATTCTGCATTATCAGAACAATTCAAGACAGCTCTAGTTTTAAATTCCGCATTATCTCCACAAATTATTTCGTCAGAGAAAGTGAATGTTGAACCTTGAGCACAATTAATTTGCCCAAAACAGCTAAATTCACTATTTTGAGCGCACTGAATGAGAGCCATTAGGCTTTACTCCGAATCTCCAATTAAGCTATGTTTAAACTGGAATCTACCATTATTGGGTGCTGGAACATTTGCATAAGCAGTAAATTTACCACATACAGCAATATAATCGTTATTTTCTAATTCTCCCGAAGGGACTGAGAGAGAGAAATCTTCTCCGGCCCAACGAGTGGCCGTAGAGAAAGAACCAATTCCTGAAGGTGCAGTCTTTCTGTTAGAACTAGAAAGAGCAGAATTTTTACTTGTAGAAAGAGCAAATTGTATCTCTGCACTTGCAAAATAAGTAGCAATACTTCCAAATCCGTCTTGAGGATCATTATCCGTTCCCCAAATAATGCCACAAGTAGAGCTGTTAACTGAACCTGTAATTAAACCAAGCTGAACTCCGTCTAAGCTTTCCCAGCGAATAACACTATTAGCATCCCAAACTATAGAACCAATTATGGGAGTGGTTCCGGTTAAAGTTAAGGTTTCATTAGTCCAACTTCCTGAAACTTTACCTGTTATTTTAATTCTTCCGGTATCATTAGTGTTTGTGGAAACAATACTAGCATTACCTGAAGTGCTATTAGTTCTTGCTCCAGCTCTATTGCTAAACCTAGCATTACTTAATACACCAGGACTAGTTTGTTCCATTCTACGATAGAAAATTGTATAATAATCTTGATCAGTAGAATCAAGACGAATATCTCCAAATAAACCACCTAAAGTAGCGGGATTTACAGGAGAACCTAAATCAATAGCTCCTCCTAAAGTATCAGTATCATTAAGAGGAATACCATCAGAACCTAGATAAGTTTTAGAGTCATCTCTTGTGGGGCTTGCCATAAATATTAACCTGCGAATCCTTGTGTAGTGGTTTTTAATATATAGAGCTGAACTTCAGCCTTTAAAAAGTAAGCTTTACCTGTGTCTTTGTTTTCGTTATTGTCGTATCCAGAAGCAGTGAATCCGCTTTCTTTGAATTTAGCAAAGTAACGAGTAGCTCCAGAATCAAAACTAACTAAAATAACATTAGGTCTAGCTGTATACATTGTTTTTAATTTAGTCATTTCTTCGTCAGAAATAGAATGTATTGTGTAATCAATTTCAGCGTGATTAATATTTGTTCCTACAGATTTATGCACACGGTTACCCGGACCCGAAGCGGTATTCCTCATCTGGTAAGTTTTATCTGTAGTTGTATAATGAATTTCCGGATAAGGATCTGGAAGTTTTAAGGCATAGTCATACAGATTTACTGTATTCGTTCCATCAGGACTAGCCATTTTAATATATCTACGTGCCATTATATTTCCTATTGAATATCATTATTGTAAGGAGTCCACCAAACATCAGTTTTATTGGATTTCTTACCAATATCTTTTCCATCATTTTTCAAATTAACATTTACGTCAACTTGACCTTTAATATTTCCAATAACGCTTGGAAGGGTAGATCCTCCGAACGAACCGTCTTTCATCATTCTGCCTTGAATATTATCATGGCCCATTCCCTCCCAGACATTTTTAAATTTGGGAGTAGAATATTGACCAAATTCAGGATCAAAACGATAATCTTTCATTCCAAATTGGGTTTTATACTTTTGCATAGGATCTGCCTTACCTCCGTGATCTTGTCCAGTGTAGTAAGGGTTGTTTCCGTGATCGGCACCAAATTGAGTCCCTGTGGGAAATTCTTTGGTTCCAAATCCAGCCTTTAATCTAAATAGTTCAGACTCATCTTGCATTCTTTGATTTAGATCTTCAACTCCGTAAGTGCCTTTTTCATCTTGCTTACTTAAAGTTTTTTGAAGTTCCAAAATTCTATTTTGCTTATCTAATTCATTAGTGGTATCTTTAAGTTTATTTAGATAAGTAGTTTGAAGATTAGCTAAATCAATACGATTTTGTTTTTGAGCAGCCATAATTTCAAGAGGAGATTTGCTAGGATTTAGGTCCTTATCCGTCTCTTGCTGAAGTTTAATAGCTAACATTGCTTTCTCAAGTTCATATTGTTCTTTGAGATTGGCTACATATTGAGATTTATTTTTACTTGCTAAATCATTATATTGAGAAGTAAATTCAAGCTGAGCTTTAGCTGCTTCCATAGTTTTATATTGAGCATCTAATTCATCTTTTTTATTCTTAATAGTCTCAGTTTGAGAAGTCTTTTTATTATTCTCTCTAAATACGTCAACATCTTTAGAATATTGCTTTTCTCTAGAAGAAACTTGCTGATCTCTTTCAGCTTTAATTCCTTCAATTTGTTCTCTAGCTTGTTGGCGAATTTTAGGATCACGCATTTGAGTATTACTTTTATCATTTAGTTTATTTTGTATATAAGTAATTCTTCTTTGAGCATTGTTTTTAATAAGATCAACATCGTTTTTAAGCTGATCTTGCATAGACTTCTCAATAGATTTGTTAGTTTTTTCAATTTCTTTTAAAATTTGTGCTCTCTCGGCGTAAGGCTTATTATCCATACGAATATTGAGAATATCTTTTTTAGTAGTAGCTGCACCCATTTGATCGCTCAACTGAGCAGCTTTAATATTTCTGACCATATCCACTTGATCTAGTTCCATTTGAACCAGAGTATCAAGAGTTCTTTGTCTAGCGGCTATTTGTAAATAATCATATTTTTCCCAAATTGCTTTACGAGCTTGATGAGCTTTCTCATCCTGCCCTGCAAATTTCATTAATTCTTTATCGCGTTCTACAGTAAGAGATTTAACTTCCGCTTTTTCTTCTCCGTAACGATATTTCATTAATCCAATAGTGGTTTGTAGGGCTTCCTGTTCAGCTTTATCTTGAACACCTAAAGCTTGACTTCTAAGAGCTTTTCGCTTATTGTCATCTTCAGGAGTATTTCCTACAATCATAGAAGACTGAGCAAATAAACTATCGGCTTCTCGTTCATAAGAGAGTTTACCTACAGCAGCTAGTTCAGAAATAATAGACTGATTAAAAGCAATATTTCTATCAGCAATTTGTTTTTGAGTCTGAAGAATTTTTAATTCAGCATCTCTAGCTTTTTGAGCAAAATCCATTCTTTCTTGAGCATTTTTAGTAACGTCATTAGAAAGATCTTTCCATTGGCCAGCTTGTTTAGTTAATTCTACTAGAGAACCGCCTAAAGCAGACTGATCGCCCATTTGGTCTTTAAAAGAAAGCTTATCTAGAGTATCAGCAAAGTTATTTTCTAGTGGAACAGATAATTCTTTACCCATTAATCTAGCTAAATTTTGCTGAGCAGCATTAGCATCAGATTGAGCTTTTTTGTAATTCTCGTCTTCAGGATTGTCAGAGCCCTTAATCATATCCATACGGGCTCTGTAGCGAATACCCAACAGACGTTCACGCTCTGCTTCAATTTCTTTTTTATTTCCACGAGCAAATGTAGAAGTTGAATCATGAGTATCTAAATAAGCACGATCATTTGCTCTTTGATCAAATCTTCTAGTAGTTCCTAGAGCTTCAATCACTTCCATTGGAATACCTAATTTTTTATATTCATCAGAAGCAAGGAGATGCTTAGAGTTCTCTTGACGAGTAGTTCCTCTTCTATCTCTTTCGTCTAAGAAATTATTTCTATAAGTATACCAATCTTTAGATGACTGAGCTTTCTTTTGAAGCTCATTAATTTTTCCACCTTCACCAAGATCAATTAATCTTTGAATACCTAAAGCAATTCCAGTGAAAATACTACCTATTAATAATACGGGAAAACTAGTAACTGCAGCCCCAAATCTAGTTAATGCTGAAGCAATAGCGTTAGTTTTAGTAGCTACTTGAGCACCTGCGCCGGCATTCATAGATCCACTGGCAGCACCAATACCTGCAGCTAACCCAGTTTGAGCTAAGCCTCCGGCAAGGGCCCTGCCTGCAATCATTCGTCCGCCCATACTAGCAGCACCGCGAGCAGCTACGCCGCCGGCAGCGGCTTCAGCAGCTCCCCCAGCAAGCATTCCAGTTAAACCGAAAGCTTTGGCTCCCCATTGAACACCAGATCCAATAGCCGCAGCACCAGCTAAAGCTGTAATTCCCACAAGAACAGCGTCAATTGCGATTTTTAAAACATCCGGCAAATCGGCTAATACTTTTAAGAAGTCTGCAGTAGCACTAACAGCTTCTTTCATTATAGGTAATAGAGGTTCAAATAGTGCAGCCGAAGTTTGGAAAATTTGATCTTCCAAATTTGAGATACGTCCCATAAGGGTGCTGGATTGCACCATTGCACCTTGACCTTTGGTGGTATCTTGAATAAATTTATCAATAGCGTCCATTACCTGACGACGTTGAGTAATAGACTGAAGACTTACACCATTAGAGCCGATTAATACGCCATTATCAGCAAGGATATCATTAGAGATACCAAACTGAGAACGGGCAATTTCAAGACCGTTACTGTCACCAGCCATAATGCGGCTGATCATTTTTTGAGCGTCTACGATACCAGCATCAGGATTAATAGATCCTAATTCACCAGCCATTTTAATCGTATCTTGGAAATCTCTTCCAAGCTTTTTAATAGTCTTCGCTTGGGCAGAGAAGGCAATACCGGTTTGCATTACTTCTCTCATATCAAACGGACTTTGAGCAGCGTATTGTTTTAAGAAATCAAAATTCTTACTGCTATCCGGTGTTCTAGCAACAATACTCCAACGTCTTTGGAATTGTTCCATTTGTCCGGAAGCGGAAATAATATCTTTAGTTAAGCGCGTTAAAGCGGAAGAGAATTGAGAGAAGGCAAGGAAGTTAAGGGCGTCTGTAAGACTGCCTCCTTCGCTTCCTCCAGAGCCTCCACGACCTCTTCCACCACTACCGCCTTGGTTAGCAGCCCTGCGGGCTTCGGTAGCCTCTCTACGGGCCTGACGGTCGGCTTCAGCCTGAGCTTGTCTTGCTCTAGTATCAGCTTTTCTTTGTCTAACGGCTTCCGCTTCAGCGTCTCTTTTAGCTTTATTTTCAGCTCTACTATCAGCAATGCGTTTATCATTAGCTGCTTTATCCGCTGCCTTTTTGGCTGCTTTATCCTGGGCAGCTTTACGAGCATCTAATTCTTTATAATCGGCATGAGAATATTCGGTATATTGTGAAGTATTATTTAATACTCCACCCCATTCGTCGGCAAGATAACTTTCCTCATACTTAATGCGATCTTTAGCATTTCTTTTAGCACGAGCACGATCAGAGCGAAGTTCTCCTCTAGTCTTTTCAGTAGAAACAGGTCCAGAAAAACTACTATCAGATTTAGCATATCCTTGAGAAGCATTAACGTTATCGTTTAATTTTTTACCAGCAGCATCGAATCCACCGATATCAATATTTACTTTTTGTTTACCTAAATTAGCTAGTCTAGCTGTTAAAGAATCAATTTTATTTAAAACTTCTTCAATATTGGAAGAAATTTGAACTTTATTTTCTTTATTTCTAGGACTGAAAAGTTTCTGAGTTTCTGCTCTCATATCTTTGAAAGTAGCCATGAACTCAGAACGAAGCTCTTTAGGAATCTTCATGCTGCGCATAGCAGCAGTTACATTTTTAGCTACTTCATTAAAACCAGCGTTAAGAATTTTTAACGGAACTTGACCTTCTTGAGCTAGTTCTTCAAAAGAATTAACTACCGAACGAATTCTATCTCCGAACAGAACTACGTCTTTTGTATCAAAGATTTTCTTAACATTGATTTTGTTAAGAGCATCAGAATAGGTCTTGGCTATCTGACTACCAGATTGAGTAGTCATTTTTTCAGCTTTAGCTAGGTCTTGAGCTAATCGTTGAAGACCCAGGATAAAATCTACATCAAAATTAAAATCAGCCATTACTCTTTACTCGCTTGGTATATTTTCTGTAGGGAGATCGGTATCCCAGCTAGTTGATAAGAACATGCTTTCAAAGGTGTTATTTGCCTTAGCAATTTCTTCTTCTTTATCAATCTTAATAATTGTTTTCTTTTTATGTGAAAACATTCCTAGGTTATTACACCAATTTTCGAAATTATCTAATTTTCCACCAAACATTCCATTTAAAGTGTAAGTAATAAAAGCACCAGCCCAACGATGTTGATTAAATTCAACTTCGTCTTGGTATTTACACATTTGGTAACAGGTAAATAAACGTAAAAAGGGTAGACCGTCGATAACATCGTCAGTCCACCCATAAGATTTTTGTATTAAGTGAATACAGTAATCGTAATGATCGAAGTCTAAATCTAAATATTCGGAGACGATTCCGGTGTCGTCTGTTGCTTTAGTTTTTGAAAAAAAGGGATATCAGCGCCCTTAGAAAAGGCGGATACAAACATACCGATATCAGGATGTTTTACAATTTCAAACAACATAGAAGGTAAAGAAGAAGCTGGGAATTTATTTTCATCATCCAAATGAGCTTGGGTTACTTCTACTTGACCTTTATCAGGATCAACTCTACGCAGAATACTCAATAGAAATTCGTCCAAATTGGCTTTCATATATTCAAGACCAAAGAGCAGGGACATTTGAAGTAAAAGGTCTTGAGAGAGACTTTGAGTATTTTCAGAAAATTCTTGAAAACGTTCCATACGCATCTTGAAATCGCCCATACCGAGAGACCAAAGATCTTTACCCATACCTAGCAACATAAATACGTGCTTATGTCCTAGACGCTTAAAAGTATATTTCTCACCTTCAATTTCAAAAAGAGGGAGATTTGGAAAATGAGAATTTTGAGACATTAAAAGAAAAAATCCTTAAATAATTATTACTGAAAGTTTATTTAGTAATTTATTTTTAGAAAACCTTCCACTTGACAACTTGATTAAAGTATGCTAGACTAGGACATAAAAAACTCTCGATAGGGAACATTAGTTTTGTATCCAGCTTTACTTCATATTAAAAAAACTTCTAATTTTGTAGATTCCGAGTCTTGTGGAATTACAAAAGAAGACATTAGTAACCCTCCTGACACTTTAGGCTATGATTATTCAGTTTGGGTAGGAAGAATAGCCACACTTATTTGTTGTGTTAATAAAGCTCCAGGAAAAGAAAATGGGACTATTTGTTATATAAAGATAGCACAAAGAACGTTCCTGTATTTAGGAGAAAGTGTAAATTTATATCATGGATGTAGATATTTAAAAATGTATGGTGTAAGTGCATGAAAAAAGTTCCTTTATTTCTTAGTGAAACCAATCTAACTGAAATTAGAAAAAATTCTAGCTTTTGTTTAGATTGGAACAGGACTGGGATGTTTGATTGTGTTAAATGGAATCATACAGTATTACCAGATGTTTATCTTCATGCAGCAATGAATTCCTTAGCAGGCGAGGATCAAGCCTGTGCTGTCTATAAAAAAGTTAAAACTTTTTATATGTTTATAGGATTTACTACTGGACAATCTCATTGGATACGTAGACTTAGATTAGTAAGAGATAGATGGTAAAAGTAGAATGATTTTTTTAAGAGCCGATTGTGTTTATAATTTAAAAGATGCTGAAGGTTTTAAATCGGAATGGCATCAGGGTATAAGTTCTTATAGAACTTCAAAAGGACAAATAGCTGTAATTTCACCAAGAGCCAATATCAAACAAGTTTTAGTATATTTCCAAATCTCTGAAGAAATATGGTTTTATTTAGGCACTTGTTCAAATCAATGGGAAGCTCCTTTACTTAAAAATTTAAAGAGAGTTATTTAACTATGATTCCAATATTTTTATATCTAGGTAAGTTAAAAAAACACGAAGACTATTCTATAACCAGACTTGCTAAAAGGGGGTATGAACATGTTCTTTGTCATGGAGGACACCACCTTAATAGAAAAGGTAAGGGAATTCTTTGCTACACAAAAGACACAAGCGATGATAAGGATAAAATGTATATTTATTATCAAATAAGTAAAGATTTATATACTTATATAGGAGAAGATATACAAAGGTATGATGCAAAATTAATGATTTTATTAAGAAATATCTAAAAAGATTAGCCTACTTTAACCGGTAGGTTTTTTTATGTCTTAATTTAGTAATAAAAAAAGAATCTTGGAAACAAGATTCTTTGTGTCTTAACTATCGTTAAGATTCTATAATTTGTTTTTGTTTAGCTTTATTTCTTCTATCAGAAATACACTGTTTACAGTCTTTCTTCTTAGTTCCATCTTTCAAATTGTAGAAAACCGTATTTTCTTCCGTATATTCATGTCCATTAATACATACTTTCTTTTCTCTACCTTTTAAATTAGCGTCATGACAAATAAGACACTTATTAAAATAACCTCTATTGTCATTCTTATCTTGAATTCTAAAAAGATTATCTTCTGTTTTAGAATGGCCACATTTAAAATAATTTCGTCTTAAATCACCTTTAGCAATTGACTCTTCGTGACATTCCTTACACACATTTCTGAATCCTTGTTTGTAGTAAGGATGTTGAAATTCAAAAATATTACTTTCAGATTTTTCGTGCCCACATGGAAATTTACTATTATCTCTAGTTCTTTGTCTAGGTGGAACATAATTTATGTCAATCTCTAGTTCTGGGTAATTAGCTTGGTCTTTTCTATTTCTACATTTATGAGCATTTACCCTAAGGCATTCTTTACATCGGCGTTTATATCCTATTTTTCCGTCTTTATTTTTGTATTGAAGAAGAGTTAAATTTTGTTCGGTATACTCATGACCTTTTTTACAATGATTTATGTGGATAGAATATTGGCCAATAGCCCCTCTACGAACATTTTCTGATTGAGTTACGGGTTCTAAGTGGTCTGGGTTACAACAAGATCTATTTCTGCATAAATGGTCTAAAACTAATTCTTCAGGAGGAATACCTTTAAAAATTACATAGACTAATCTATGTAATGCATATATTTTATTTTTATAAGTTAACTTACCATAACCATTAGGACAAACATTATCTTCCCAGATCCAACATTCAGTATTGTTATAATATTTTGTATTTTTTATTAAAAAGGGATTAACTCTAGTATTAAAAAAATTGAAATCTCCTATAAAAGGAGAAAAGTGTTCTCTATTCATAGTTCCACTATAAAGGTATTACTAGATAGTGTCAATAGTTTTTCATAAAAAAAGAACCCTGTTTCCAAGGTTCTTTTTACTGCAACTTCGGTTAGAAGTTAGTAGTATCAATAATAGCCACTTAATCTCTTAGGGACGATTAGCTGGCAACCGATATTGAAGGCGTCAGAGTCAAGACTATGAGCGGTCAATTCGATTTCCATTACAGCTTCGTTTTTATCAGAGATAGAAACGTCCTGAATCGTATTAGCGCGGCAATTCTCCATTACGATAGCGATAGGCAAGGGCTGTCCGTTAGGAGCAACACGCTGCGCAATCGTAGCGAAAAGAGTAATATTACCAAAATAGTCTTCGTCATTAGGATATAGGGCGGGACGAACCGAATCGAAGTTTTGGTAAGAAGTAAGAATACTAGTTCCCAAAGCCAAACGCAAAGTATCAATATCAGCCATTTCCAAAAGAGAGGTTCTAATGGAAGGCGAGATCATATCTACGCGCTGAAGACCCTTAATATTAGTTCTGCGACCGTCTACTTCTACTTGGCGTTCCTCTTTGTTAATAGCGAACGTAGTGCCTCCACGAGTCGCACCGAGCTTTCTGGGGGCTACGGTGTTACCGTTAGGATCGGTCCAAGTGTTGGTGTCTCGAATAGCTTCACTAAATGCAATACCAGCGCCGGTAGTTGCAGACAACATATCTGCAATATTAGCGTTAACGTAGAGCACTCCGGCATCGAGCACAAGATTCTTTACGGTATCAGGACGTAAACCGGAAAGTGAACTTCCAATTTGAGCCATAAATAAAAAACTCCTTATATATAAGATAACTTTAGAGATTAATCTTAATATAAAGAGTTATATAATGATCTATTTGATCCTTTTGGGATTTTCTTATTTTTTATATATTAGAACACCCTTGGTCACAATAGTAATAATTTTTATTTGTTAAATAATTAAGAATACTTTGATGTATCCAATTTCTTTTGTGTCCACAACTTAAGTAAATATCATAATAATTACAGCCTTTAAATATTTTTTTATAAATTAAAAATCTTTTATGTTCTTTAGAGAACTTGGTTTTTCTTTTTATAATATAAAGCATTAGTAAAGACTCGAACATCCTTCTATACATATAGCATATCTATCTTTGTTAAGATCAACTGATCCTGAATAGTATCTAACATGACCACAAGTTAAATAACTTTTAGTTTGGTAATGATATTTTTTTTCATAATAAATTTTTTGTTGTTTTAAAACTCTAAATTTAAGATTTCCAGTCCAACAAATTTTAATAGGGAGCACAATAAACCCCAGATCTAGGAGGATTAGAGGGTTTCCAAACTTTAGCACAATTTGGACAATATCTATATTTTTTATTAAGGCCAGACGTTCGATCTCCATACCATATCCAAATATTATAACTATGTCCACATATTAAAGTAAACGTATACCTGTAAGAACTTCCTATGCATTTTTCATATTTAAGGACTCTGTGTAGTTTATTATTTTTAGGAGTGAGTTTGATTAACATTATAAATAAATTTTATATCTTTCTTTTCTACAAATAGAACATTTTAAATAACCTAAAGATCTTTTTTTAGTATGTTTTACTACATGCCCACAAAAAAGAAAAGACTCCCAAGGATGATTTATTTCTTTGGGAGATCTTTTTATTACTTTATGAAGAAAAATTTTATTGCTAGGGTCCCATTTAATTAAATTTTCGGAAATAAGTTATAAGGTCCTAAATCATAATAATGGTTTTTACACTTACTTTGTTCTAGAAATGTGGGTTGAAAGGCACTATAATATACTTTATTACATCCACAAACAAAAGTTACAAAGAACCTAGTTCCAAATATTGTATTACTTTCTTCTATTTTTAGAATTCCAAATCCTAAATTTAGTCTTCCACCATGATAACCAATTCTAAAAATCGATTTTTTCTTCAGTTTCAAATTCTTTACCCTCTAGTTTAAAATAAGCTAGACGGACTAATTTACAAAGAAATTTAGATCCGCCTTTAAGAGCAATCCAATCTTTTAATTCTTTTTCACAACGAAAACTTACTCTATCATCTTTAGTCATACAAATGTAAACCTTCTTTCTCAAAACTATCTTCCGTATAAATATCAATGTTCCTAGCAGAAACAACGAGCACATAAGGAGGAAAGTCAAAAATAGTAGGCTCAGAAGGATAACCTGTAAGAAATAAAATTTGATCTTTTAATTCCATTATTTTTTCAACTTTAGAGTCTAACTTATATTCCATATTCTCTCTGTCACAGTCTTCATTGAACAAATCCTTAGCTAATCTTTCTAACCTGTTATTTACAAATTTCATTTCTTATAATTATCCTATCTACAAGGTAATAATTATTTTTTCTATAAATTCATAAATATATCTTTCTAAGGATTTGCTTTAAATGACCCCAGAAGAAGAAATGTTTTCCGTTGTTAAATCTAAGTTGGAAACTAATTCAGCTCTTATTACTGCTGTAGGTGGAACTCCACGAGTTCACTATTGGAGACAAAACGCAAATACCGATTATCCTTATATTATATATGACCTCAATGACATTAGAACGCTTGAGCCTCCGGGAATAGGATTTACTGGAAGATTCACAATTTCTCTTTGGTTCTATGCAAGTAATAGTTTAAAAGCTTTCCAAACTAGAACTGCGGTTATTCAAGAGTTTAACCAAAAGACTATACACGGAACTAATCTTGTTAATTGTAGATTTTGGTATAGTAATGATTCTAGAAAAGAAGTAGAAAAGAAAGATAACGTCAGAGATAAAGACGTTATTTGTCATGATATTGTATTTGATGTTAGATATTATGTGGTAACTACCGTAGAAGCTGCAGAATTTACAATTTAATTTAAAGCATAATGATTACTTAAGAAATTAACAAAGGGCTTATCAGAGCCCTTTGTTTTTCTAATTGCATCGTAATACTCTTCATAGTAATTATATTTTCTATCAGGATCTGCATATTTCTTATAAATTTTATACATCTTAATGTGAGCAAGTAGTAACTTAAAATTCATTATCTAAATTCTCCTTTCTTAGTTTTTTTAACTATATAATATTTTTCTAAAACGTCTATTGTTAATAGAGACAATTTTCTTTCTTCTCTAAGTCTACTTTTTAAGTTTCTAGTTGTTTGTGGGTAAAAACCATTTTTCTTATATATCTTATACCAATAAAGATCATTAATAAGCATAATTTTTCACCATAAAAAAAATAAAAGCTTCAGAATATTTATGTTCTCTTATTAACTTTTGGTAGTTTACGCTGTGACTTCTAGTTTCCCAGATAAACATTCCATTGCCCAACAAGAATCTAAAATTACTTAAATTAGTTAAAGCACTGGGAACACGCTGCTGCATAATGGAATCCTAATTCATTTTCTTTGGCATTTTGCTTTAAATTTTTGTTGAAAGAAGCTTTTCTTTTTTTACAAATACTACATTCGCTACAAATTTCTATAATGGAATCACATAGATTCATTACTTTATTTATTATAGGCCACATTTCGCCTTTAAAATCATTTCTAAGTCCATAAGTGTAGAAGTGTTTAGTATTATCTTTATTAGCTTTTATAATGTGTTCTAGGGTGCGTTCATCAATAAACTGCATTTCATCTACGAAGAAATAAGTCTTTTCTTTTAACAAAAGAAGCCACTCTAATCTATTATCTTCGGTTAAGATAATAGATTAGAGTGGCTTCAGTGGAGCCAAATCTAGTAAAAATTCCTTCAGTTCTTTTATCAAATCCAGGTTTTACTAAACAAACGTCATTAGGATGATTTCTTTTTTTGTCGAAATAATTTTTTAATAAGTCTAAACTCTTTCCAGACCCAACGGTCCCCCAATGAAACGTCCACATCTATTTCTCTTTCCTTCACCCAGATATAAAAATAAGAGACTGTTCTCTCTTCTTGCATACGAATATCTAATTTTGATTCTAAACAATGCCAGCGATGATGGCATTTCGCACAAAGACTAATTAAATTATGTGGAAGGTCAGATCCGTCTAGTCGTTGTGGAACAATATGATGTAATTGTAATTTCCGGTGAACTTTGTCGCATTTTTGACAAGTATTGTTATCCCGCTCAAGGACTTGTCTTCGAATATCTACCTTAATGGCCATTATTCTCCAAGTTTTTCAATGTATTTATACCAAATATTAATATTAACTTTATTAGTGATACAATAATTAATTACTTTTTGCATTTGGTTATCAAAATCATACAGGAGTCTTACATAGTCTTTAGCTTGGGCCCATTCTGATAGATGTTTGTTGTATACATGATTGTAGGGGCGCTTAGGCGACATGCCTAACAGATATGCGATTTCAGTGAAGGTTCTTTGGTCTAGAACTTTTTGATACTCTAACATGATATCTAAAGGATACTTAGACTTAGAGTTCATGCTTATAACATCTAACTTATCTGTAAACTTCTTTTTTAAAAAAGAATAGATTTTTAAATGTTTTTCTAAACTTGGAATAACCTCTGAAGGCATATTCATTTTTAACTTTTCCACCTGACCTAAAAATATTTTATCAGAACTCTTGACTTCTTGCAAGACCTTTGCTAAAATGTTAACAAGCTTTTAACATTATGTTTACATTTTAATGAAGTTTTTCGTTATTCAAAAACAATACACCTTATAACATTTACCTTATTTAATCGGAGAGTTAATGAAAACCCTGTATCAAGCACTTTTTATAAGTGATACACATATTCCAGTAAACAATAAAGTAATTACTGGAGAGAAGGGAAGCCTTTTTAAGTTAATTGAAAAGAAAAAATTTAAAAAGATTTTCCACATTGGAGACTTGGTTTGTTTCGATGATTTTAGTTCGCATGATAAAATTGCTGGACAAACCTCAGATACTATAGAGACATTTGTAGAAGCAAAAGCTTTCTTTTCTCGTCTAAGAAAATCTGCAGGTGCTAAAACTGAAATTACTTATGTTGAAGGAAATCATGAACTTCGATTTGAGAGATATCTTGTTCGAAAAGCACCTGAATTACTTCCTCTGAATTGTTTAACACTTCCTGAACTATTTGAATTAAAGAAATATAATATCAAATGGAAGCCTTATAGAGAACGATTAGTCGTAGACGGATTAAAAGTTACTCACGGATCTATTTGTAGAGGATTAAGCGGAAATTCTGCTAGAGGAGAATTAAAATCTAATAAATATCGTTCAGGTGTTTCTGGACATACCCATAGATTAGGTTTAATTCATGACGCCGATGGGGCCTGGATGGAACTTGGAAATTTAGCTGATCCAGATCCGGAAATTTCTGCAAAATATATGGGTGATCGCGATCCAGATTGGCAACAAGGTTTCGGTATGGGAACTTGTTGCGAAGATGAAGCCGGAGACAAGCATTGGTTTTTACATCCTATTCAAGTTAAAGATAATAAATTTACTGTGGACGGAATTTGCTATTAATTATGGAAACTGAATTTACTTTAGAAGAATTAAGAGATTTAATTAATATTTGGATTGAAAAAGATCCTTATGTAAAAGAAGCTGTTGTTTTGCTTCCAAATGCAGAATTAGCTACTGAAATTGAAGGTTTGTGGTGGCACCCAGAAGATGAGGATTGTCTTTCAGGTAAGGAAGCTGAAGGCACAAATCCCAGAGAAGACGGGTATATTCCTGCTGTGAGGATTTTCTAATGGCTGAGAAAAGATTGTGCAATGTTCCTAATTGTAAAGAAATTCATAAAGCTAGAGGTTTATGTAACAAACATTATCATGTTTGGAGAGATATTCAATTAGACTATGACTACGTAGATAGATATGTAGAAAATTTAACGACACCTCTTAGAAATAAAAGATGCAATCATGAGAAAAATGTAGCTAATTTTATAATTAGAATAAATGGTTGGGGGAAAAAATATAAAACTTGCCGTTTGTGTCGTAACGAAAGAGATAATATTAGCAGACGTAAACGTAGAAACGCACTTAAGGAGCAATCTGAACAAACATGATTCTAGGAATTGATTTCGATAATGTAATTGCGGATTACACTGGGGTAATTAAAGACTTAGTTGAAAAAGATCGCAATTTGACTTCAGGTTCTCTTCCTGAACCTGAAGACTGGAATTTTGAAAGTTGGGGATTGACTTTAGATCAATTTAAAACTTATCATACTAAATTTATTAATGAAGATTTAACTTCGCAAATGAAGCCGTTTGCTTCAGCTCTAAATCAATTAGACCACTTAGCCAAAGAAGGTCATATAATTAAAATTATCACTCAAAGAGTAAGTTCTGACTGGTTCTCAACTGAAATGAGAGAACAAATTAAAGCAGTAACTATTAAATGGCTTTCAGATCGTAATGTTCATTATGATGAAATTCATTTTGTGAAAAATAAAGAAGAAATTACAGCAGATCTTTATATAGATGATTCTCCAGAAGTATTATCTAGTTTAGAAAAAGCTGGAAAGAATTATATTATTTTCAACTATTTATACAATAAAGAAAATAAAGGAAGTAGAGCTTACACTTGGATACAGTTGAAACAAATGATTCAAATTCTTCACAGAAATCAACAGTTATCCCAACAGAAGTAAGGATCAAAGATCCAGATACTGGAGGAGAAAAAGGTTCTAAATTAGCTCAATTTTCTTTAATCCCACAAAAAGCTTTGTGGGAACTTGCTGAACATTATGGTAAGGGAGTTGGAAAATATTCCAAACATAACTGGAGAAAAGGTTATGATTGGTCGTTATCTTTTGACGCTCTCCAAAGACATTTGAACCAATTTTGGAATGGAGAAAACTTAGATTTAGAAACTCCAGGCAATAATTCTCCTAGTAAACACATGATAGCCTGCGCCTGGCATTGCTTAACTTTAGCTACATTTATGGATGAATTTCCTGAGAAAGACGATAGGTTTAAACATGCAAACAATAACAACTAATGTAAAAGATCACGAGATTGCTACTTATATTGAAACGCTTTATCAACAAGCTAAAAGTTCTGAAACTAAAAAATCGTATATAAGATTTAATAATATTCCTTATATTTACAAATGTAATATAGAAAAAATTCCTATTGAAAATTTTGAAGAATCTACTGTAAAATGGAATTATGATTTTGTAAATAATGGGTAGTGTTTTTGGTTATGAAATATTAAGACAAACATCGTATCCTAGTATAGGAAAAGAAAATTTTGAAGTAACTGCTTTTGATTCTTACGATAAAGCAGTTAGTTGGAAATATAATATTAAAAAATTATCTTCAGATAAATACTTTAAACAAGCCGATTATACAATATTTAAAGTAATAAGAATTCCAATGAAAGAACATGATGCTGGAATATAACGAAATTGGTAAAGAAATTTACCATTGCTTAGAAAATGATTTAGAAATGCCAGAAAGTACTAGGACTGTTTATGACAGTCTTGTTTATTTCGATGATTTCTATTATGAAATATTTGATGGAGCACCGGATCGAATGATTGAAAATATGGCTAAAGTCTTCACTCCCGAATCTATCAAACTTTTTGAAGATGCTTTAAACAATAGTGTTATTCAAGAAATGGAAAACAAGTTCTCTGCTATAGCTCCTGAGTGTTGATCGCGCACATGATCATGATAGGGAAGCAAGAAAATATGTTAACAAAAGTTAACAAACAGTTTACAAAAAAGATCTTGTTTTAAAGTCAGTTTAACTGTAAGCTCTTTTTGAGCCAAAAAACTCTCAACATAAAGTAAAGAAAAGGTAAAACATGTTTTTCTCAAAAGAAACTGAACTCGCACAAAAAGCTCTTGGAAATAATGACGATGTAATTCATAATTTTCTCCAGGCTTTCAATAATTACGAAGTTCCTGAAGGAGCAGTTCCTGCTGTAGGCCTTAACACTACTAAGGGTGTTAAGTATTATGTTGTAAATGCTCGAGAAATGAGTCAGGCAGAAGTCGAAAGTCACATGAAAAATATGATGGCAACTCGATAACTATATAATGAAATATTGGTATTCTGATAGTCAGAGTATAAATATTAAATTATCAGTGATCGAACTTATGGAAATAGATTCTCGTCCGGAGAAATTTTTATCTAAAGTTCGATCACTGATCTCTAATGACGAGAACATTAAAGAAATAAAGAGACTAAATGACCTTAATAAGGCTAGAAGTTCCTGTAACAACGTGTAAAACGGAAATACACGTAGTCGATCTTTATCTTCCTCATAAAGATGAATTAAAAAAGCATTTAGAAGATAATTCAGAGACTGATTGGTTTCGAAAAAATTCCGTATCCAGTGTTCCAGATTCGAGACCTGAATTTAACATAAACCACCTAGAAGAAATAAAAATTTTAGAAGAGAAGTGGTTGGGCTAGAAGGCTACTATTAAGTTAGTAGCCCTTTTTATTACTATGACTAAACTAGAATTACTGCTAAAAGAAAACACTAAACTAACTGTTATACGAACTAATGAAGATATAGTTGTTACCTGTGAGAATGAGTTAGGAAAAATAGAAGAATTTAGAGTAAATTCTTTACATGTAGCTATAGAAGAAGTAGAACTAGAAAACTCTATTTCGTTACCTCCAGCGTGTTCAGGTTGGAAGCCAATTTTTACATGTTAAATTTTTGTTAACTGAAGAAAAAGTAAAAAGTTTTAACAACTTCGCTACACGGTTGTAACACGAAGAAAGTAGTATACCTCCAGTGACCTATTACTGGACACAACAAGTTAAATCTTTTAAAGCAAAAGAAGTTTTAGGAACTTTAATAGGTAAAGGTTTTTATAGAGAAGTTTACGACTATATCCCTGATAGTCGTTTAGTGATTAAAAAAATCATTCCTAGAGAAAAGTGCCTTCATGAAAATAAAAATGAATTTGAGAACTGGAGCAAGTTACGTGAAGTATCAGTAATTAATAAATTACTAGTCCCTGTTATAGATATTTCTCATTGTGGTAGATTTTTACTAATGGAAAAAACAACTCCATTAGCAGAATTTAAGTTAGAAAATTTACCTAAAGAAGTGCCTTATGGTTATGGGGACGGACATCCAAATCAATTATCTCTATATAAAAATAATATAGTCATACACGATTATGGCTGTAATTTATTAAAGCCTAGATTAATGCGTATAAACCCAGAAAGTTTTTGGGTAAAAAAGAAAAAAGGAAGAAACTAATGAACTCTAAAGAACTTTGCAACATGTATAACTCGCTCCCAGATAAGGAACGTATGGGATTGGTAATGAATTATCTTCCCGAGAAAAATCCTAACGCAGCTACTCGTTATTTCGAAATTATGCATGGCGATAGTAAAGAAATCATTATCCGCATGTTTATTGAACGTCTTCGCACTAAGCGAACCAATATTACTATGCACATGGGGACTAACGAAGAAATCAAAGTTAAGTTTATTTGGGAAAAAGGAAAAGTAAAGTGCTACGAAAACCAGGGCACTGATACTTACCAGGATAATACTTACGCAAAGATGAAGGAATGGATGCTTAATACCTCCATCTTCAATGAAATTTTCATGAAGCTTAATAAGGTTACTTGGGCTGATCTTCATGACAACATTAACCCCGTATTGAAGGATTTTGAATTCAAGAAAAATGTTCCTTACGAAAATTTCTCTCTATATGAAGAACTTCGTTTTGAAAATATGACCGAATTCTTTGACAATTACAATATTAAATCTCCTCGTCTTAAGGCGCTTATTCGCGAACAAGCGAAGGATATTGATAAGCTTATCAAGCTGTGTAAATTGTTTGAGTTCTTCCTTAAGGCTGAAGTTGATATCAACTTCATGTTGAACTACTTCGATACTTTGGTTAAAATCACCGAACATAAAGGCGCTAATGGCGATTTCACCAAGTTGAAGTTTGTTAACAAAGATAATTTCCGCCGATTCTGTCTTGACTGTGAAAATGCACTTAGCACTAATAAGGTTGGTGAATTTTATGCAGCAGTTAATGATATTGATAAGCTACAAACCCAGCTTCTTGAACTGAATAAGGATGCTGTCTTGCCTAAGGTGGAAAATTTCGTGGCTTATCACCACGCAATCTCTAACTTGGTAGTAGACGAGCAAACTAAGCTTGAGTCTAAGCCTTATACTTGGACTGAGGATGAAAAACGTCTTAACGGAACTGAAGTTGACGGATATACTATCAAATTGCCGGTGAGTAAACCTGATCTTCGTATGTGGGGTCGAATTCAAGGCCATTGTATCGGAACCTATGATTTCCAACAGAATCAGAAGCTAATTTCTTTCTGGAAAGAAAATGGAACTGTAATTAATTCTTGTCTTGAAATTCGTCGGGACGGAAATAGTTATCCCTTCCGTGAACGTCAGCATCGTGGGCGTCACAATGGAGATCCTAATATTCCTTCGGAAATTTCTCGTAAGCTTTACGAAGAAGTCTGGGCTTGTTACAATCCCGCTCCTGAACCGAAGGAATTGGATCCGGGATATAAGGTCTGGAAAGAAAAGAAAGATGCTCGAGAAGAAGCCTATCAAGCTCGAGTAAAGGCTGCTGAAGAGGCTAAAGCAAAAGAAGCAGCTTAAGTTCTAAGAGAAAGGGGTAGTTAACAGCTGCCCCTTTCTCTTTATCGGGAGATTGAATGTTAATTCCTTGTAGAATTCCTCATGAAGAACTTTTACCTTATTTACAATACTTAATCAGAACTTTGCCTTATTTTAAATTAGATGCTTTTGGTAAAGAATCAGACAATAGATTCTATTCTCTGAATTTTAGACTAAAAAAAGGTCAGCCCAGGCATCATAGTTTTTTTTATGACTTAAGTGAGAATGTTTATTATTTACGTAAAATAGCTTGGTCTACTACAGGGAGAGGGCTCGATGCTGGATATCCTTTATATAGACACAGTGCCCTTTTTTAATGATAAATAAATCTACTATAAAAGAAGGCCCTTGGTTTATAAGGACTTTACCTTCTAATAAAAATAAATATGGTATATATTATCATAATATCTTATTTGGTAGCTGTAAAAATACTAAAAATAAAGTAAATGCTTGGTTTTGTAGGTTTTTTAACTTGCCTTCAGGAAGCGTTTATACTTCCAGTAAACTTTGTTTGCATTATTTAGAAAATGGACAAATTATTACAATAGACAAAGGATATTCTGAATACATTATTTATAAAAGTATTCTTCGACGTAAGACATGAATATTGAAAATTTTTCTTTTTGGCTTAATGAATCAAATTCAGGATTACATAAACTTTATTATAATAATTGTTTTTTTACTTTTCTTAAAAGTCATTCGGAATATTCCAAGTTAATTAAAAAATTAACTGGATTCGAAGAAGATTCTTGGAATGATTATCATACACATGACATTAAGAGTTACTATGTTTATAGATTATTTTTAAGATGAAAAAATATAATGATGCACAAAAAATGTTAGCTTCTAGAAACTGTAGAGCTTATTGGTTTAACGATGACGGTAAGACTACTTATTGTAAATTAACTTATGCCAATATTACTCTTCATTTAGAATACTATAAGGCAGGAACTAGTTCAACTAATCTAATAAAGAGATTTTTTGGTAGACAATTTGGATGGTCACCAGATAGAGATTACCAACCTACTACAAAATATCCTCATAGAGATTTTATTTATCTATGAAATTAGAAAATTTCTTTTTACGAAGATACCGCCAATGCCCTACTACGTTTTATGTATTTTATTATGGTGGAGTTCCTTTATATATATCTAAACATTGGTTTAATGAGTGTGATATGTTAAGAAAATTCTTAGGACAAGACAAATTGTTTGGAACTAAACAAGTCAAACATTTTAATGATTTTTATGACACGTATTTTAGATATGTGCAATAAGGACGCTTTTACTCTTAATATTAAAAATATTGTTCCTAATACGTTTATTCAATATAATATAATTAAATATTATGGAGAAACAATAGCCATTTTTGGACCACATGAGCAAAGTTATTATAGTTATTTTGTGAAAAAGTTTATAACTAAGAAGGACTATGTTCTGTCCTCTCAAGGCAAAAATACTTATTTATATAAATTTTAAGGATTAAATTATGTTAAACTTTCAAAAAGCGATTCTTACTTGGGCCAAAACTAATTTTGGAGCTATTGCCTATAAACAAGAGGAGCGGGTCTTACGTTTTCTTGAAGAAGCTGTAGAACTTTGTCAGGCTTTAGATTTACCAAAAGAAAAAATTACCCATCTAGTAGATGTTGTCTATAATAAAGAAAAAGGTCCTGTAGCTAAAGAGTTAACGGACGTTCAATTAAATTTATATGCGTTAGCAGAACATTTGAAGTATCCACTTCAAAAAGAATCGGAAGAAGCTTTTCTTTATTGTTTAAGTAGAGACCAAACCTTTTGGAGAGAACGTCAAGAAAAGAAATATGCAGCAGGCACTTCTACTAGGCCATGAGAAAGCTTTGGGTTTTAAATGCCTACAATCATTGGCATATTTATTATAACAATATTCTTATGTCTATTGAAGAAGTTAATTATACTAAATTTAGACATGTTTTTGATTTTGCAGAGTATTTAGGTGTTTTAAGTATTGGATTAATTTGTGGTTTCTCAAAAAAAGATTCAGGGCTAGAAGTTGTAGACTTGACTTCTAAAAAAGTCAGCTATAAAATTAGGAATTCTAATTCCAATATTATTTATGAATGTTTTAAATAGTAAACTTCATTATAAATGCCAAGAAGATTGGTTTGAAATACTTTATTATGCCAATATACCTTACGCTGTCTTAACTAAGACTGATCAGGACAATGGGAGTTATGAAACTGCTTTATTTCCTAATAAATTTTTAGGAACTTGTAATATTTCTTTTAGATTTGAACTAAACTCAGAACTTTCAGATACTGTGTATCATTACAATATGGTAAAAAGTGATTCATGATTAAATTCAAAAAAATTTACACTAGTCTTGATGAATATACAGGCGAGTATACTTGGGTAGAGTATTTTTATTACAACAATATTCTAATAAGAATTCGAAAAAATGAAAGTTGGGAACTAGAAACTCCTTGGGTAGAATACATTAAACTTATAAAAGGAAAAAAGTTTAAAGGAGAAGCTTCTGGATATCTTCCTGATGGATTTACTTTATTCCGTTAACAATTTGGCAATAGACACAGCTTACTGACTATGTTATTATTAGTCCAGGAGGTAAGCAATGAAAAAACTGAATAAACTGGAAGTCCTGGAAAAGCTCGATAAAGAAATTTCTCGAACGGAGGCCAGGATTGACAGAGCCGAGAAGGCAGGTAAGGCTTGTGAAACCGACACAGGACGTTACTGGGGCCTTCAAAAGGCAAAGTCTCTGCTCTTGAAATTAAAAGAGTAAGAGAAGCCCCGCAAGGGGCTATTTTCTTTTGGAGATTTATGGAAAATATTTTAACTACTCACATAGTAGATCATAAAGGTAGCTGGTTTGAATATTACCTTCTAGGTAATGTTACTGTTTGGATTCTAGACTCTAGAACCGAGTGTAATTTATACGATAATCATTATTTAGTAAATAAAATTTCTAATTCTGCTGAAGAAACTGAATGGGATTATGTTGAGAGCCTAACTACTCCTCGTAAATTTTTTCTAAAAAAGGAAGTCCAATATTTCTAGTGTTATATTATAGAATTTTTTATACAAATTCTCACCCCACTAAGTGGAATGGTGTGTTTTATTGGAATAATGTTCCTCTTTTTTCATTAAATACTGCTTATAAGGGAGACTACAAGTCTGTAATTAAAAAAATATTTCCAAATAAATATTTTGAATTTTATTTTAAACCAATACTAAGTGATTATTATGAAGTTTCATAAATATATCTGTTATGAAACATATCGTAATCAACGATCAGAGCGTAGCCGTATTATTTTATATATGGCAAATCTACCTGTAGGAACATTTTTTATAGAAGAGCCAAATTGTTGGGATTTATATAAAAAATATATTTATAGTCTATTAGATATAACTGAAGCAGACTCAATAAATCTTAGAATAAGAAATAAAAATGAATGTTCCCAATTGTAGCAACTATTCCAGAATTTTATAAAAAAGTTTTCCCCGAAGGGGCTTACTATGTAAAAGATAAAGACTGTTATTACAGTTTTAATTACAACGATTGTTGTAAGCAACCAGTTTTAGTAGGTAGATATTGTTCTTATGATGGAAAAATGTATCTTAAGCAAATTGTTAAGCACCACATGTATATGTTTAAGTTAAGAACAGCTTTAAGATCTCGTGGCTCGGATCGCTATAGTAGACACGAAACAGCTTTTACTCCTTTATTGTATTGGCACTATGACAAAAAAATTATTAAATACGATGATATTTCAGTCCTACTTTTGACCGACAATAATTTATGACTAGATTTGGATACGTTAATTACTATTCCCCTGATTTCACTAATCGAGTAGTCAATCAAATCTGGTATATAAATAATATACCTTTTGCAGTTAGAACTACGGAAGAATTTACTAGTATTAAATTACAAAGAGATCTTCTAGATAAAAAATCTACTATCCATGAAAGAATTATAAATACCTATTATTTATTAGTTCGTCCTAAGGGTTTAAAATATTAAATATAAATAATATAAATTTTTGTTTAGATGAGTCTTATGGCATAGTAAAATACTATGTTCATTATAATAATTTACCTATCTTTATATATAAAGAAAATAAAGAAGAATATAATTATGGAACTGACTATAGTGACCTTATAAAAAAAATAACTGAAACTAGTATGTGGCAAGTAAAAGTTATTGGACCGAAACAGTATAGCTTATGGAAATAACTGATTTTTATTTTAATACAAAAACTTCTCCAAATCATTATATACTTTATTATAAAAATATTCCTATTTTTGTTTGGGATAATCAGATAAGTAAATCGGAAAGTTTTCCGGAAAATTTGTTTTATAGATATATTAAATCTCTTACAAATGTAACCAAATGGTCCTATAACTCTACGAATGATTCTGATATATGGTCTTTTTATGAACTATGCTAGATATAAATAATTTAATTTATCAATATGATGACATAGATCGTCAACAATGGGGTAGGGTATCCTATAAAAATATACCTCTTTGTATATTTATAAATCCTCGTAAGGTAAATGACACTTTTGGAAGTATCATTATTAAACTTACAGGCGAAAATAGTTGGGATTACAAGACGTTAACTCATAATAGCTATAAATTTTGTAAGAGAGAAAAATAAATGTTATTTATCGAAGATCATTTTAGAGATGAACAGCCCGAAGACGAAGATTTGGGGCGTAAATATACTTATTTATTTACATTAATTAAACATGCTAACCTTACAATTATGATTGATAAGAGTAATATTCTTTCTTCTAGAATTTGTAGTGTTTATAATAAATCTTTTAAGAAAAATATTGATAGTGATACTCTACAAGATTTTTATCCTAGAACAAATCCTTTGATTTATGTTTATTCGTTTGATGAAGAATAAAAAACTTAAATTACAAGATCTTACATATAAAGTTTTAGATCTTAATAGCTGTCTAGCTGGTTTGTTTTATAAAAATCTTCCTATTGTATATTTTAATTATAACAAAACTAGAAGTCAGGCCTTAAGACCTTATATTATTAGTTTAACTGGCCGCTCAAGTTGGGGATATAGTCCCTTAGCCTATCATGTGTGGAGATTAGATCTCGTATATGAATAAATTCTATACATTAGAGCATACAGGAACTAGTGAAGGGTGGTCTACAAGTTGGTATGGACCTAATGAAGGCAAACTTGCTAAATATATTTACAATAGATACTAATATGTATGAAAAAGTTCTATTACGTTCCTGGGTAGACGGAGAATGCGTAATGTATATGAGTAATTATGATTTTGCCAATAAAGAAAATTTATTAGATCCGGATTTAGACATAAATGTCTGAACATAGTTACATTTATTCCTCATTAAAAATTTTAGTTCTTTTTAGAAATACTAAAAATTCTTTATTAAAAGAATTGTATTTCAACATAATTGAAAAGACATTTGGTAAAAATACTGCACATTTTTTAGTTAAATATTACGTCATGGAAAATGGAATTTAGTCGTGAGTTCTGAATTATGGTTTATTTTAAAAAAAGCTGCTAAAGAGATAGAAGTATTTAAGCCTAATTGGGAATATCTCGATACTGTAGAAAAAAGAACTAACGTATTTGTAATTTCTTATAAAGAAAAACCAAAAAACAGATTTTTTACATTGAAACAAAACACAGTAGAGGTTTGGTTGGGTTATGACGATTGTTTATGTGGAATTTCTAATTGTAAAGTAATTAAATTTCTATATTTTAAGTTATATAGAAATTTAGAGACATTAGAATATATTAGAGCTTATACACTAACATAAATGTTATAACAATACCTTATAAAAAGCATATTTAAGTTAAAATTAACAGATTTGTAAAAAGGAAATAAAATTTCAAAATGACTTACGATGAAATTAATGAAGCTATGAGAGAAATTCTAGAAAAGATTTGTTTTGTGGTAAAATTTGTAATTATGTTTATAAGAAACGGATTTAAATATAGGTAATACACTTGTTGAACACTCATTATGTGTAATATATCATGATCATGATTAAGGAAGTGGGAGCTGAATATGTTCCAATTTGGTGAAAGAAATATTTACTACTATGTTGTTTGGAGTAGAGTTACCGGTAGAGCATTAAGTCCTAACTTCGGACATAAACCTTTAGCAGAGGAATGGATACAAGAGAATAAGCACAAGTATTCAGGAGAATTAATTATAGCCCATGCTAATAGTGTAAATGAGGAGCATGTTGTGTTCCCTAAATGGACCTGGTATTTGGAAGAAGACAGAAATAAATATATTGAGTTATTTACCAGTAGTGATAGACACTGGTATGATTTCGGATATGCTTTTAACGAGGTAACAGGGGAAGAAGTGAAGCCTTGTTATGGATTTAAAAGAATAGCTAATTGGGTAAAAGAATTTGGTGATAGCAATTGGACATTGGTATTCGCTCCCGGATACGACTATTAATAAAGCAAGTTCAACAAAAATCTAAACTAGGAGAAAATAATGATTATTTGTGGATTTCCAGGTATAGGAAAAAGTTATCTCTCTAATAGAGACCACGTAGTAGATTTAGACTCTTCAAATTGCAGTAAAACAAAAGAATTTCCTATTAATTATGTAGATAAAATAGAGCAATTAGATAAAGAAGGACATACAGTTTTCTGTTCTACCCATAATTTAGTGTTAGACGAATTGGAAAAGAGAAAAATAAATTCTCTCTTGGTTTACCCTAGTAAAGAAGATAAGGATATCTATCTAAATAGATACCAAATTAGAGGAAATACTAAAGAGTTTATTGATTTAGTAGATTCTAATTGGGAATTATGGTTAACTGCTTTATTAGAGAGAGAAACTAATAGCTTTAAACACGTAATTCTCGATAGGAATCAGTATTTAAGTGATTATATATAGATAGTCTAACAATTGTTGAACAAAACTCTATAATATATCATGATCATTTGAAATAGCTTAGGCTTCTCAAAAATTGAATAAAATTCCTTTTAATTACCCCCCCCCCAGGGTGCAATTCGAAATGTGAGATTGACTGCGGCAAATTGGAAATTTGCCTAGTCCTATTTGAAAATTCCATTTTGCTCTAGGGGATTTTTTCATTTTCGAATTAGAAATGACTAATTGAGTTCGATTCAACCCAGGTAAAATGAATTTTTCTCTAGGGACAAAATCAAAATGGGAATTCCTAATTCAAATTAACGAATTAGGAATTCCCCGTGCGAGCTAATTTGTGAAATGTGGGTTACTTTTCTTAAGGGCAAATCAAATGAGCAATCCGCTCAGAAGGGCGGCCTGTTCTCGTCCTGCTTTGGTCACCTTAATTGGCAACCGCCTTAGCATACCTGACAATCGCGAGGAACAGGTCGGTGTCATTCTTGACGGCCAGGACCGAGACCTCGCGAATGAGGTTGAGGCGGGCGGCCCGAATCAGGTTATCTTCTTCGGTTGCCCACAGGGGCAAGTCTTCGTAGGAAGCGGTATCTAGGTCGATACCCTGGATATCCAGGTCGCGACGGAGGCGGGCTTCACGGGCCGCCCAATAGGCGCGGGTTTGGCGCTGGGAGAGAACGACCTGCTTCTGAGCTTCCGTGAGTCTGTTATCACGGACCTCGGTGCGGGAAGAAGTATAAGCGTCCCATTTGTCCGCAGGGACCCATTCGTGGGCATTGGCCTGGGTGATATAGCCCTGTCCATAAAAGCCTTGTTTCACCGGGATACGAAATTCATCAGGACGAGTTTTCCAAACCTTGGTTTGTCCGTTGCGCCTACACCTGACAGGCGTCTTCCCATCAGCCTGCTTATCCGACACGTGGTAAAATTCCCGAACGCTCGGGTTAATTGCTTCCTGTTTGGTTACCATGGTTATGCGTTCTCCTTCTTTGATTTAGACCGCGGGCCTTCCATTGTCACATAATGCCAGGCCTGCCCGCCGGTGCCACCGAAGCAGGCTGTTACCTTGGACAGGCCAATACGAGCAGGCCTTTGCTTCTTTTCATAAGGGCAGGTGTAAGGCTTTTGCTGAATTGAGCAAATTTCGATCCAAACGAGAGGGACGAAGGGAACGGTCAAAATGACCTGTTGTTTAATTTCGTGGTTACGCCACATGTCAGAATGAATGCGGGCCAGAATCGGATGCACTTGAGCGGACACGCTAGCTAACCTCTCTTACGGGAATGAATTTACGTTCTGCCGCTCGTTTACACCGGCAGGCTTCCTTCTCGTCACCTTCTTCGCGGTATTCCGCCGCAGTCGCAAGGCAGTCGAGAAAATTCGTCAACTCGATAGCCATGTCTTTGGCGCGATTCAGGTCTTTGCTCGACATGCTGGCCAAGCGTTCGGGACTCAGGTCTAAGTTCAAGAGTTTCACGAAATTTCAACCTCCTCAAATTTACCGGTTAGGCAGGCCTGTAGGGACCAAACTACCGCTTTGCCTTTCACTGCTTTCCGGTCTATGCGAAAAGCCCTGCAACCGGTCGCACCGGGCTCAAATACCCCACAAGGCAATAGAGGTATTTCACTTAGCCACCAGCATGCCTGCTTCGGCAACCGCATTGGCGAAAACCCAAAAGTTCTTTGTTCCCATGGTCTCGATTTCCTTGCTGACTTTCGTGCGTTCCCATTTCCCGGCCCAGGAGCAAGCCGGGTAGGCTTCTTCATCCGTTAGCGCCCAACCTGGGCCGATACCCGGGATCTTCCGGTAAAGCTCGAGAATTACCCAGGCCACGGCTCCGGCCGACCTTTCACGGGTGCCGTTCGGTTTGTTCTGGGAGTAGCAGTAGGGTGCAATCTCGCGGGTCCTCCCGGGGATTTTGCCCAGGCTTTTGAGCAGGTTGCGTAAGCTCACGAAGCCTGCTTGCGTTCCCTCCTCGATACCCAGGCCCGATAAGCAGGCTTTCGCCTCGCTCGCGGCTAGAAGCGCCTTTCGAAGCGAACCATCGGGCAAAGAAGCGAGGGTCCTGCCAGGGAAGTCCCGGGACAGAATCCCGGCGGAGCGGAGAAAATCCGCTCCTGTGTGCCCTAGCTCCTGGCGAAACAAGGCTTCTGCTTGGTTCTCCAGGAGGATGATCCCTGGCTTGCCTTCACCCGTATTATGGGCATTACGGGATTCGGTGAGAAGGGCAAATGCGGTTTCAATCTTAGACATGGCGGAAGGGTCCTTTCGTGCGGTGCTAGCGGGTAGTTTGGTGGGGAACAGGCTTAAGGCCTGGGTGAAATCGGCGAAAAATTCGTTCCATTCGAACGCGGCATGATAGGCCTGGATCCGTTCGGTCGTTTCGCGGTAAAGGTCAAAGTTCGGGGGGAGAGGGATTTTCCAAGCGGCGAACATTAGCGGAAGATCCTCCTTCGGGTTTTTCGGTGGGGGCGCACGCGGGAAGCCAAAACCAATTCCTCGCGGAACAGGTCACAGCCTTGCTGGCGATCCTCCTCGTTGTCGGAATCCTGCAACCAATCCCACAAAGCATGGGCGCTTTCCAAGCGGTTCCCGAGCGGAACAAAGCCCGAAGCCTGCAGGAATTCGGTTCCGGCATTCTGGTCAAATTCGCTTTCCCACGAAAATCCCTGGAGGGTGACACCTGCGACGGAAGCGGAATTGAGCCATTCCAAGATCTTACCCTTAGAAGCAGGATATCCGTCCGAAGCGATCATGACGCACAGGTCTTGCTGTAAATTGCCGAAGCGGTATTCGCGTTCCCAATTCGGCGCGAATTCGTCACATTCGGGGGAATCCCAAACCGAAGGCATGGCGGAAACAGGCGCAACTTCGCGCTTCGTGAGCATAAGCGAGAGTTCGGCAATTAGGCTTCCGCCATTCTTGCGCAGGCGTTTAGCCTTGTCGGCGCGGTAGTTCGATTTGACGATCATGGCTAACGTCCTACCTTTCGGAAAATACCTGCGTTAATGGCGGCGAAGCCAAGGAACGTGAGACCCAGGAACACGGCCGGAACCTCTACAATCACCCGCAGGTTCCAGGCCTGCGAAGCGCGGTGCGCGGCTTCGGTCAACATCCAAAGCTCGAGGGAAGGCGTATGCTTACAGCCGATCCACAGGTCGGAAGCAAGCGGAGCAGGCGTAGTGAGCAAAGCCACCTGCGCAACGAACACAAGGGCGGCGTAGAGAGACACGAAGAGGAAAACGGCGAAGCCTTCCTGACTGTCGGAGAGGGTGCGGGTTTTGGTCAACTCGGCGCGGATGCTCATTTCAAACCTCCGGTGAGGAAAATTTCCATGTGAAGCGCGTCTTCTTGAGGGGCTTCGACTTTGGTCACAGGAACGAGGACGAAGCGCGCGCGGCGGGCGGCGGCTTTGGCGGTTTCTATTGCGTTACTCATACTCCGACTATAGCACGGCTCTTTCATGAGATCCGGCCAGTATCGGCACCCTACATGCTCGGGAACGTAGTGTTTATGCGGGTTTGGCCTGCGTTTGTGCCAGAACCTGCCGACGTTTGGCATAGAAAAAAGTGTTCACAAACATTAACATGGCGCGGCGAGGATTCCGCCAGCAAGGCGGGGGATATTTGTTGGAAAATCTTAACATTTGCATGAGAGGACAGGGTGCGAGTTTTCTCGAAGGGTCCTGGTTGCCCAAAAAACGTTCACTTTGTGCTGCAAAGTAGTGAACAAACATGTAGCCGACCTGCGCAAAAAAAGTTTAGGACCCAATACACCGGCCAGGGGTCTGAACGCCTAAAAAGGGCCCTACAGGGCCTAGAAACCGCATAGCAGTTTGTTCACCTGATTTGACAAAGTTTTTCTTTTGTGCTGCCTTGACAAACCGGTTCGGTGTCGTTCCATGCTCCAACGTGAGCATGTTAACAAATTGTGAACTTCGCTTGACAAAACCGGTTATTTGTGTATAGGCATATTTCGAAATTATGCAATCTACCGCATAATCCTTGACAAAAAACTTTCCATGTCCTCACTTGACAAAATTTTTTTTCCATGATCGCCAAAAAACTGTTGACAAAAAAAATTCTATACCCATACTTGACTTTAACATTTTGTTAACATTTGGCACTGCTTTTTTTTTATAGGATCGGATCCCCCTTCTATAGTAGCACATGGTGTCAAGCGTTTTTCGGACAGGAGAACAGGCCTGTTTGTCAAGCAGAAAAATTGTAGTTGACAAATCCAGAAAAATCCCGACGGAAAATTCTTTTGAGCCTGTAGGAGACAGGCGGCGCGCCGCGCCGGTATACTGGGGACGGTATACACCGTTCACCTGCCGATCCGTTCACTGGTATACACTCGACCACGTGAACAAACGTGGCCTTTTTTTATAGGATCGGATCCCCCTTCTATAGTAGCATACTCAAGGGGGGCGAAAGTCAATCGAAAATGTTAAGGTTCCATAACATTTAACTTTTTCGCAATTCATCAAGTCTGCATTGCAGCTTTTCGCAATTTCGAAGTTCATTAGTTCATAATTGCTGAATTTAGCAAATCCTAAATGATTTGAGTCTTGAGTTCCTCGGCCCGCTTCGAAGTTTATTTCTTCCGCTGGGACGGCCTTTAAAAAGAAAAGAAAAAAATCCCCTCAACTATGGTCAAGGGGACGTGGTGAATCTGAAACTCAGGGAAGTTTTTTTCGTTAGTGTTTCCAGGTATTGGCTTTAACGAATTCCATAACCCGGCTTTTTACCATGTCGAAAGACATTTTCCCGAGCATGTTTTTCCAGTTTTGATCATATTCAAAAAGTTTTTCCAAATCTTCCACCAAAACAACCTCACAGGAGCAGGTGCGTTTCTCGCTCACTTTCTCTGGTCCTTTCTAGCGGCCTTTTGAGCCTTCTTGGTCCATACGTATTTAGCCGTAGCCGGCTTCTCTCGCCAGTATGCAGTTCCTGGCCTGTAGGCAAATCTTCGTTTGTTCATGCTAAAACTCCATAGCGAGCAAATACCCGAGCTATACACCCTTGAGCCGTAGATATAGCTATATCCTGCTCAAGGGACGAAGCAGCACCTAATTCAGCATGCAAATCCGCCCGCAATGCATAGAGGAAATTTTCTACTATATTTTCTAGGTAACCCCAGTATCTTCTTCTCCTAGCTCCTCTTTCAGTAAAATTACAGCGTTAATTTTTTTCAAAAGATCGTTTTTCATGTTAGCCTCCTATTGTTCCAAGGTGTTCATGCGGATATACTCGCGGATCTGAAACAGCATACCCTTTACGGTTGTTACCGTCTGGAATTCACCTTCGAAATTCTGAAGAAATTTCTCAAACGGATCCAGGAGAATGAATTTCTCGTTTTGGTTGCTGGGGTGATTTTGACGAATGAATACTAGCAATTCACGCAGGCTCATATCTTCTCGACCACCATGGGACAAGCCTGATCTAAGACAAGCGTTGATTTCAAGTTCGAAAGCCAGCAAAGAAAAATGGCCCAGTTCACTGGTGGAAGCGAAGGAATACAAGGCGCTTCCCTGTCCGTCATGCCATTCGGAAGCAATTTTTTGAGCCTCCCAGCGTTCTAGAGGTTCCGCTTCCGCTCGGGCTTCGTAGCTTGCTTGGATCTGTTCCTCGGTGGGTTCAGCTTCTTCCACGAGGCCGAGGTTTTCGAACTGTTGCATGGCTCCTCCTAGACTGACTGTCACAGAGTTCTAAGGCGTCAATTAAGGCATGCTCCTCCCAGGAGACTTCTCCGCCGGTCTTATGCTCGACACCGGCAAGCTTGAGAATAGAGCAAATTTCAATTGCCTTGTTCCGAGCGGTTTCGAGTTTTTCTTTGCTTAAGCTCATGACGTTTCCTCACTTTCTTATTGTAGCGCGCCTGGCGTTGTCGTTGAGCATAGTCGCCCCAAGTTCCAAACCCAAAAGGCTCATCTTTCCATCTAGGTTTGCCTTTTTTCATCTTGCAATTCTCCGTTCACGACTTTGCGGACGCACCAGCGTTGTTTTCAATAACCCAATGGGTGCCCTGTGCGATTTGCTCCTCTATAGAGAGGGGCTGAAGTTCGCCGTTCTCGACCCTATGAACTTTCCATACAGCCGGGCCTAAATTCTGTGCGATTTGGAGGGCATCAGGTTCCGTTTGGAAGGTTGCAGCGTCCTTTATATCCGTAGATGATTCCGCACGACCGGTATGATCCATACCTATAAAGAAATTGCCCCCAATAGTTCGGATAATCCACCAAACAGGTTTTGGTTCCTCCGGAAGGCGGCGGGCAAGGTCCTGGAAAAGTCTGGTTTGCTTTTCTAAAATTGTGCCCATGATTCGCTCCTTTCTTATCAGACGGGACGGAAAAAGACCCCTTCGGCCTCTGTGCGCTTCGCAAGCATTGGCTTCCAGGGTCCGTTTCAAAGCTCCAGCTTAGGCGCTGGCGGCCTCTTCCTGGTTCTTGATCCAGGCTTCGATGCTGGCTTCGGGCCGCCCCGTGGCTTCAGCGATCTCGGCAATGGTCTTGCCTTGATCGAGCAGTTCACGGATTGCCTTCGAAGGCATACGCCCACGAATGCCCACCACATTGGATTCCTCGGTTTCGGCGGGCTTGTGGTTCTTCCACGTGTCGAAAGCTTTCACCAAGGTGGAGTAGTGGCCAACCTCAGACAGATCCTCGCTTTCGATATGGCCGCGTAGGGTGCCGTTGACGAAGAGTTTCGCGCCGACCACCTTGGGTTCGTCACCCTCCAGGTCAAACAGGAGTTTCTGAGTCAAGACCGCTTCCTTGCCGAGGAGCCGGAACCAATGTTCCCGGTCCGTGGTTTTGCGGGTATCATAAGCGACGGGAACCAATTGAAGGTAAGGATCGGCGGCGGGAGTCGGAAGCAGTTCCTGAACGCGGTTCAAGAGAACGTTCAACTCCTCGATGCTCAGGCCCTGCAGGTTAGCGGTTTCTACGTTGATACTCTTAGCCATGATTGTGTTTCTCCTTTAAGCTTTGGTCCTACCGTTTTTTCGGTGGCCGTTGTTTGCTACTTCTCTTTTATAACCGATTTGAAAACCAGGAGTCAAGAAAAACTGTTATGGTTTTTTAATAACTTGGATTTCACCCTAGAGGTAATAGTTAAGCGGTTGTTGAAGTATTTTTGATTTTGCCTTAAACGGGTTGAAGTAGCTCCAGGATTTTTTGAACCTGCGCTTCGGGCTTGTCTTTCAAATCCTCGCGGTCTTCTTGGGAAATTTCGCTGGATTTGTGAAGTTCGAAACTCTCTTCAATCCAAACCGGACAAAGAGGGGCCAGCATAGGCAAGGAAATCATTTGATTGCAAACGGTGTTTCGTTGCCAAAGCGAAAGATGATTTCTGCAAACCATTAGATCATACCTCCGGGAAGGGATCGGGCGCGGCGTTCGGCCGTTACTGCTGCCAGGTTGGCTTCAGACGCCGCTAGACTGCGGCGGGCATGTTCCACCTGTTCTAGACGCACCAGGAACGTTTCCTCCAGCCTCCAGGCATCTAGCTCCTGTGGGTTGCTGGCGAGAGGGTTCGCCTCCCACAAGCCTAGCAATTCCTGAGCGGTGTTCCCGGTGCAAGCCTCCTCAAGGAGTTTTTGTGCTTCCTCAAAAGGCTTAATCACCAGCGGATCATGGGAAGCGTAACCTCTCATTTGCATTTGCCGGGAATGCTCAAGCATACTGGTCGCGTTCGAAAGTTTACCGTGATACATGCGAGGGGCCGAAACAATTTGCGAAGCCATGATTTTTATTCTCCAGTTTCTTCAGTATACGATACCCAGTCATTTGGCCGGAAATGAGATTCGTCAATATCTTTAACGGCATCTTGAAACGCTTCTTCGGGAGTTTCTCCGTAGCCGGTAAGCGCGATCATGAAAGTGAATTCCTTCATTTTACCTCCGAAATGATTTTAACTAATTGGTCATGTGGAAGATAGAAATTATCCACAAAGGTATAGTATCGGTTGCCAATTGAGAAATACCAATCGACAAGACTGTCGGTTATTTTCTCGCAAACGTGAAAATAACTTCCGCCTCTTCCGTGTTTGGTCCAACGGGACGGAGGGAGAACGTTCAGCATGTCATCAAAGCGTTCTTGAGAAATTTCAGAAGGCTTCGTTTTCAAGCCTGCGTAGTATTCCCTCAGAAGAACGTCTAATTCTTCATCCGTTACTTTGATGAATTGAGGAATTTCCAAACCCTTTTGCTTGGAAATGTTCTGCGCTTGCCGAACATATTCCTCAAAAGTTAAGCCTCCTGAAAAGGCGACTAGCTCGACACCGAATTCGTCAATTTCGGTAGTGGATTGCGTATAGCCCTTAAAAGGCTGGAGAATAATCCAATGCATGGCCGGTTACTCCGCCGGGCTTTCAAACCCGTTCTGGTCGCCAGGGTTTATAGAGTGAAGCAATCTTCCCACAAGGGCGTCCCTGCCGATACCGTGGATATTGTTCGGGTTAGGGGTTTGAATATTCGACATTTGAAAAATCTCTTTTCGTAAAATTTCTACCCCGTGACCTTATCACAAATCCGTTTTAAACGGTCCGGCTGTTTGTTAAGAAACGACAACATTTGGAACGGCTACATGCAAAAAGTTGCAACTAGACTTCGCCAAACCGGGTAAAGTTATGCTCACCTTGAGTAAATCCACCTGTAAGGGCCTGTAAGGCGGTTTCTAGCCTGGGCACCCTTGTCCGCTGGTGTAAGCCGGACATAGGCTTCGTTAAGGTTTCTCGGGTTGTTCCGTCGGTTTAGACACAAGAGAGGGGCTTCGAGAAGTTCCCTTACATGTAAGGATCCTGTAGGTATACAGCCATTCACTAAACCCCCTTTTTTTTATAGGATCGGATCCCCCTTCTATAGTAGCACGGTTTTGGCTAAAACAATGTTTCCAAAATGTTAACATATTATGAACAGGTTGTAAACAAAGCCTGGCAGCGCGGCGGGTTCCTACCCGGCTGGAACGGCTACATGCAAAAAGTTGCAACTAGCAAAAATAGACAAAATGTTAACTTTTCACCAAAACGAGAAAATAAAAAAGTTGTTACCAAATTGTTAACTTTTCGACAAATCGAGAAATTTTTTTTATCAAGCACCTAAATGTAAACTTTCCGTCAATTTACAAAAATTTAACATTTAACTTTTCCTAAATGATTTGAGTCTTGAAGCAGTCAATCGGTCTTGAGAGAATTTATTTTCCACCAAAAAGACATATAAAAAATAAAAAGAAAAAAATCCACTCGAGGGAAAGGCACCCACCCGGTGGATCTAAAACTCAGAGAATTTTTTATTTTCTTGGAGGCGGACCTTGATTAACAGGCAATCTCTTACACGCTTGGCAACCGTCTTTTAAACCTAATCCGAATCCCATTATAAAACTAAAGATAAAAATTAAAAAATATTCCATAAAACTGCCTTTCTTAAGTTTGTTTATAACGTAAATCTGTCAACTCTTTTTTGTCATGATATTTAAATACACAAGATTTACACCAATATTGTCTATAAATAGTTTCAGAATACACGCATTTACCCAAGTGAGTTTCTGTTGGATGTCTTTGGGTTCCCCATTCCGTCCATTCTTTTAGATAGTGTTCTACTTGCCAGTCTATAAACTGACGGCATTTAAAACAAACTTGAACGGCATAACTGGAAGTTTTAAAAAACATTTACTCCAGCACCTTTCCAGTTAAGGAACACACTCGAGAAGATTTAAATAGAAAGCCTACAGTCCAAGAAGATTGCTTATACCGAATATAAGCCTGTCTAAGCATTTCTTCTTTAGCTTCCGCTTCGTTTGCGGCAATAACTCGCATAGTCAATCTGTCTCTGTAAGTATTATGAGTAAGGTCGGCGGACCATTCAAATTTACTAGGTTGCCCTATTTTTTTAAGATGTTCAGTAAATCCTTTAAAATCAACAACTTCAAGCATTAATTTTTGAAATACTTGGATAGGAAGTGTTCCTTCGCTATATTTCACAAAATTAAAATCTACTCTTTCTACCTCAACAAAAATGAAGCTTTCACTCCGGCCCCAATTTCTAGACAGATTGGGAATCCAAACCCTCAAACCTTTTTTCACTTCCAAATGAGAAGCAGAAGAGAAAAAGGATTGTAGTTTCTTATCTTTCTTCATACTGTATTTTTCATCGAAAGTATAAATTTCAGTCTTCAAAGTAATCATTTAATTACCAAGTCCTCCATTCTAACAAATAGACAAATAAGGCAAAGCCTAAGAAAAACATTTTATTTTTCTCCAAATAAAGCAGATTCTAAAGTAGTTAATCTTGTCTGAATATCTTTTAAAGCAGCTTTTAATTCTTTGGTGTCCACTGTTTGAAAAACAGTTCCTCTTGATTTGTAGTGAGTTTTAACTGCTTTTCCATAATTACTTTTTTTGCTCACAAGAGTTCTCACTTTCCCAAGCCTGGTTTACCGCTCGGTTATACCAACGATTAGGATTTCTATCTAACTTAGGTAGATTATTTTTTTGAATTTCGTCATAAGGAAGTTGCTCGTAACACTGTTTTTCTTCGTTCCAAGGACCTTCTTCTTTCTTATTCCTATCCAACCATTCTCGCCAGTAATACAAGGCTTCTACTTGAGTAAATCCTTTAATATGAACTAGTTTAATTCTATTTAAAATAACACTAGCTAGAACTTCTTCTCCCCAATATAAAGACCAGTATACGACTGGAACATATAAATTAAACAAAACATCAGAGGAATATACAGGATTTTCTGCATTAGCTTTTATAAAAGCATCTTCAGCTTCTTTAATTCTTCCTCTAGTTAGAAGGTAGACAATATAATTGGAGTGTGCGACTAAGAATTTAGGATCAGTTTTAATTGCTGTTTTATAAAGTAATTCAACTAGTTCAGGTTCTTTGGCTTCACAATCCAGTTCAAAGGCTAATTTATGAACTGCACAATTTATTAGAACATCTTTAACATCTTTCACAATTCACCACTTCCAAAAACAAAAGAATTCTTTAACAGATTCAACCATTTCTCCGATAAAGGTATCCTGGCGAACATAAACCCAGTTTTTAGGATCCGTTCTTACGATATTTCCTGACCAATGCAGTTCTCTAATAACTGCTCGCTTTCCATCGCTGCTACAGGAAATCACTTTGTATTCCTTTGCTGGATCTTTCCAATAACGGATTATAGAATCTTTAGTAAAACGTTTCAGAATTTATTTCCTCTAAATCTTTTAGAATTGTCCTTTCCCTCCAAAAGCATTTTTTATAATTCGTCTAGAGGTAGCTGCTCTACGTTTTTCAGCATCCTCTAAATTATAATTATATTTAGGATTAGGAGTTAGTTTAGGCTGATTTCTAGAAGCTCTCTTTTTTCTAGTTAACTCTTTTTGAGCTATTTTAATTTCTTCAATAGTTTTTCCTAGAACTTCAGCAATTTTCTTGCATGAATATTCAGGATTCTTTTGAAGAATTTTAATAAATAATTGTTCTAATGTTGTGACTTCAGCCAACTTCTTCCCGTTCTTCCCATGTTTGTTTTGGGACGAGGTTCAATTCTGTTATTTTCTTCTAAATATTTTCTAATACCACAAATAGTTTGTGAACTTACACCTAAAGCCTTAGCTGCTGTTGCGTTACAAATATAAGGATTTTTAAGAAAATATTTTTCAACTCTTCCAATTGTCTCTTCACTAAATTTAGATTGCTTCATTAGAAGCTTCTTTCTTTTGTTTACGCAAATCGTTAAAAATATATCCTTTTCTTTTTAACCGGCATTTAGAACTGTTTACAGCATTTACTGTAGTTCCTAATTCTTTAGCTATTTCTGTTATAGATTTTTCTGGATGTTCCAGAATAAAGGAAACTTAATTTTCCTGTAATAATTGGAGGCCTTGTGGCTAATCTGGTTATAGATTTATTTTTTAATAAAAGACCTCTAGCTACCGAAACAGTTCCATGTTTTAAATTTAATGCCATTGCGGCTTCTTTTATAGAAGTATTAGGCTTTTCCTTATAGAAATTTTCTATCTTCTTAACTACATTATGATAATTGTTAACAAAATCTGCACCTTTTTTCTTAGCAGTGCTCTTACACTGTCTCAACACTCCAAAAGAAAGATTTAGTTTTTCAGCAGCCTCTCTGTCATTAAGAACATCATTATTTTTGTAAAACTCCCAAATTAATTTTTCAGTAGGTGTAAGTTTTTCCATGATTGTAGCACCTTTCTTGTTTGAACCAGTATAGCACAGTATGTCAAGATAGTTCAAAGACTACAGGCTTATGTTTAGAAGCACAGTTCCGGTAAGCATGTTGCTTACTACCGGCCATAGCAGCGTTAACGAACAAGGGGGAAGGACCATTAGGCCAATTATTAATTCTTTTAATTCCATAAGATTCATGAATATGTCCAAATACATGCAATTTCAAATTGGTGCATCTAGACATATAAATCAACAAGGCTTTAGAACCCCAATTACTTCCATCTAAAATACCTTCAGGTGGACTATGGGTGATTAAAATATTAGTATCTTCAGGAATTTTATGAAAATGATGATACAATTCTTTATAATCTCTTGGAGAGAAAGCCCAGTCTCCACAATAAGGAGTCCAAGGAGATCCGTAAAATTTCTTTCCACCAATTTCACATTCCGAATCCATAAGATAGATAATGCCTTTTTCTTCAGCTAATTGCTTGGCTAGTCCGGGTTGTTGTTCACAAATAAAGTCATGATTTCCCGGAGTCAATATCTTATTTTCATAAGGCAATTCACTATACCATGAAAGAAAATTTTCATATTCACCAATTTTTCCCTCATGGGTGCAATCTCCCGAATGAATAACAACGTCTGCTTGGCCTGGTAAATTTTTTAATCTGTCATGATCAGAATGAGTATCTGAAATACAACATATTTTCATAATTTTCTCCAAATTGCGGGAAGCATTCTGCTTTTTTTTCTTTCACAGACAACTAAAGCTTTTTGGTTACTAAGAACCTTCGCTAAAGATTTATTGGTAGTTTGTAATGTTTTACATAATGGATCTAAATCGAATTCACTTCCTGAAGGAATCTTTTCTAATTCTTCATGAAGTTTAGTATATTTTTCTTCATTTCTAGATCCGTCTCCAACAATAAAATATCTAGACATTATAAATAGCTTCAAATTCTTGTCTAATAAGGAATAAAGCTCTATTAGCTGATTTATCTCTATTCTTAGCTAGGATCTTTGGTAAGCGGTCTTTCAGATATTCTTTAAATCTGGATTTCTTTGCATCAGCTTGGGGGTCTTTAATTTCGAAAATTATCTTTCCTTTTTTTCCTAAGAAAAATAATTCTCGCTCATCCAGCTTTCCTGGGCGAAGTCTGTTGTGAATTAAATTATGTCTAGCTTGGTGAAAAAGATCCTCACTAGGATGTTTTACAAGTCTACCTAAATTTCTTCTATCTATGTCAGTAAAGCCAGTCCTTTTAGCTAACAAATCAAAACTTGCTATAGATCCTCCAACACCTTCTTTAATTGGATCTCTATAATCAGAATAGATCGAAGTAAGCCTGTATTCTGATCTATAAGCCTGCAAAGCTGCTGCTATTTCTCCTTCATGAGAATTACCTGGAAACCAATCTGAAGTAAAAGATTTAACTAAAGTATTATTACAATAAATATCAAATCCAAACCGACAAATAGCTCCACTTTGATCTTTTCTATCATATTGAGCAGCTTCGCAATAGGCTATCATAAAATTTCCTTTCTACTTAAATTTGTATTTATTTGGATTTTCCTTAAAATCGTTAAATAAGGCAACAGTAACAAAATGTGTTGTTTGATTTCTGAAGTCTCTAACCCTATATCCAGCTTCAGTAATTTCTGGATAAAAAGATTTAGGAGTTTCACTAAACAAAGCATTAAAATCAGTTACTTGAGCAATAGCTGCGCAAACATTGCTAGATTCAGTAGACTCTGATTTAGAAAATCTCCAACTATCTTTACAATCTCTCTTAGATTCTAGAAAAGATTCCACCGCAAAAAATCTAGGCCTTGTTTTATGCTCTAAAGCTAGAGAGTCTAGCCAAGGAGTATTAGATTTTTTAGTAACTTCAGTAATTTGAGTAACACTATAAGCTAAAATTTTATTTTCAATTTTACAAGCAGCTTCTAGGCCTTTAATAAAAGAATCTACTTTAGATTCTTCCATCAATTCTGACTCTAAAGTTTGAGTCAATTTTCCATCTTTAAATAGACGGTAAGAAACTTTCCAATCAAATTTAGGCATAAATTCCTCTTCTTCTAATTTAAAAATACTTTTTTCTAGTTCCAAACGGGCTAATCTGTTTTCTTTATATCTTTTCTTCTTAGCTCTTTTTCTGTCGGAATAGGTTGGCTTAGGAAATTGAGCAGCCCATGCAGCGCGACGGCGTCTTTCATGTGAAGGCATTAAGAATTTTCTTCTGCGTCTTTAATAAATTTTTGGAAATGCTCATAAACTTTAATTGGAAGAATATTTTTGGAAATTTCTTCATTTTTTACGATCAAATCCCAAAATAAAGCATGGGCAACTGTTTCAGCAGTTTTACCCCTCAATTCATTTGAAGCAAGCATTTCCATATTTAAAGCTTGTTCCGAATGATCTGCTGAATAAAAAGAAAAATTCTTTATTGGAATTTGTTGATTTATATTAAAATGAAAATTATCAAATTGTGATAAACATGTATCAGTTACGTCAATTTGAACAAAAGCTCTAGATCTGCCTCCAGAACAGTAGTCTGCGTATAAAGTAATTGTTCGTTCAAAAACCCAATGTTTTTTATACCTATAAGGTTCAAATCCGTCGGCTGAAGTATAAGTTCTGCTGTAAGTAATTTGATTTTGTTTCATTTTTTATTCTCGGCAATTACTTTTAATTGATCTCCAATATAAAGCAAATAATAAACAAATGCTGTTGCTATATCCTTATATCCGGCATTATAAGAATGGGCATTTTCAGCGTATCGCAAATGACGTTCGGCGTTTTCTTTCATTATTAAGCTCCATGTCCAATCATCGTAATTTCAACGTTTTTGAATTTTTCTTTTAATTCTTCCATCATCGTTTGCATGTGGCCAACGAAAAGTAGAGAACCACTAAGAGTTAATTCACAAGTATGCTCAGTCAATTGTTTTTGAGAACATACTCGATCTTTAGTCAAGCAAATTTCCGTAAATTTGCGAATTACGTCTAATCTATCTTTTGGATTATACTTAATTTTATCGGTAAGAGAATATCGGATAAAAGGCATCGAATTTCTAGAAACACACATAACAATACCCCCTGTTAGTCAAGTAGACCCTAAAGGTCGAACCTAGAGAGTCTAGTTGGATTAGTTATATACTAACATACTGTGTCAATAGTGAACAACAGGTGACTAGTGTAAGATGTAAGTCTCTATATAACTACCTGGATTTTTTTCACAGTAGAATTCAGCTTTGTTTTTTTCTTCATAAATAAACATCAAAGTTTTTGTAGAACCTTGATCTTGATCTTCAAAGACACAATAAACTTTTTTCTTACAAACAAATCTATAAGCAGAATAAAGAAGATTTAACAATTTCATACAAAACTTTCTACTTCTACCCACGTAGGGGTGTATTGTTCTTTTTTCATTACCAAATGAATAAGACGGCGTTGGACATCAAGATGTTGAGAGGTTTGAAGAACTCCTTGAATAAAGACTTTTGCTTCTTTGGCGTTGTCAAATTCATAAATTTGTTCTTTATGTCCAAGAAACTTAATCTCTACCTGTCTAGGAGAATTGTCTTCTTCTATGTTTATTTGATGAGATTCATCTATAGTTTCTAAAATAGATTTGTTGGAAATTTCTTTTTCTCCAAACAAATCTACTGCTTGCTTCAAACTCCTGATAACATGAATATCTTGTTCAGGAGTTCCTTGTTCAATCATTGAATTGACTACTTCGGTTTCTTCATTAGTCAATTTAGGTTTTTCTACTACCAATTGTTTGGAATGATTAGACCAAGGTTCCATTGAAATTGGATGTGTCCATTTCGCCATAAGATTTGCTGAAGAATAATATTCGTGTGTTTTAATCATTTTACTTAACTCCTTTAAAAACTGGTGGTTCCCAAACACTCGTAAAAATAGGGTCTAGTAGCTGTCTATTGTTCTGTTTTCCGGAGAGGATTTGGTTTGTGTAATAATGTCTAAGCATGGAATAACATCTTTAAAATTAATAGAGGAAAGCCTAAAGCACCTAGAACAAAAAAGGAAATTGTAAGAAAATACGCTATTCTAGAAAACACTACTACTCCAAGTGTTAAACCGTCATGAACTAAACATGAAATAATTTTAAAAAGATAAACATAAGTAGCTACAAAAAGGTAATGCCAATCTAAATCTTTCATACGTTAATTCCATTCCTTATGGAAATTACCGGTTGTTAGATACTCGTGATACTCCGCTTCATGTGTAGCTTCGCAAACCTCAAGGTCTTGTTTGACCAAGGTCAGGAGACGGTCTAGACGGCTCCTAGAAGCCTTTGGAATGATAAGGTCAACACCGTTGAACCCCAAAAGCCGGAAGCGAATCATCAGGGCTACGCAAGGGATTAAGCTCGGGAACATAGTGAATTTCCTTTCCATTTACATTAAAAAACAAACTAGGCCAAACTGGAAGACTACTGGGCCAATAGAAAATATAAGTTTTACTTAATTTTCTATAAAAATTTTTATCAATTGGAGTAAGAAGTTCTATATTTTTAACTTCTTCATTTGGCTCTATGATTAGAATTTTATCTTTTTTATTTGGAGCTAGTTTAATTTCACAATCTAGCTTTGGCTCTGAAAAACAAATAGTCGAAAGTAAACAAATTATCCACCAAACTAAAAGCTTTTTCATTCCAATCCCTCTACAAAATCATATTTAGCTGGAACAAGTGTTTCTAAATTTTGATCCCAGTTTTTAATCTGGGTTGCAAGGTCTCCCTTATGATAAAAAAATCTATAATTTTTATTATCTATAAGGATAGTAGCAATAGTTTTATTTTTACCAGTAATATATGAAACAGAGATCGTAGTAGCCTTAGGAAAAAGTTCTCTAAATGCTAAAGCTAACGCACAGGAATAGCAGGAGCCTTTTTCGCCTTTATCTATATGATCTTGTTTTAAATCTACTGTGATCAAAAGCCACCTTTATATCTACAAAAAATACTGCTATTACTCACGGAAATAACCCACCGTCTACGTCTGCGCATTAAATTTTGCTCTCCTCATATTCTTGAACCAAATCAGATAGAAGCTCTCTATTGTGTTCCATCATGACATGAAACAATTCTTGGAAATTTGAAGAGTCTTTTTCTAGTTCTTTTTTAAATTCTAATTCTAAAGCTTCTTCTCTTTCCAAATCAGGTTCTTTAAGAATTTCTTCACTAGCCTTTAGGAAGAAAGTTCTAAGTAGTTCATTATCTTTATCGTCAACAACTTTACCTGGATAATGATTAATTAAATTAACAATATCTTTCCAAGTATTAAGTCCAAGTCTAGGGTAATAAACTGGAGTAAAAGAAAATTCTGGAACTAAATGGTCTTTGTTTGAAGATTGAATAAGCGTTCCTAAAGGAAGACCTTCCCAAGGCCAACACTTATAATACCATTCACTTTCTTCAGTTGGAACAAAATAAATATCTTTTACTATCATAAGTAGCTCCTATTATTAGATTAACTTATTTTCTTTTTTACAATTTGCTCGAAATTGAGCATAAGCATCCTCAAAAAAAGACAAAGTGTGTTTATCAAAATAACATTTAGCTTGCTGTAAAGTGATCAACCAGCCCCAAAAACTAGTTAGATCATGATAATTATAATTTTCACCAAATTTGGTCAAACGGAAAACTTTTATAGTAATTTTCTTTTCTTCAAATTTCCAACCTAAAGTCTCGTAAGATTCTCTTTTAGAGAGCAAAGCTTTAGCATTTGCATAACTCATCTCTCCAGCATAGAAGATACCCTTGGGAGGAGTTACTCTCCATATAGAATTAGGATCTTCTTCAACTGTAACTTCAACAAGAGGATTTTCTAAAGTTAACTGAGATTCCCAATTTTTAAGAGTTTTTATAAATTCAAGTTTCGCTTTAGCTGATTTAAATTTTAATGCTCCAATAGGGAAGTCTATACTGACTTTAAGCGTTAACATTGTCAATAAAACTCCAAATAGTTTTTCCAGTTTCTTGAGGTCCCATTTTTTCTAAAAGATCATATTGTTCTTCCGAAAGAGGTTCGGTTGCCAGCATTTTCTCCCAAGTCTGGGTTTTTCTATTAAAATGAAGATGAAAATCTTCTTCCATACGTTTATTAGCATAGTTAAGCGCAAACGTATTTACTTCAGTGTTTTTAGTTTTATTAAACAAATCTTTATACTGAAGTTTATTATTGATCATATAAATTTCTTTACCAATTGAAAGAAATTGTAGAAAAACTTGTGTAACGCTCATTAAGTTTAATCTTCCTCAAAAAAAATACTTAAGATTTTCATTAACTCCACATTTAAGATAAAAATAATCCGGGCCTCGGTGATCACAAAGGGCTTTTGCGTCTTCTTCATGTTCAAATACTGTGTTAAAAAATTCGTGATTACCTTCAAGTTTTTGAAAAACTAAAAACACTGCTCTCATAGATTAAATTTTTCTTTAATTTCTTCTAAAGCTTTAGAAGCAGCGGCTACTCTTTCAGCCTGCGCTAAAATTTCTTTAGTAGCAGATTCCTTAATGCCTTCTTTCATACTAAAAAGAAATTTATTAACATCAGGAACGTGGATCAAATACAACCTATCAAAAGGCTCATATTTACTGAAATAAAAATTTCCCTTATATTTAAACAATTTCCAGTAATTTGAAGATTCTGGTAAATTTATATATTCTTGTTTTTTAACCCAATTAATAACCGTAGAAATATCTACTCGATCTAAAAGTAGAATAGGATCAGTATCATCTTCAAGACGATAATATTTTTCAAAGTAACCCTCATTAGTTAATTTAAAATCTAATTTAAGCATTTTAATTTCCTCAAATAAAAACTTTTGGTAGGGAAACCGAGACTCGAACTCGGCCGGGAATTACTTCCACTAACACGGCTTATAAGGCCGCCGCTCTTACCAACTGAGCTATTTCCCCAAAACGTCTCAGGAGGGATTCGAACCCCCGACCAACCGGTTAGAAGCCGGCTATTCTATCCGCTGAACTACTGAGACAGGTTAACTTGTTTCTAAGGTAGGAAAGCAAAATCCACGGAAAACAGGATCGTTCCAAAGACCACAAGCATTCATCTCTGCTCTTAATTTCAAAGCTTTATTGCTTGCATTTTCTTCAGAATCTGACCAGACATAGAGGTATCTTGTTTTTTCCTGAAAATCTGACATGTAAGTATACCCTGGAGTATGAGAATTATCTAATAAAGCTTGAGTTATTTCCCCCTCTTTGGTTACTTCTACTCTGTAACAACGGTCTATAGAATTTGGGAGAGATTACTCCCAGAATTCTATTTGAAGAATACTCTCCTACCGATACCACGATAACTACTTGCTTTTCCATTAGACGCTCTCCCTAAATTTGTTAACGGCGGTTCCTGTTCTTATACATAAGATAAGTTTGAAGAATCAAATTTACTGTTACAATTGCTTCTTTAACAGTAATTACTGCTACCTGCCAAGCAGGTGGTTTCTTTGCTTCTTCTTTATTTGTAGACTCTTGCATAAATATTTTAAACCTTTCGTGCTTTCTTGAAGATCTTTTTAATTTTCTTATCAAAAGAAGCTGGCATAAGCTTCTTAATCCTGGCGTTATAGAGTTTATTTTCTACCTCTAGAAGAAGTTCAGAAATCACTTGTTCTGTGTCTTTAGGTTCTTCGATTATAGCTTTTAGAGTCTTTTTTAGATTCACGTTATTTCCTTTTCTTTCAATTTTGAATTTAAATCTTTAATTTCTAATAGCATTTTATCCCTTTCTTTAATAAGAGATACTATTGTCAACGCCATCCTGTCATGATCTGATTTAAGTCTATCATAACTAAGTTTATTTTCTTCCATTTTAGGAATCTGTTCCTAACAGAATTTTAACATGAATTAAAATTCCTACACTGTAAATTCCACAAGCAGCACCACTGTAACCTAAGAAAAAAAGCATAGGCGCTAACATAGATACAACAAAACTGCAATATTGCATTTCTTCTTTAGACATTTAGAAGTTGCTCTACATTTTCATAAAGAATGCCTTTGCCTTCTCTCAGTTCTTGAATTGCTTCTTGAGTTTCTTTATTAGGCGTTTTGTATTTTTCCAATTGCTGTTTTAGAGCAGTGTTCTCCAAAGTCAATCCGCGATTTCTTAATCGTTCCTGGTTCAATTCTTTATATAGAATTTCGTTCCGAGCTTCTTGTCTACGAATTCTAGTTTTTTGAATAAAATTAGACATCTTAATTCTCCTAAAATCGGGCACTACTGAATAAATCCGTCTTGTTTTAGACAAGCACGATATTTTTCATAGGCTTCTAGAGTTGAATCACTATCATCTCCGGTCCACAGTTTTTTATTTTTCCACTCTTTATGAGCTTTTATAGTTTCTTCACTATGTTGCGGCATTTTTATCCTTTAGTTTCAAGTTACGACGTTCCTTAATTTCATTTAACAATTTTATTTCGGCAGCAGTATAGGGACAAAAAAATCCTCTCATCCCCAGCTTAACAATTGACTTAGAAAGTAAAGTTACTTGCTTGCTCATGCCTCACCACTTTCTGAGTTTGTTTCTCAAACACTGTCACCAAAGACCCTTGTTTATTTTCAGCATTTTCTTTAATTTTTTCTTCAGCTCTATATTTAAATTTTGTATGAAATTCATCCATAGTAGCCAGATTTGTAATTACATAAAGTTTTCTATCGTTCACAGTTGTCGATCCTCTTCCGTTATAATAGAGCAGGGAGGTAGAGTTACTCGACACAATTGCTCCCAATGTTGTCGGAATTGATAATTTGTGAAGGTGGGATGCTTTTGCCGGAAGTGTTGCTGAACAGCTAATTTTTGTTTCACCAAATTGGTGGAAGTTCTCTCATGATGTTCGGTCCTAGAGGGGCGGGCCGGAAGGGCCCGCTCTGCCTCTAGGATGTTTTTAAGCACACTAAAAGGGCAAGCAGACATTTATAAGTTATTCTCCATCCTCATCTAAATCTTGACTATCACCATTTCCTACAGCTTCAACAAAACTAAATGTATTTTTATGTCGAGTCGATGCTACATACTGCAGATTTTTTTCTTCTCTCTCATTTGTAGATTTTGAGGTTCCGCCCCAAGAATCAGAAATCACCCAGGTATTTTCGCTTTCCAAGCCTTTCGCTCTGTGAATAGATGACAGGCAAATGAATTTCTTGGGATCAATTGATTTGTGGTCGGGGTCTGCAAAAAGTTTTTTCATTCGGAGTTTAACTGCTTCAATCGTCACATCCGAATTAGCGAAAGCTAAAAGGCACTGATAATTATCTTCTAATTTAGAAATCTCATCAGTTTTCCGCTGATCTCTCCAGCGAGTTCCCTCAATAATAGCTTTTTCGTCTTCAAACCATTCTTCTAAGGCAACTTTCATTTCACTAGGATTTCTAAATTTGCCTCGCTGTGCTTCAATTTGTTTAACAGTTTTTTGCAGTCTTTGACCAATTTTGAAACCGGCTACAAATGCCGCTCTACCTTCAGTCAAGAACTTGATCGCTTGTCTCACTAAAGGTCGATTTACTCGACACATAACAAGATCTCCAGCTTTGCATTCTTTTACAAAGTCTTTTTGAGAAACATCTTCTCGAATTAAACCTTCTCTATTTCCTTCAAAAGCCTCAAAGGGAGCATCTTCAGGCAGGAATTGCCTGGCAAATTCTGCTCCAGATTTGGGAACCCGGTAAGATACCGGCAGGGTAAACACTGTAGCATTAAGTTCTCTGGTAAGGCGTTCCAAGGCTTCACTATCGGCCCCACGGAAGGCGTAAATTGACTGGAAGGTATCTCCTACTGCAAGAATACGTCCGCCCACTCTGCACAGCATACGAACCAGTTCTAGCATGCAAGCGTTCATGTCTTGAGCTTCGTCGATAATAACAACATCGTATCGACCACGAACAATTCCCAAACGAACGGGAATCCAAATCATATCCGTATAATCGTAGCTGAAACGTCCACCACGTTTCGCCGCAGTTAAAACTAGCATAGAAGCTTTGTAAGCTAATTGGCCTGCCAATTGATAAATTGCTTCTTTATCTAGGTCTTTAGTAATTCCCTTGATAAATGCAGGAGCTTCCTCGATGAAGTCTTCTTCAGACTTGAAGTAAGGATTAGTTTCTTTAACCCATTTAATTAAATCAGCAATTCCGAATTTACGAATATCTTGTTTAAGGAAATCACTATTGATCGTTCCACCATCATTTTGGTCTTCAAAAAGAGTAATTGCCCGATCTACCCAACCTACGGTAGCGTATTCATAAGCTTTAACTGCTCCGCAATCTTCTCGGAGACAACCATTTCCTGCCGAATGTGCAGTGGAAGCATTAACATTTGACAAATGCTTAATTTTTTCAGCAACGTCTGCTACGATTTTTTTATTGAAAGCGGTATAGAAAATTTTCAAGGAACGAGAAAGTCTTTCCATTCCTCCAACCAAGGTAAAGGTCTTCCCGGTGCCTGCTCCGGCTTTAACTACGATATGTCCAGAACCTTTTTGCAATTCAGTCCAAATTGCTTGTTGATATTTAGACCCGGAAGCCAATTTAGCTACTGCCATTTCAAATACTCCTTTTATTATCAGTGACCGGCCTCTAAGGACCGGTTCTGAGGTTCTTCTCTAGGACTAGAGTAACATGAAGATGTTACAAAGTCTCACACAGTTTGTTAACTTCTGTTAACAAACCTCAGACAAAGCTCCCGCTAAGATGTCCAAAGGATTAGGCTTCGGTCTATTATAAACTCCAGGAACCCCCTTAGCTTTACATCCTGGACATTTTTCACAATTAGATTTATACGCCCAACAAACACAATCATTACAAAAATCATAATAAAATCTGGCAAAAAAAAGCGCAGTAGCTCCTACAAAAACTGTTAACCACATAAGAAAATAGTGTACTAACATTCTACAGGGCCAGTTGCAACAATTGTTCCGCAAGTATTACAAATTCCTCACATAATGTTGGTTAATTCAACACCATTTACAGTTACAGTTCCTTTAGAATAAGTTACTATAACAAATTTTTGACATTTCTCACAAGCAGCTTTACCTGTAGAACCTTCTTTAATTTCACTCATAGTTTTAGTCCTATAGACATTTCTTTAGCTTGATCTATATAATTACGGAAAATTACGGGAGTTTTAGTTTTAAACTCAATCCATTCCATAACTGTTAAATTAGCTACGTCTGGAGCTTCGGGATGAGGATACTTAATTTCAGCCAATTCGAAAAATCTAAGCTCCCAAGGTCTAGACGGCTCTCCAAAATATTTAAAACAGTGAAGATATTTAACTTCTCTAGGAGGTTGATTCGTATTTACGAAAACACAAGCTAATTTTTCTTCTTCCATTTTATGCTTCCAGTTCTAAAGCGGATTCTAAAGCATCCATAATCCACTTTACTTCTAAATCAGTTTCAATTTTAATTTTCTCTAAAGACTTACTTCGGTTATGAAGATCTGCAAGTCTGGTCTTTAAAAAAATCTACTAAAATCGGTTTTGAATCCAGGAAATGGATGTTAAATCCTTCTCCGCCAAGCTTGACTAAATACTCAACCAAACATTGGCGGTTTCGGTCTTTATTTTTAGGCAAAATCTCGGCGAAGAAAGAAAACACACATCCCCCTAAAAAATTAGATGCATAATAACCAAGAGAACTAGAATTGGCAAAAACCAAATAAAGAATTTCACAAAGGCAATCGTATATTTAAAGGTATGGTCCGCATACCAAGCATATACACGATTAGTTAGCGGCCGGGGCTTTCCTAGATTATCGTATTCTTCATTTAGGCGTTCAAAATGAGCTTGCCAAACATTCATACTACAGTAATTCCTTTGCCTCGGGTTGATTTGTATTTTGAAAAACGAGAATCTTTTGCAACCAAATGAGAGACGGAATCCGAATATTCCTTATATCCGGCTTTTGTAGCAATCGCTTCTCTGGTCAAATACATTCCAGGTTCGAGAACCTTCATAGCTTTCAAACAAGCATTTACGAAATCATCAGTGAACGGGCTCATTTTATTTCCTCCAATTTATAGAAAAAAAGAAAGGGGCTGGCTAGACCCCTTATTAAGCCGGATTAAAATTATTCGTTAGGAAGACCGGTATTACCGGCTTTCATTTCTTCTTTATTGTTATTGATCAAATCACCAATAGCCTTAAGACTACGATCATAATCCTTGGCCAATTGTTCAATTGTGGAACCCTTGGAGTATTTTTCTAAAATCTCGGCACGATGGGCGTCAGAGATTCGTCCGCGATTTCCACTAGCACTGGAAGTATTTCCAGTAGTGGTTTTTCCAGCGACTTTATTCAATTCGCCTTTCCCGCGAAGATCTACATACGTAACAGCGACCTGCTTCAGTTTGTTGATAAGAAACAGATCATCCGTCTCCAATAGGTATTCCTTCTTATAAGGCTTACCTTCTTCGGTCCAAGATTCGATCAAAGAACCTCCCGTGACTTCAGCCTCCTCAGAAACCGCAATCTTGAATTCAAGATTATGATTTTCCGAAGCTAGATATTCAAACCAAGTTCGCTGATCACGAACATTGAAAGGGTCAACTTGAAGAGTCATGGGGACTCGAAAATTCTGCAGGTTGCCAATCGTCTCTACACTCGAAACAAACTCTCCATTCTTTACAGGAGAGACCATGTTGGTGTTATTTACCTTCTTACCTCCCGAAACATTTCCTTTAGTCTTCTCTTGGATTGCGGTAGCCATAAGTCTTAATACCTCTTCATTCTTGTTAGGCTCGGTGGCCTGGATTCAATATAAGGGTATTGACCTAATTTGTCTATTAACAAAATGTTAACAGATAATGAACGAGTTGTTAACTAGATAGCCTTATATAATAGAAGTAACACGCATGCGCGTAGCATAGATCAGTGTTCTTGTCAAGACTTTCTTTTACATCCTCTATAACTATTATTTATTCTACATTCCGTGCAAACATTATCTGAATAAGGATCACATCTTTCTTCTGGACTATAAAATAAAACAAATCCTAAAATAAAAATAAAAAATACTATACCTAATGTAATCATTGATTGAGTTTTACTTTCTTTTAATCATAAAATTTATATTTAAATTTTTTAAGTAATTTTTTCTAGACTAGTTGGTAACCCACCGGGTGGATCAAAAAGTCAGAAAATTTCTAATTTATATAAAGGCCTGTTACTTTCCATTCCATGTATTGTTTATTATTTGAAGTTTCCGACGACCACAGTATCCTATGATAATTATCTCTAGATAATCCACACAAAATAGACATTATTTCAGCAAATTCTTTCCATATATCTCGTGTATGTCCTATAGGCAAATTATTGTAATAAATAATATATAAATTATATTTACTATATAATCTAGCTTTATAATTAGTAATATTCATTTTTACAAATCACATCTACTGTAGATACTAAATTTATCTACCCAATTACCATTCTTTTTAAATTGAGGTTTATTATAGAATGTGCAATAACTACAATTAAATAATTTTGAAAGAAAGTAATTACAACTGGAAATACAACTGGAAATATACCAGCTTCTACAAAAATGTATTAAAATATTATTATAATAAATTTTGTAAACATATCCTTGATTGTTATATTCTCTATAGTGTCTATGTATAATTATATTTTTCTTTTTCATACAAATCTAAGTTCAATATTATTTTGAGACATAAAAACTATTTACATCTATAGGTAGAAATCTATGTCTATTAGTTTTAAATATTGCTAAAAGCAATTGATAATATTCATGAGTATAAATAGCCCTATTTTCTGGCTTTACCAAAGCTATTACTATATTGTTATAGTATAATTTAACTACTTCATTATTACCAACTACTCTAATCTTTTCCATAGAGACGAGCTATTTCTAAATTAAGAGCATTAAAACTTTCTTGATCTATAAGAGATTTAAGATCTAAAACAAATTTCTGTGCTTGAGCTTTAGAAGTTGTATTAAAAGTAGATTCGTATCTACCCCATTCCCAACGATATCTACATTTTTCTACAGAATGTTTGTATCGTCCCACAGCCCATAACCATTCTAAACTAATCTTTTTAGCTTTAGAATTTAAATTTTCTACAACTTTTCTCTTTGATCTAAGATACCTTAAAGTTCCGTTCCTAATAGATTGTTGAAATCCAGAACTCATTAATAAACTTTTTAAAGAGTCATAATTTCTATTATAAGAAATAGAATATTCACAATCTTTAGTTGTCTCTAATTTTAGAATATTATTACCATTAGGTAGTAATTTTACTAAAGGAATTGCATTTAATTGTGCTTTAGGAGATTTAAACTTTATTTGATGGAAATACATACTCAACATTTTCATATTTACTAGGATGAATAAATTTCAACAAATTTCTATAAGAATCTGCTGTTAAATATCTTTTAATGCTCGAACGATTATCGGCTAAAAATGAAGCGTTCATCAAGGGATACCCTTCATTTTTACCTACATAACATAAAGATTTTTTTAATGTTTCAGATTTAAAATCTGTATTATACTTATCTATTTTATCAATAGATATACCTGAATTATTACCAAATTCTAATATAAACCAAAATATTAAGTTTGAAGGAACTTCGTATCTAAAATTTTTCCATAAAAATTGATAACTAAAAGAATTATCTTCTTTAAAATATCTTCCAGGGTCTATAGACCAATGAAGTCTTTGACGTAAAAGCCATAAAAAAGATCTTTTACTTTGTTCACATTTAAATTGTAATTGATTATATTTCATTGATATTTTATTCTAGTGGAAGTAGTGTATTGGATTTTTTGAGAATTCATAACTTTTCTAACAATATTTAAATCTTTTTCATTTCTAGATTCTTTATTAGTAAAAAACCCAATTGGTAAATTACCATAAAATAAAAATCCAGCCCAGTTATAACCAGTTCTACATATTAATTTAAATTCAAAATAATTTATATTCATAAGTAAAAAAAATAGCCCCCGAAGGGGCTATTACTTTCTTTTTTATTCAAGGCATAGGAGCCATAACAAGACCAGTTCCTTGATCAACTTCAGGAATTTCCAACTCATAAGCGGATTCTTCCAAAAGCTTTCTCAACTGTTGAGGAGACATTTTGGGATTTTGTTGCCACAAAAGAGCAGCAACGCCTGCAGCATGAGGAGTAGCCATACTAGTTCCATTCCAAGTTGCATACTTATTTCCAGGGATAGAGCTATACACTGCTACACCCGGAGCAACTACGCTAACTTGAGCCCCTTCAGCAGAGCCAGATCCACAGGAGAAATAGGCCAGTTCAAGCTTAGAATCAATAGCTCCCACGGCCACTACAGACGGGCTGTTAGCAGGACTGCCCACGGTTCCTGGCCTATGGTTACCTGCCGCTGCAATAATCAAACAGCCCTTTTCCATTGCCCGGCGGGCGGCCTCCTCATAAGCTTGACGAGGTTGGGACGAGGTATCCCCCAAAGACATAGAAATAATCTTCGCTCCCTGCCCAAGTGCCCAATCAATTCCTTCAAGAATTCCAGCCATACTTCCCGAACCACGATTGCTTAGGACTTTACCGGAAATAATTTCCGATTCATAAGCTACACCGTATCGACGGCCTTTTTGATCTTTATATCCACAAGCAGTTCCAATACAATGAGTTCCATGTCCGTGCCCGTCCATAGCGGATTCTCCTGGAACAAAACTCGCTGTAGTAATTTTACGACCTTTAAAATCAATATGATCTTTATCAAAACCAGTGTCCAGAATACAAACTTTGATTCCCTTACCGCTATAAGTAGTCCAGTCTGCATCAATTGCTTGAATTCCCCAGGTAGCTTCATTGTCGTCTTCAAAAATGTCTCTTACATTTAAATTTGCAGAGGGATTGTATTTCTCTTTTACAAACAAAGCATGAACTTCTTGATCATCTTCTACGGCTTGAATAGTCGAAACCGAACTATTTAAGCAAGATCCTGCTTTATCCGCTGCTTCACAATCATAAATACCCATATTTAGATTAGGAAGATATTTGAAATGAGCCTTTGGCCTCTCTGCAAAGGCTTCTACCACTAGATCTTTAGATTCCGGCTTGTAAGTTACGATCTTTACCATAGTTTTTTACTCGCTTTCTTTTACTAAGTTAACTATTGTTACTAGAATTACTTGAAATAGATTAAACAATCCAGCATAAAGCATAATTGCACTGACTACAGGATTTTTCTGAGAAGTATCTTCAGCAATATCCGCCGTGGCAGACACTAATTGAAATGTTCCTAAAAATCCCATAATAACAAGAATAATCCACCCAAAAAATCCACTATGAAGAACAAAGGCATTTAATGGAATCGCTAAAAACAACGATAGGGCTGCGCCGGTCATTAATCCTTGACTTAAATCAAAATCATAACGATATTCTCTATTAAACACATAGTAAGTGATTCCAGAGAATACTGTAGCTGTTAAGCCTAGCGCACAAAAAATCAATTGATTTCCTGTAAACATTCCCTTTGAGAAATAACTTACCATAAACAACAAAGGAGATAAAACAATTCCACCAATTGTTCCTTTAATAGCCATTACAATCTTAGCAAAGATACCGTCATCGGGATTATCTGCTAATTTTACGGCTAAAATAGGATAAAGATTTATAGCCAATATAGATAGCAACCAACCTATTGGAGAAGCTAAAAAAGCAACTAGAGGCGGAATTTGTATAACTATACACGCTGCTAAGCACGAAAATAATACAGCTATAGCTAATAGACTGTATGTCTGTTTTAGAAAATTATTTTTCATCCAAGTCCTTTCTTAGTTCTTAAAGCTTAACATATTTTTGTGACAAACATGTTTCTTACATGTTAAATTATTGTAACAAAGTAAACAATAAATTGTCCTTGTCTGTAACTAGCTTTACACCAAGATTTTTCTACGAAATCTTGGAATTCGACATGAGAGCTTATAGGAACATTACTTTCATGATTGCTTTGAATATATTCATAGTCACCATAAACTTCTTTATGATCTTTCATAAGTCTATAAAACCAGACTTCACTGTTGGTAGAACACTTTATTTCATAAAGATCATTCGCAATTTTTAATACTCCGTAATAAATCATAGAGAAACCAAATATAAAATATCTTCATTTCTGAGATACCAAGCTCTTTTTAAATGAAGATGAAAATCTTGTAAGGAAAGGTTCTTATCTCTAGGTGGGTTAACACTTGTTGTCCACCATTCAAATCCTAAATTTGATTTTACGGAAAAAGAAAAAGTTCTCTCACCACTTATATATTTAACCGCATGTGGATCTAAGCCCTTAGGCTGAACTAAACCTAAAAACATTACACCCTAGACTTTACTCTAGCAAACAGAGAGGTTATTTGTCTCTTTGACAATCCTGTTTTAGATACTTTAGGAATTTCTAGTTTCCGCTCTCGCTTAACTCTAGCTAAAAGCTCATCGTCTCGACATTCTTTAGCTTTACCCAAACTATAATAATGTCTGTTTGACATTTCTACATTTTCTTTAGGAGTAGTTACCACATATTTCAAAGCACTACCATGTCTATTATTAGAATAAATGCTTACTACTCCTAATTGGTCACAAATACTCCAATTTTCAGTTAGTTTCATTTCCAAAGCTCCATGATTTCTGTATAAAATCCAAAACCAAAAACTAAACAAATAGATAGAAAAATTAACCATCCTACCATTAAATGTTTGTAATGATCCCAAATTACAACAGCACTGTGGTAAAATATCTTAGGATAATTCATTAAATATGAACTCCTTGAAACCTAAGGAACCATACAGTGAATGCTTCAAAAATTCCCAAGGGAATCAAAGCAATTGTAATTAGCAAGAAGAAAAGAAAAGCACCCGCAACAAAGTAAACAACCATCATAAGAAGTTTAAAAATTAGCTTCAGAAACCCATATTGATCTGGAGGCACGACAGTTTGTTTAGGAGTAGGGGCCGGCTGTTGAACTTCAATTAGTTCATATTCTGGTTCTTCTTCCTCTTCGTCCTCCTCTTCAATTTCTTCTTCAACGGGTTCTGGAGGAAGTTGTTTTTTAGATGCTCTCTTAGCCATTAATATACTCCAATCAACTTACAATCTATAGGTCTGTATCTATATTTAAGATACTCTGTTAATGAGGTAAATTTCTCTATATGTTTATATAAGTGATCATCTATAAACCACATAAAGTTTAAATTAGGTAATTTAGAAAAATCATGCCTATCTACACCAAAAAAAGTATCTCGTTTAGAATTGTATAGTCTATAAATAACTTCGTCATTATAGACTATTTTATAAAGAAAATTCATTTCTTTTTTATAGAAGAAAGAGTTCTCATTAACAATACTCTTTGAGGAGCCGTCTTAACTTGGGAGAAAAAACTTTTTACCTTTCCTTTTAAGGAATTAGTTTTAAGAAAATTTTCCCTCAATTTATTTTGAGCTTGACATTTAAAACAAGTATATCCGTGATACTTACAATTATCAGTTGGAATCAACTTGGAACAAGGTGCAGAGGTAAGGAGTGAATCAATTTCTTTGAAATCGTCAATTGTCATCTTTAAAGAACCCCAATTTCTTTAATTCGGCTACAACGTAATCAGTTTTTTTCTTTCCGCCAAATTTAAACCAAGAAAGCATGTTAGTGAATTTACCCTTAAGCTTTTCTTTCAAAGGAGTAATATCCTTAGCTTTGTTAGCTTCTACTTGATCTAAAGCCTGACAACGGAGACAATTAACTTGATGACATCTTCCGGTAGACTTCCCCTTTATTCCCTGACAAGGGAGTTCATTAATAATGTTAATTAAATTATTTACCAATTTATCGTTTGTCATTATGTTTCATTAATTCCTTACAAGCTTGCTCCGTTGTCTTGGGATCTTCATACATTTCTATTTTTAGTTTTTCTTTTAAAAGTTTAATGTATTCTTTATCCGTAAAATCAGACAATTTCACCTCATGCTTCTTCTTTATTCACCAAAGACAAAGACTGTCTGCGTAATTGACGAGACAAGCCTTTAGTAGTAAATACAATTTTACCACCTTTATTTAGTTTATCTATCTCCTCTTGAAGACGTTTCTTTTCTGAAGACAACATATCTTTAGAAACAAGTCCAAGATTGCCTCTATAATGAGCAACCTCTTTTGCATTATTAATTACATTCAAATTATACACGCACCTCATCAATAATTTTATCAATAAATTCTTCTTTTCTATTCATCATTCTAGCAATGTCTTTAATAGACATACCTTTATTATTATCCCAGGACGAGATGATCAGTTCTCTATCCGTCTTACTAAGCTTACCTCGTTTAAGGCCTTCTGTTTCTTGAATTATAGGCCTCGATTTTCGAGTCTCTACGCTTTCTGGGACACCGTTATTTTTGTATTCTTTAAACATAGACTCTAGTTTTTCATAGAATCCATTTTCATAAGCACCTTTACTGGTGTTTTTAGCTTTAGTATTACCATTGAAATAAAGTTCAGATCCGATTATTGCAAACTGACCATTTACCGTTTCATGTTCTATCTTTGAAGTTATTTCAATTCCTTGACTAATACATTCTCTGGCCAAATCTTGTAAATCTAAAACATTTCTTAAATTAAATTTCTTAGGAACTAAGAGTTCAATAATTGCAGGATCTTCTATATTAGAAGTTTTTTCTATTTCTTCCAACATAGAAATATCTTGTTCTTGTTGGGTTTCTACTAACACTGACAAAGGAAGCCTCCGAAAAATATAAAAAGAAAAGTTCTCTAAGAGAACTTCGGCGAGATGTTACAAATCTGCTTACACCTTGAGTATACATGTAACAAGGTTGACTGTCTACTCAAGAGATGTAAACTTTATGTTACAACTTTGTAAACACTTCTTTCAAAGTGTCCTTCTTCAGTAGATGAAGTATTACAAAACCCCCAAGGTGTAAGTCTGCCTGAAAGCCCTGAAATTAGGTCTATATCTACGGCATCTCTATATTCTTGATAATTTAAAATTATAATAGGTAAATTAGCATAATTTAATCGGTAAAAATCATTAGCACCCAAAGGGTAATTTCCATAAAAAATTAATTTAAAATATTCTGGCGTCATGAACGATAATAAGTTGTATTATTTAATACATAGATATCAACAGTATCTTTTGATTTATTTAATAATTTTGAAACTACAGTCACGTTTTCGAAATTATATGCCCAATCTTTTCTTTTATGCACAAAAATAGGGATATTTGCATATCGCAAATGTATAAATTTTTCTTTAATAGACACAGGATACGCAGAATTAAATAAACTAATCCTCATCTAAACATTCTTCTTCTATAATTTCTTTTAATTTATTTCCTAATATTACAGATTTTATTCTTTTTAAGACTTGCGGGTCTGGATTGTAATAATCCGTAATTACTTGTGAAATTAATTCTTGGTCCTCTTCTGTAGCCGAGGCTGGAATTCTTAATCTAAATTTCTCACCAGTTGAAGGCAATTCTATTTCAATAAAAGCTTTTTCACTTTTACAAACAGGTTCTTCCAGGCCAAGAATTCTTCTAACTACGCCTTCAGAACGTTTAGACTGCTTAGCTAATTGAGAAATAGAAATATGATGTTCTGAATGTAACTCAATAATAAAATCTTTTTCAACTTGAGAAATTCTTCCCATAAGAAAAACCTTTCTTCTTAAAACCAAGTAAATGTTCTAACACGATTTTCATCAAAATCGGAAAAATTTATACCTTTACGACCATGAAATAATTTAATAATTAAATTTATTTCATGATTAGCCATATATTGCTTATGAGTAAAAGTTCCAATTAAATTATTTCCATAATAAAGCAAGAAATTGTCTTTCTCAATTAATTGCGTATCTGGTTTTCTTATCAGTTTAAATAAATGTAATTTCATTATAGTTCAATTATAATGTCATAGTAAGGGTCTAAAGGCAGTTCTCCAGGGTCTATTTTAGCATACATGAAACATAGACGATTTTCACCAGCTTCTTCTAATTCGTAAATATATTCTTCGTCTACCCACTCCAAAGCAAATAAAGCTTCATCCGCTAGTCTCTCTAATAGACCTTCATCTTCTGTAGAAGGATCTATTTTAGAATTGAAATTTGCTCTTTGTTTTGCCCACTTAGCTATTTCTCTTTGAACTAATTTTTTATCATCTTCTAAAATTATTTCCACTTTTAGTAACCTATTCTGAAAGTATCAATTCCATTACACAGGAATGCTAAGTCTACTTCTTCATTATATTTTCTTAAAAGGTTAAGACACTTTAATGTCTCTATATTTCCAAAAGATATAGGAATATTAGCATAATATATCCAATTTTCTCCACCACCTATCTTTAAATTATGTTTTAAGTTTCTATTTAATTCCGAATGAGCATAATAAATTCTAAAATATCTTGGATTCATAAATTAAACTTATACACTAAGACTCTCAAGATAATCGGTTCCTAATTCCTGAAATTTTATACGAAATTGGCCTAATGTTTCTTTATTTTTAAATAATCGATCTACTCTAGACAAACATACTTCATCAGACTTACCTATTATTAAAGGTAGGTTACCGTAGTAAATAATGTTATAATTTTTTTTAGAAAAAGACGTATTTCTAAATTTAGGGTGAATGTGATAATTTATTTTAAAATAGCTAAGATGCATTAGGTAAAAATCTTAGCACAACTATGTTACAAACATGTTACCTAGAAGTAAAAAAAATAGGGACTCGATTAAGAGTCCCTCCTGGGATGATGTCAACATGGCTATGTTGATTTGGTAAGAATCAACTTCTAGATAATAAGCTTAGTCTGGGTCTTTGTCAAGAGGGGATCGTTCGTCTACCTCTTCTTCAGTTACCTCTACGTCTTCAGGGACGATGATCATGTTTTCATCATCTACTTCAAATCCAAGGTCTTCAATTTGTTCTACCAATTGAGTATATCCTCTATACAAAGTAAAATTTTCTTTTTCGGCTTCTTGAAGCTGTTTAACTAATTCTAGGACATTGTTATGCCCAACAATTGCTTCTTCTCTCATTCTAATAACTAAATCTTGTTCAGCTTTTAATTGAGCCTGACTATTAAGCATTTCATTAGTCTTTGCATGATAGGCAGATTCCCAAAATTGAGCACCTTTACCTGCAGAACCCATTTCTCTGGCAATAAAATAACTAGAAACTAATTCGGGTAGATATTTAAACATTTGATCTTTTCCAATTCTCTAAATTAATTAATTCTTCATGATCTAAACTAGTATTTATTAAATTAAATATTTCTTCATCAGTCTTACTTAATTTTTTTCTTTTTCTTTTATAATTAAATTGATAGTCAGCTAATAAAGAATCTAATTTACAAACTGTAAATTCTTTATTTTTGCTATTAGGATACGGATAATTATAATAATTTAAATACTCCACTATTTTCTTGTTACTTATCCCATAAGTAGAAGCTGTTCTAATTAAAGGTTCTAAAATATCTTTAAATTCTGATTTTAAGGTTTGAGTTTTAGATTTTTTTCTATCTTTAATTGGCTTATAATTAAAAGAACTTATAATAGTAAGAATTTCTACTAAACTAAGTTCTATATCATAAGTAAGCAACTGCTTCTGAATCTGTCGAGCAGATTCGCCCTTATTTATAAAAAGATAGAAAATTGCTTCATTGATTCTCTGAACTCGGGTTTTCATCAAAGGTCTTATTCTAGTTATATTTAGAATAATCTTCTATATGGGAAAAACAAATTTTAAACAAATTGCTTTAGAAAAAATCTCTAAGCAAGTATATAGAAAAGTTTATGATAAGCTTAAAGAAGTTCCTGACGTTTGGTATAAATATATCAAAGACGAAATGGAAGCTCCTAAACACGGATTTTGGTATTATAATTCTAAAACTAAAACAATGTATCAAGCTTCAGCTCCAGGAGAATACCCGGCTAGAAAAACACCGGCTGGCCATGAACAACCTGGATTATTGGACATGCTGAAAGTATTTTTAGGTAGCTATAATGATAATAATAAATTCATCCGAATTTATATTACCTCAGGAGCTTATTACACTCAATACCTTGAGGATCAAGGCCGTAGATTGATAGAAGCCAGCAAGAAAGAATTTTTCGAGCTGGCTATTGAAGAACTTGAAGACTTAAAGGGTAGAGGCCGTTAAGTTACAGATCCATTATGAAAAGATAAAATACTACAATTCCTAATGTGAATCCACATAAGAACATTCCCATTTAATCTACTACGCCTTGAATCAAAACGTTATCGTCTTCGGCAACATCTTCAGGAAATATTACAACATGTCCAAGAATATGATTATGAACTATAAAATAATCATTAGGCATTTGAACTGCTCCGCCTAATCTAGCGACTGAAAGATTTTTGCCACATTGGGCAAAAGCGGTATTTATTTGATAAATTCTACTACAAAGTCTTTTAGCTTCAAAAGTAAGTAATTTAGCCATTGTATCCTCTAATTTTCTTGAATAGTTGCGAAAACTTCGCCGCCCGGTGCTGGTGTTAAAACTCCTGGAACAAATCCTGTTTTGTCATAAGGACCTGGAGCGCCTGGAATATAGAAATTTGGATATACAAAATCTGAAACTTTAAATTCTGGTGCTTCAAAATTTGTATAAGCATAAGTTCTAGAATTGCAAGGGTCACACAATTCATTACCACCTCGTAAGCCATTAGGATTACTAAGCATTTCTATAACTTCATGAGAAACAGTTATACAAAAAATTTGATCGTCTCCACAAGTAGTTAGATCTACATAACCTAAACTTCCGGTAGTATGAAATCCTGTGCATTTTCCAGCAATACTTGGAAATTCTAAAAAATTTTCTTTAATATAAAGTGTTCTAGAACCTAAAGGACCTAAAGCACAATTGCCTTCAATACCAAAAACTGGTTTTACATCTTTATCTAATTGGAGATTAACTGTATTAATAACTCTCTGTAGCTTTTCATCAGGCATGCTGGATTGATTAACTACAGTAATTGTTACTGGACCTTGACCAATAGTAGTATATGTCTGAGGATCTGATTTATTTAAATCTCCATTTCCACAACCTAAAGAAAATAAAATTGTGGTCAGAAGAAATAGTTTCTTAAAAATCGTCTTCAATATTTTTAAATCTTTCATCAATAGTGCGAATGTAAGAATATGCTACACCAAATGCTGATTGGTTGCTATTTGTTTTAAACAATTGATCAATAAATTCGGGAGGGAAAGCATAAGACCAAACGTCTAGAGCTTTTACTTTGGGGTCTTGAGCGCCTTCTTTATCTGAAAACCAATGTAAGTCTAGACGACATACTCCAACATCTAGAGAAACTTCCATTTGCTTAAAACATCCATAAACACTAGGCAAGGTTACATTAAAAGCTGGAAGATCAAAATCTTTAGCTACATATCCCATTATTACTTAACTACTTCCAAAACGTTAGATTCTTTTTCTTTTTCTTCCAAATAGTTAATTTGATTAACTACGGAAACCAAGTCTTCTACAGCAGCGTCTCTGCGGGAATTGATCTTCTCCAATTGAGTAGCCATTTCAAAAGAATTAAGGCTAAGTTGCGCGATCATTTCTAGCAAGTGGAGTCTTTGCTGATTTAGCTGTTCTTTGTTATTCATGAAAAAAGTCCTTAAGATTTTAGTATCTAGAAGATTAGATACTAAAATCCAAGGACCCTTTAATTTGAGAAAACTATTGTGGAGTATAAATTTGGTAAATAATATGGTAAGCTAAAGTGCCTGCCGTATTATTCTTAATAATAAAATTGCCTCCTGAAGTAGAGACAATGTTATTACCCAAAATTCCACCAATAAGAAAACCTAGATTTAAACTGGAAGTAGACGAAATAGTTCCGCTACTTCCATTTAAAAAGAAACTACCGAAGTCCCCACCCTCGGTAAATACTGAAATCCAACCCTAAATCGTAGTAGCACCAATTGTATAAGATGCTCCTGCGGCTAGAGAGAAATCATCTGTTCTTCTACCTTGATTATTCAAAGCCATTTATTCTAAAAATCCCCGAAATTCGTAAAATAAACATACATAGCATACTATGGAATATTATATTTTTACGACATAGAAATTTCTAGATCCTCTAGAATTATTATTGATCCTATAGTTACCACCAGAATTATCTATACCGATTTTATCTGAAGCGGGAGTTCCAATAACGAATACAGAAGACCCTGAAAAAGCTGTTCCTGATCCAGCTCCATCTAAATGGTAAAGAGCATATTCGCCTGTAGTATCGGTATAAATTATAAGAACACCTTTAACTGTATTGGCAAATAAAACCTGAGTTCCGGCGGCTGCAATTGTGTATTGGCTAGTTCCATTAGGACCATAAACAATTACGTTGTTAGAAGTAATTGTTGCCAAATTCATTGCAGAACCACCTGAAGTAGTTCCCAAGAATTGCAAGGCATTTGGAACTCTAACACCACTAGCATTTAATACAGCATGCGTTACATTATTGGCCAAGAAAGTATGTGCCAAAGAAGTAGGCACATTATAATTTAAACCAGTTGACGTTCCTGCATATTGCCTATTAGCAGCAGTAATTGTGCCTCCAGTATGTGCCATATAAATGCCGTCTGTATTGGCCAATGTTAAAAGACTAGAACTTAGGGCTCCATATTGTGAACCCGCAATATGCCAGATGTGGCTCCCAGCTGGCGCATTATATCCCATACTTCCACCAGTCATTCTAGCAATAACGTTATAACTAGAATTTATAGTACTTGTTTGTCCATTAAATCCAAATAAAATACTCGCAGTAGAAATTCCAGTATCAATACTGTTATTATAATTTACCCAAAATGAACCCCCTGTAGGAACAGAAGCGATTAAGTTTACACTTGAAGAACGATTTAGTCCAATCTGTCCTGAGGGTGGGGAACCTGTATCGGTATAAAAATATAGACCATTTGCTTGAGCACCAAAAATAGCACTTCCATTAACGACTAATTGAACAGCCGTTCCTGTAGGAGTATTAAGAATTAGTCCGCTTGAATTTCCAAATATTTGCCGAGTAGCACCGCTGTTAATTACGCCGCCTGTAGAAGAGGTAATTGCTAAGCCATTAGTAGCAGCGAGTGTGGCATCGGTTGTTCCAAAAGAAAAAATAGTAGTATTAGATACTCTAAAATCATAAGAAAGTCGATTATTAAATAGACCTGTAGAATACGGAATGCCTCCGGTGTTATAACATTTAGGGCCATAACCAGTACCACCTAAATTGCCACCAGTATAGCCTCCATTTGTTCCGCCTTTAATAGCCATATTATGCTGTTACCAATCCACCATGAAATACATAATTTAAAGCACTACCTGTAGTAGTGGTTAAATAAACAATATCTCCAGCGTTTAATACAGGAATATCCACAATAGCACTATCATTTTGAAGAAGAGACAATTTATGAATAGTTCTAATTGTTCCAGTTCCATTTACTGCTACAGTTACTGCTTGAATACCAGCATTTGTATTATGTAAATTAATCATTCCACCAACTACTGTTGCTGGATCGGAACCTACTGTATATATTGCTGTTTGTGTAGCAGCTGCTTGTCCATCAGCTAACCATTTTGGTGTAATTGCCATGATAAATTATTTCCTTTTTTCAAATATTAATGATAATAGTTCTGAGAATAAGCGAACCAATCCTGGGCATCGTTAGTTACTACTAAACCAGTGGAATCAATTCTTGCAATTTCTACGTTATTAATTCTAAATGAATGCAATTTACTAGTTGGAACGTTGTAAACCATAGACCCTGAATCAATTCTAACCAGGGAGGAGATGGAAGCGGATACTGTTTGATCAGTAGTCCAGCTTGCTCCACCTGCATTTACAATAAGATAATTGGCACCAGCAACTGCAAATTGGTGAGATAACGTAGATGGAACATTGTAAACAATGCCTCCTGAATATCTATAGAAACCATAATCAGTATTAGTCCAACCAGTATGATCAGAGGGAAATAGTAATCCAGCTCCACTAAAACGAACTTTACCTGTGCCCGCAATCATAAATTCATGAACAACACCTGTAGGAGTGTTATAAGCTAAACCACCAGAGGTTCCAGCAATTTGGCGATTGGTAGATGTAATAGTTCCCGTAGAACTATTAAGATAAATACCATTAGTATTGCTTAATGTAACTAAAGTAGATTCGAAAGAACTAACTAAGGAATTGTTAACATACATTCCAACAAAACCAGTTGAGGGAACCTTAATAGCAAGAGCTTTAAAAGTGCTATTACCACTAATATTACATGCTGTTCCTGTATTAGTACCAACATTCCAGTCAGAACCATTTAAAGTAGCTACATTAGTTCCCACCACTGTAAAAGTATGACTAGTGCTAGAAATAGTATTATACTGAAGGGCACCTGATACACTAGCAATTTGTTTATTAGTATTAGTTATGGTGCCAGTGCTTGGGAAATAAATACCACCAGAGGAATAGACGGTTGTTAAAGAGCCCGTAGCATTAAATACATTTGTGTTATTTATACGAACGTAAAAAGATCCACCAGTAGGAATGTTGGCCATCATATCGCCGGACACATTCCAAATACCCATCGAACCAGCAGTTACAGAAGCAGAACCTGTTCCAGTAATAACCATATAATTATCAACTGTAATAGGACCTGTAATAGTATTATTCCAGGATCCATCTCCACGAAGAAAAGTGGTAGTATCTGCAGTCCCTGTAATACCCGTTACCTGGGAAAAAGGAATAGTTCCTACAGATTTCCATACTGCAGCACCAGTAGCAGCATTTTCACACAAATAGTTCCTTTTGGCAGTAGTATCATACCAAAAGGAACCTTGTGCATAACCTTGAGTGTTGTCATTACCTGCTGCAGGTGAAGTAGTTGCTGTAAGGTTATATTTTAATATTCCAACAACTCCAGAGTTAGCCAAATAGACACCACTAGTAGAGCCAGGCTGGAGCTGTCTTAAACTAATCTGATTTGTAGACATAAATAGACCTTATTTGAAATAAATGAAACGAAGAGTATCTCCAGTTTGGGGAGCGTCAGTAATAGTAATAGTGGTTCCCGAACGAGTATAGTGCGCGGGATCTTGAACGTCACCATTTAGAATAACAATAATATCAGTAGTAGCCGTGCTAGAACCAGTAGCAGAGAAGATAGTATTTGACGCTACGAAAGCTTGATTACTTCCATTAATACTTCCCGAGGGGGTTTCATAAACCCAATCAATAAAGAAATTGGTTCCTGCTCCACCACCAATACCACCACCAGCCAAATCAGCGGCAACTTCATTATTAGTAATTCCAGCTGCACGAACACGAAGACCCGAGGAAGTTTCTAGAGTAGTTCCATTAAGATTTACTTGAACAGAATCAGCATTTACGGTAAGAGAAGTGTCTGCAGCTACAAAATCAATAGTATTTCCAGTTTTAGTTAAACCAGCGCCGGCAATAATAGAACCGGCACCCGAGAATTGAGAAAAAGCTAGAGACGTTCCAGAACCACCACCAATCACAATAGGATTATCCGTAGTTAAAACCCAACCGGTATCAGCATTAACAGTTCCGGCTTCAATAAAGGTAAATGCTCCTGCAGTTACTTCAGCATCCTGATCAAAATCAGTAGCTCTATCCCAAACACCATTTGAGCCCGTGCCTAAAGTAGAAACTACCCAAATACCATTTTGAGCCCCAGTAGATTGGTCTTTTAACAAAACTCTGTTATTTGCAGCTAGAGAAATTCCATCTAGAGTATTAGGCATACCGGTAAACTGACCGCGAGCAGAAGTGCCTCCAGTAGCGTTGTATGTGCCTGCTACGTTAGCCGTAGAACCTACTCTGACAGATTGCTTAACGTCTAATCCGCTGGCTACGCCGTCTACATAGCCCTTAGTGGCCCCGTCAGTATCTGCCGTGGGAGTCCCCATGTTGGTGGCTTTAAATCCACCGAAATTTTGATCTTGAACAAAAGTAGCAAATTTGTCGTTGGTAATTGCAGCGCCGCTACCAATTTTAACGTTATTAATAGCGCCGTCTCGAATTTGCTCTCTACGTAATGTATTAGTAGCCATTTAAAACCTCATTTTCTAATATGAGGAATAATTCTTTTTTTTCTCAAATTTGTCCTGTAAAACAAAAAAAGATCCCGTTAAGGATCTTTTTAATAAGTATATATTACTTTTAATATATCTCCTACTAAAGGAGTATCTACAAGAGTAAGAGCTGTAGTATTAGTAGGTGTAAAATTTTCACCACCTAATCCATTAATAGACAATTCTATGATTTCTAAATAAGGATAAGTAGTGCTAAATAATTTATTACTTCCATCAATAGAACCTATTAATTGTTCAGAGTAAATTCTGGCTCCAGCAGCACCAGCTTCTCCATCTCGACCTGGAGGGCCTTGAGTTGAAGCTGTAATTATTTTTACAGGCTGGTCATTACTTACAACTATTCTAGTAACTTGTTCAGAAAGTTCTGTTACTACTACCCTAGTTTCTGTAGTATTAATTGTGATATCAGCCATAACATTCCTTAATTAACTGAAGGATCAGTTACATTAGGATCAAGTAAGACACTTCCTTGCCACCAGCAATCTACATCTTCTCCATTAGGCCATTCAATGAAAAGATCCCATTCATATTCTTTTTCTTGAGCATTTTTAGGAAAAGGGAAAGCATCTACTATAGCTTGTCTAGAAATAAAAATTCTAAATTTTCCATTTGCAGCATCAGTGATTGTTATCTCATCTGGAGTATTTAAATCCAACATAATAGCTGCATTAGGTTTTTGTCTAATTTGTGCTCTTAATTCACATCCTGTAATGTCAATAGCTCCTGGAGTCGGAGATTCATTATCAGTTACTTCAAAAAGTTTTTTAAATGAAGCCCCTCTATATATGGATATATTATATGTATCAGGAGTTACACTCATTAGACACCATCCGTTAAACTATCAATTTTGTGGCATAGAATGACAGTAAATTGCGTGTCAGTTCTGGATACCAGGTAAGAAGAGGATATAGGCTGATAAGTATATGAGTTCCACATAAACTCAGTTCTTGCAACATCTATTTCTTTTCTGCCTCTCAAAGTAATTTTAATTAATTTTTTTTGAGATTCATTTTGGCCCATATCTACTACTTTAATAGGCATTTCTAAAATAGAAGCCCATAAAGTATCAATAAGCGTAAGCTGTTCATCATCTCCAGTCGGAGTATTAACCAACACCTTACGATACATTTTTACACGATTGTTAAAAATATTAGAATGGACCAAAGCCAACCTCACGACGCCAAGCTTTTAACAAATGGAAATAATCGTCATAGTTATATTCCCAATCTACACTGCCCAAATCTTTATATTCACTAGCGACTAGAAATGGACTTTTTCTCTCCCAATTAAGAGAAACCATTTGAAGAATCCAAAGATCAACTTCAGCGGGAATACTAACATTTCCTAAAGTATCTGCAAAAGTAGCTTGGCAATAATTATCTGCAGCTTGTTTAGCTGCTAGAATCATTAACTTCAAGATATCATCAAGATAGGTATCAGTTTCATCTACACGAAGAAATTTCTTTGTTTTCAACAAATTTATAGATGAGTTATCTTGAATAGCAGTGTATACAGGCATTACTTCTTGTTCTTGCCTTTTTTAGTTTCTTTTGGAGTCTCTGCTTCTTCTGCTTTTACTTCTTCAACGGTAATTACTTTAGTTTCAATATTTTGTTCTACTTTACTAAAATAATTAGCAGTGGGAGGTAAATTTACAAACTCAAAAATACCTCTATTTACCAAATCTTTAGCTTTATATTCATCATATTCAATTACAGTAAATGGGGGAATAAATCCGTAACCTCCGTCACTACCATCTAAAGTATGTTTCAAAGCTCTGATTAAAACAAAATTACTCATTAAAATTTCTTCTCTAATTCTTCTAATTGCTCGTAAGCTTTTTTATAAAGAAATTTAGCTCTACTAAGAGCTTTTTCTGACCAATAATTATACTGATCTTTATTCTCCATAAGCATGGAAATTAAATCTTTCCATACATAAGTTTTATCTCTCAGAGCAAATAATCCTGCGTCTCCACAAGCTTCTAATAATCCTTCTGTGGGATGAGCAATAACTGGAATTCCTGAACACATAGCTTCAATAGCAGCCATACCCCAAGTCTCTTTTAGAGAGGGCATCATGAGAATTTTTGTATATTTAAATACATCATTAACAATATCTTTAGTATGATTAATTAGTTTAATATTGTTAGGAAGTCTTTCTAGCTTTTGATCTCCATAAGCTCCTATTACTCCTCTAAAAGAGTATTGAGGATTTTGTTTAGCTTGTTCTATAAATTGAAGAACACCCTTATTCATATTAAGATTTACTAAAGTAATGTCTTCTCTGGATACTTCAGATTTGAAGTGAAATTTCTCAAAATTAGTAGGAGGGATTAAAGTAAAAGTATTATCATGTTTAAATTTAATTTGCTCAACATGATATTTTTCCATCCATTCAGCGTTGTATAGAACCATCCAACAATCACCAGGCTGAACTTCCCAGTAAGGAATACTGTGATAATTATGAACAATATAAATAAGTTTTTTATTGTATTTTCTACAAAGTTCTATTACTTTAGGAGTAAGATCCAAATGAGTAATTACATAATCAGTTTCTTTATAACATTCTTCAATAGCTTCTGGGAGATGACATTTAGTATCTAAAGTAACTCCTCCTCGAACTTCTCCATCAACTCCCATATTGGAAGCAGTTAAAACTTTACAATCATGACCCTTATCAACCAAAAACTCTAATAAAGCTTCTAAATAACGTTCTGCTCCCGCTGAATGAACTCCAGCATAGCCATGAACGTGAGCTAAAAATCGCATAAAAAACAAAAAGACCCTTAGATATTTTTTCTAAGGGTCTAATTAACTCAATTTATAATTTTTACCTTTTTATTAACTTGGAATGTGTCCTCCGGTTATATACTCTAAATTGTAAGTTTTTTTCATAAAAAATGCCCATCTTTCAGATCTGGGAGCTAAGGTCGTAGGAAGCATGGAAATTAAATACATAAAAGAATTAGGAGTAAAATTACTTTTACTATTTAAAATATCCGAACTATAAATTAGTAAATATTCTACATCGTTTAAATAGGCTGTAAATCTGTAATAATAGTTCTTAGGTCCAAATAGTTTTTCTGGAACTACGTAATATCCAACTCTTTCGTCTGAAAGATTGTAACGCTTAGAAACATTTCCTTTACGAAGAAAAGGGATAACTAAATCACTTTTCTTCATCTGAAGATGGAGGGAGGGCTGGGGTTTGTCCTGAGAAATTCAACAATACATTTTTTAAATCTGAAACAAATTTAGTAAACAAAGTCAATTGTCTAGGCTTAGGCCATTTCTCAATTACTTCAAGGAAGTTGATAATATGATATTTACGATCCGCTTCTACAAGCTTGCCTTTATATTTAGAAACCATTTCAGCCTGTAAGGCCTGTTCTTTTAAACCTTCCAAGAAAGGAAATTTCTTTTTCTCTTCCTCAAAAGAGTCCACTACTGTTTGTAGCATCAGGGCATAACCAGATTCTTCTTTACTCATTTTCTAATCCTTTAAATTCTATTTAAAACCATATTTCTACATCCATGTAGTCTAAAAAAAGCTACATCACAATCAGAAGTTTTACTAGCGGAAATTAATAGCCAAATATTTAAATAAATATTCTTATAAATTATAGAAAGATTCTCTTCTTCTACTCTATAAAAATAGAGCTTTTTTTCATTATTAATCCACGGAAATCTTCGAGTAAGTTGCAAAAGTTTTTGCTCTGAAATAACAATTGGAAACTTCATAAAGAAAAACCCCCTTTCGGGGGTATATTATTACCTAGCAACCTTAACCTTTTGTTTAACCTTTTGAGCTACTTTTTGTTTAGTAGCCGTTTGGGTTTGTTGTTTCTTAGCCGAAGTCCCTCCGGCAGGGGCCAGAGCATATACTACTTTAGTCTGAGTTTGGGCCTGCTGTTCTTCAGTTTGTTTTTGTTCCGCAGCAAATTTCTTCTTTTGGAAATTCAAAACAGCAACTTTATAAACCATGTGCATCATGAACATGAACATTGCAGCGATAGTGAATTTTTGTGCAGTAGGTGGGATATGAAGTTGAGGTTCGGGCTTCAGTTCTTTACGGCGCTTTTTAATTTCTTTAGTGGCTTCGTTATGTTGTTTTTCAATTTCCTTGAATTCCAACAGTTCTTGTTCACGGCGGGCTGCTTTTTCTTTCTTCTCTTTAGTAGAAAGTAATTTTTCAGCTTCTTTCTTGCTAACACCAAAAGCATCCATAATTGCTTTAAGTTCAACTTCTCTGAGAGCTGCTTTCTTTTCATCCGGAGAAGTTTCCGGAATATCTACTTTAGGAGAAGCTTGACCTTCAGGAACATTATTTGCAGCATTCGCTGTTTGTTGACCAGAATTCATTTTTTCCTCCGCATTTTTTCCATAGAGTAGATGAAAAAATTGATCTAATGTAATAGGATCGCCCACATTATTTACCTTAGCCTCTTTAGTTTCTTGAGTCGAATTATCTGTAACTTTAGCTTTATTTTCATTATATTTCTTATAAGCGAGATCTTTAACGTCTTTCCATCCCCCATAAGGATCTAGAGAAGACATGGTTCCGTCAGAGAACGTTACAGCACCCGAGGCAGCTATGCTTTTAATAGCTTCTCCATAAGTGCCTTTCATTAATTCTGTAAAAGCTTCGATTCCCTCTAAATTTACTCGCTCTGTATGTTCGGCTCTAAAATTCTGAGCAACATAATTATTTATGTCCATGAAACTACTGAAATTAACTACTTGAGGCTGAGTGACAAATTTCACATTTAGAGTATTATTTGGGCCCCAAGTTACATTTTCAACATAGGTTCTTGTTCTACCAGTCACAGATTCACTAGCCTCTCTTTGTTTCTGAAAATAGTTTATTTCTTTAGCAAGTTCTAAAAAGTTAGAAGATTGAACAGTTTCTCCTACAATACACTGTTCATAAAATTCAGGATATGTTGCTTGTATGTATTCTTCTAATTTTTCATAGATTAAGTTTACAAAATTTGAATTTTCTACTGACGTTACATTTCTGCCTAAAGTAGTTTGTAAAGCATGTATAATTTCTTGTTCGGATAAGACTTCGAATTTAAAACTAGGTTTATCTTTGTAAATACATTCAAACAACAAACCTTTGGGTGTAAAATAAAAGTTCTCTACTCTCCAATTAGAAAATATTTCTAGGTCTTTTTCTATATTAACACAAGATTCTGTGTCAAAATATTCAACTACATGACCTTTAGGTAAAGTAGAATATTTCTTATCTAAATAATCTTTATAGGTTAAGAACAAATTCTTATATTGCTCTGGACTAAGATTTAAAGCCTTACCTATTTCCTTTAAAGATTTTTTATAAGTATGGCGTCTCTTGCCTTCATATTCAAAACTTAGACAAGGGCCTTTCTGTGTTTGAAGTAATTCAAAATCTTTGAACATTAATTTCTCTTCCCTAAGTATAGGGGAAGCATGTTACAAACATGTTACCGAGATGTAACAACTTTGAACTCATTTAGCCAAGCAAGGACTTCTGCCATAGCGGCCACACTAACTTGGTTGTATCCCCTGAACTTTAATGTATTTGTATCTAAATCTAAAATAAATTCTTCATTATTTTCACAACGAAACGTTACAAAATTTAAATACTCATTTCTATAAACAACCTTGACATGTTGGAATTTTAGATTCTTGCCTTTGAAACTCATAAAGTTGTTTTACTCCTAGTTTACTTAAAATAAGTCTTCCTATTTCTAAACAACTTATTACAAAATAAGCTGCTAAAAAAATAAGTGCAACTAAACTCCACCAAAGTATACCTATAATCATAAGTATACTTATTATATATTACTTATTTGGATTCCTTAGTTTATAGTCGTATAAAAACATAATTAAAATAATACAAAAATTAATCCAAACTAAAGCTTGCCAATTAAAAGAAAGTATTCCAATAAGATTGGTCCAAGCAATCATTAAAAAAATAATTAGTTCCATTTTTCTACTAACATATCCTTATACATCATAATGTTTTTATATACTTCACATTCTCTAGAAAATTTAAATTTATCTAAAGCAGAGGAGTGGATGAAGTCGTTTAAGCACGTATCTAATTCGCTAGATCTTGCTTTCCAGTCACAAACTAATTCACTTAAATAAATCTTAGGCATGTTTTTAATGCCTTCAAAATATTCTGGATGATGTGGATTAGTAGTTACATGTTGCTTTAAAGCTAAAAAGAATTCTGGAGGTTTCTTACCTTCATAATTATTATGAAGATATTCTAATTCTAATCCTTGCAATTTGCTTTGATCATGAACTAAACCATTTTTAATTAAAGAAATTCCAAATTGGGTCTCTCCTTTTTCTATAAATTTAAGACCTAGTTTTTTAGTGTATTCTTGAACATATATCTTATGTTCAAGAATACTTTCTACTATAGATTTCACGTTTCTTGAACCTTACCTATCCAATCAGCAATTTCTTCTAAAATACCTTTAGCACAAAAAATCAAAACAATAATTGTAATAAATACTAATCCTATAAGAATTTTTCTATCTACATTCATACTAGTGGCTCCATATATCTTAATTCAGTTTTTAGTCTTGAATAATTTGTCAACTTTGGATTTAAATTAAAATAAGCTATAAGAGTTGTAAAGACAGGAGATTCTAATCTATATTTAATAGTATTTATACTATCCTCTATAGATTCATAATAATTTAATCCAAGAGGGACTTTTAATCTAGGGTAGTCTCTTAATACACAATATAGACTATAAATACCTTTATCAAGTATAAACTTGATATTTTTTTCAAACAATGATTTTACTTTTTCTTTATTAGAAGAATTAATTCTAATAGAAAAATATTTTTTAATTACTTTTCCATATAAACCACTTTGATTTAAGCTTTTTATAAACGAAATTATTAGACTTTCTTCTATTTTTAAGATTTTTAATTTTTTAATTAAAGGCAAATACTGTAAGGTCATGTGTCCTTTAAGAATATATTGTCCTAATTCAGAATATTTATTAAGCAAATAATACTTAAATAAGTCTTCACTGTTAGAAAAATTATTAACAATAGAGCTTAATCCTACATAACTCGTATACTCAAAGTCTTTTAGAACAGGGTGCAGTTGCTGTATTAGCCTAAATTTTAGATCAAAACCATTTAACCTTTTAAAAAGCTTTAACCCAGCTGCAGAGACTTTGCTTTTATTAGCAAGCTCACCTTCACTAGAAATTTTATTTATTCTAAATTTTAACTTAGAATTTTTCTCTAAACTATAGATTTTAGGTTTTAATGTTTTAAAATTCCAAGTATATACCGTTACAATAGGAACTCTTAAACCCAGACTTTGTTGCCCTCTAGGTAATTTAACTACATTAGAAGTATAAACTCTATATTTATTTATTTCTTTTAAATACGTAATTTTTAAAAAAGAATTTCTCCCAAATCTAAACGTATAGAAGTTTTCCCCTTTTCCATACAATTTAGATTTAGGAAGATTACAACCAGCTTCTTTAATAAAAGATTTTATTTCTTTCTCTTCTATCATTTAGGTTACTTAAGAGCGTAACCGCCTTCTCCCTCATGAAGCTTAGAATACAATTGAGTATATAGAGAATTGGCTTCTTCACTAGGAATAGAAGAAGTAAGATCTCTGAACACAATACGAAGATGCCAATTATCTTGGCCTTCTTTAATTCCCAATCTTGGACGAATCATTTCAGGAAGATCTTCATACGGAGTAGAAGCTACTAAAGTAATTTCTTCTACCCATCCTTCTCTATCTCCCATAACTTCCAAAGCTTTTTCTGTAAGAGTTTCTAACAAACTTCCCTTCCATACAGCTATGGACATATCTCTTTTAATACAAGGCTGATTAGAAACCGGTTTATATTTTCCGAGATTAGACATTTGTGCTTGAATTTTGGCATTTTTATCTCTCAAAATTCGAATATCTTCAATATTCTTAGTAAGCATGATAAAGCGGTCCAGACCCATTCCCAAAGCTAAGCCTGAATACTCAGGACCCAGCCCAGACTGAGTAAGGAGTTTCCTCCCCGCTAAACCACACTCTAAAATTTCCAACCATTTACCTTTATACATAATTTCTACTTCAATCCCGTGATCAGTATAATTATGTTCCGTTTCGTTAAAACGCCATTCAATTTTACTACCCTGCTTTTTAAAAGCTTCAGGTTCATTTTTAGAGAAAATCTCAGTTACTTGATCAACAACTACTTGAACCAGTTCAAGCAAATCTCGTCGTTCCATTTGGCGTTTATTGGTCAAATACCAAACGTCCATTTGATGAGGTTGGCCTACGTGGGTTCGATCAACTACGTCACGACGAAATACCATTCCAGGAAAACAGTAAAGCTTTTCACTCCAAGTTTTATCCTGAGCTAGAGTCTCAAGAGTTTCTGGAACTGCCGAAGTCATTTGGGTTCTAAAAAGATTTTGCTCCGAAGTATACTTACAATAACGTTCCTTAGTAGTCTCATCCTTATCCGAATAGCCAAGCTTATAGAAATTATTTTCTTTGCTTACGATTGGACTTGGATTAATTACATTAGCAGTCAATCCAAATTTTGCTTCTAAGGCCTCAATAATCTTATTCTTTGCCAAAGCAATTGCATGTGTAGGACTTTTGGTCAAGTCCTCAATGTTTAGCAATTTCTGAACTTGATCTTCGTTTAAGTAAAAACTCATTTCTTATCCTTTTCTGATTTGTTAGTAACTTCGGAAATAATTTCTTGCAATACTGTGTTTTTAGGAACTACAGTCGAAAGAGTAATTTGTTCAGCACTGGGGAATCCTTTAGTGCCTTGACCTTTTTCTTGACTAATTGTAACCCAAACAACTACTCCTTTATACCAAATACTGTATTTACCATAGCCTGGACCTACTACACGTTGGCCAGCTAAACTTAGCACTCTAGACTTTTTAAATTTTTTGCTTAGTGGTTGATTAATCAACCACATATAAAGTCCGGTGTAAATATTTTCATTAGAATGAACACTAATAGAAGACATTACCATATCGCTAAGGCCTTTTTGAAGTCCACCAAGGCCTTCTCGAACAGTTGTTACTATAAGTTTATCAAACACCATTTTTTGAAACCAATTAGCCATTACTTCTCCTTTAATTGGTGGAAATAAAATCTTTTGGAGATAAAGAGACTTGAACTCTTTAACTACAGCCGCTGCAATGAGGTTTAACTGTAGCCAGCACGATGCTATCCCCGTCTTTAATAAATCCACCTAAACATAATTCTGGAATAAAATCCAAAGTATCTACACGTAAAGCTAACACAGGCTTATTTCCATACAAAGAAGTAAACTGTTCATAGACTTTTACTTTCTGTAACTCAACTCCATACATATCTTCTATGATTACATTCATAAAAGAGATTTTATTAGATGCTTTTAAATAAATATCTGTTTTATTTTCATACAAGTTTTTCCATTGATAATAGCCTACTATCATTCAGATCACCAATCTAAAAATACACTTAGAGTCATAACATAAAGATCTAGGAAGAATACCGATTAGAACTTTATTAAGATAAATTTTATATTTATTACTTATTCTTTTATTTTCACATAAGGCTGTGATTGTGGGATATTCTTTACAATAACAATGTTCATATCCCGCATCGTAATTGCCATAAATAGAAGCCCAAGTTAATTTCATCTAAAAAATTTAAACAAAAGTATAAACACTTTTCTACCTCTCAAGAAACTTGATTTATTTTACACCAAAAGCTTGACTAAGTTGTTAACTATATGTTAAAATATTGTTAACGTTTTTTTACGTTTAGTTTACAAGAAAGTAACAAAAAATTTTGATCACAAGTGAAATTCTAAAAGATAGTTCTTTTAAAGATTCTAGAATTACAACATATCTTTTAACAATTCCAAAATATTTAGTATATGATATCACTAGGCATCGCGTAGCCAGCTATAGTATTGGATCTACTAGAGCAATTAAAACAGACAAACTTTTAGAGCTTATGACTTTTGTTCCTACCTTTTGGGGTAAAAATTGTCCAGGTATGCAAGCACATGAAAGTATTGAAGATGTCGAAACCGCTAAAACAATTTGGGAAGAAACTAAAGAACTAATTTCAATTCAATGTAAAAAATTACAAGAATTAGGTCTGCATAAACAAACGCTAGGCAGAGTCTGTGAAGCTACAGCTATGGTTAAAGTTGTTATGACAGCTACTGACTGGATTAATTTTTTTATACTTCGTGCAGAATATGAAGCTGAACCTGAATTAGGATTTTTGGCTACTCAAATGTTAGAACAATATTTAAGTAATTCTCCAAAAGAATTAAATGAAGGAGACTGGCATATTCCTTTTATAAAATCTGAAGAAGAAAATATGCCAGTTAAAAATCAATTGATTAAGTCAATGGCTAGATGTGCTAGAACTAGCTACCATAATTTCTATGGTAAAGATGATTTCAGTGCTGATCTTAAATTACATGATATGTTAAAAGAACATAAACATTATTCTCCTGCTGAACATCAAGCACAAGCTGGGAATTTTGAAAAAAATTCTAATTTTTCTTCTAATTGGAATCAATATAGAAAAACATTTGAGACTTATGAACCTATTGATTTAAATCAAAGATTAAAAGAAATGAAGGAACTTTGTGAAAAAAGAGGATTTGATGTTAAGTAAGTTTAGTAAAAAAAGTTTAGAACTTTTAATACGGGATATGACTAGTTGTCAAAATAGTTTACAAATGGCTGAATATGATGTAAGAGAATATCAAAGTAAATATAATAATCGACTACTAGACGTTGAATATTATTCACAAAGAATAAAAGACTTAGAAATTGAATGTAAAATTCTAGAAAGTATAACTCCAGCTTAGAAAAAAGGGACTCAATTACGAGTCCCTTTTTTCATACTAGAAATTTTCTTAATAGTTTTTCAGGTCCCAAGGTTTCCTTCTGATCAATTTTTAAATACCATTTACGATTTGGTAGCTTATCTCCTAAAAATAAAGAAACATTTTCTCCCATATAAACTATACGTTTTAAATCCCTACTAGATTGTTTATACCAAAACAAACTAGTAAACTTTTTATGTTGCCATAAACATACTCCATGCCCATAACATATCTCTGGATGAAATGTTCCAGAAACTTCGTCTAGTAGAGTAAACAACTCAATCATTAAAAGAACCTATTACTTTATTTAATGCTTCTTGATCAAGATTATCAAATCTTCTGCCTCTAAAAATAACAGCTTCAGTAAATCTAATAAATCCAGGATTTACAAAAGCCGATAGTTTTTTACTATTAAAATAGTCTAAAAACTGGCACAATGTTAAAAAATCCAAAGGAGATATTGTTTTATTGAAAACACATGGTATATTCAACAAGGCCCAGTTTGCATATTTTTCTTGTAATACTTTTTTAACTGATTCCTTTCTAAACAAATCATTATGTGTATTACTAGATCCTAATTCCCAACCCGTTGGGTAATTTACTTTATACAGTTCCGCAAGTGTGTTTAAATTAGCTATCTTAAGAAATAATCTTATAAACCACAACCAATCGTGACTATAAGCTAATCTCTCATAAGCTTTAGAAAAATTAGTATCAATTCCATTTAATCTAATTTTGTGGATAAAACCTAAAATTTTAGTATCTAAAGTTAGAGAATATAATTCGCAGGTAGATGCATTTCTAACATATAAAGTATCTGAATCAAATTCAATTTCTTTATAAATTGTTCTACAACTATTTAGTTGTTTAACTAATCTTGGATGAACTTCTACCCATTGTTTATCTGACTCAGAGCTAGGTTTAAATGAGTTTAATAAATAACAAAGGTCAGAAGCCCGCATAGTGTAGAGCAATGTCATTTACTTATCTCCAAACAATTTTTTATAATCAGCCCAACTAATATTAGAGAAATTAAAATTACGAAGATTTTGTTTTAGTTTCTCTACGTTTTCTGGGAAAAACTCTTTATGGATTATAAGAGTCTCTGCAGGTTTATTAACAAATTCTTTAAACAGTTTATGCCCTGGGCAAAGGTTGTCATAAATCTTTTGCCAATCAGTATTATTAATTTTTAAGAAAAGTTCACTAAATAATGTAGTATTTAGTAACCACTCTTTAAGTTTAAGTTCCGTGTAGTCTGTGTAATAGCCATTTCTAAACGAATCTTCTCCACAACGGACTGAATTAAATTCATCAAAATACCACATAACTTTAATCTCTTCTGAGGGTCCCATTTTCATAAGGAAATCATAAGTGTTATAGTCATTTAAAATTAAATCAAGTTTTAGAATACACTCATTAAACACTCCGGAAACTACTTCAAATACTCTTATTTTCTCAGTAGAGCTTAAAAAGTTCATCTTTAAATTTATTTTATTATTAATTTCTCTATTATAAAAAGCGCAGATCTCTTCGTTTGTCATGTTGTTCCTTAAATAAAAAAGATACCTCACAAGTATACACCTTGGAGGTATCTAAGTTGTTACAACTATGTTAACAGTTTGTTACCGAATTGAGTCGTCAAACCACTTGGTAAACTGGCTAAGTTGGGCGCTGCCTGCACATACAGAGACAAGGTTATTGTCTTCAAGTAAGTGAACTGTGGGAACAGTTCTTATTTTTAAAGCCTTATATTCTTCTGTAGAAAGATCATTAATATTAACGTTTTTTAATTCTACTTCTGAATGAGAATTTAAAAATTCTGAAATAGTTTTCTCCATAATTTTACATGGAGTGCAATTAGGTTTAAAATACTTAATTAATTTATACATTAAAATTTACTCTTAGGTTTATTATATTTAGCTAATATCATATAATTACCTAAGAAATCAGGTTCTTTTCCATTTGTAATAATAGAGAAATTTAACTTCTCAAAATCTTCAGATTTCCACTCATGAATATGTTTCTCTAAATCATTTCCATAAACAGATCCCTGAGGATTCATTATTCCGGGAGTAGCAACATAAAGAACTCCTCCAGGTTTAAGTCTTCGTTTAAGTTCTTTAATTACTTCTTGACCTACGTTGGCCTCAAAATGCTCTATAACATCCAGGATAAGGATGGCGTTAAATGTGTCATTATAGGCTACAGGCCATCCTAAATATTTTTCAATAGTCATTTCATGAACTAGATTATAGGCTTGCCAAGAGGGATTTCTATATCCTGAGAAACCCTCTATGCCCATTATATAAGTATTAAATCTTTCTACATATCCTTGATCGATCCATTGTCGAATCATTGGGCCATAAATGCCATAACCAATTCCACAATCTAAAATATGTGTAGTATTTTTATTTACAGCATTTTGCTTTGCTAATTCTTTATACAAGTCATCTATAACTAAAGATGAAGTAGAGAGGGCTCCTATTGGCATTTAATTTAAAATTCCTGATACATTATTTTCATGACCACCCTGTGGATCAAAAGTTGAGGCAATAATTTCGTCTAGTTCAACATCAATAGTTTTTCCTGAAATAGCGTGACCTAGACAAGTCCAGCCTTCTCGTTTTTGTGTAGCAAAAAGTTCTAACATTTTTCCTTCACCAATATAAGGCCCTAGCCATTTCTCTAGTTCAAGATGAAGAGTTTCAGGTTTACGGGAATGAATAATTTTACCATTCTCATCTCTAGGATGAGGCTCCATAATAATTTGGTTAGGTTTATAACAACCTTTATCGTTTTTATTCCAGCAAGGTTTATTTTTTTTCTTAGCTAAAAGAACTGGTTCACAGTTGCTGAACGAGTAAAATCCCGGACCTGAAAAAGGGGTTCCTGAATTCTTATTGATTTTAATCCAATTAAAGGCTACTGTTACGTATTCAAATCCCCAAGACTCTATAATAGAAAAAGCATCGTTTAGTCTTGGACAAGTAGCCCAGAAAAATAAATAAGCGTCCTCAGCGGAAACAGCTTTTATTTTTTCACCAAGCAACTTTAAATATTCGTCTTTTTCTACACCTTTAGAATACCTAGAAGCTACACCTACACCAAAACGATTTTTTTTATAAGGGTTGTCTTTCCTAGTGTCAAAACGATTAGCATATTCCCAAGGAATATCTGCTAGGACTATTCGATATTTTTGGCTGGTCACTATTGAGGGTCTCCGCCCCAATCTTGAACAGGAGCAGATTCATAATAATTTTTTACATCGCGTGGATATCCCTTAAGTTTTTTGACTGGTTTCTTCATATAGAACCAGTCATCTTTAAATCGGTTAGATTTTGAGCCCCACAAGTTTTGTATATCGGAGCTGTAGTTGCGTCTAGCTGCCCACTCGTCGGAAAGATCTGCTTCTTCTTGGTCAAATTCCCATTGTAATTCTTGATAGGTTAATTCTTGACCTTTATACGTAACTATACCAGTTTTATAGTCTAAAGGATATTGCTTTAATGTTTGATCTTCATCTGCCATAATACAAGTATTATTGGAGATAAATATTACTTTTCCTTTGCTTTTAGAGGCTTAAATTTTTTTAAGGTTAATTCTTCTCTACAATTAAAACATCTGTCTGCAGTCTTGCGTAGTAATAAAGGACCCCTGTTCCAAGGAGTTCCTATTAAAAAAGACTCTAGAGGTCTTAGAAATTTTCTCTTACAGACTTCACATTTTTTAAATCTAGTTTTTTTCTCTAAGTCATTTTTACTTATTCCCTGTCTAGTAAAATGTCTTAACCAATTATAATAAATTAAGGGTAATATTATTCTCATAATTAATAATAATAACTTAGATCAGATTTCAACACTCTAGAGAAATTTCTATTATCCCATTTTTCTTTAAAAATCCTTTTAAACCAACTATTATTTATGTTAAAAAACACTTTAGGAGCGGTTAACTTAAAAGAAAATAACAAAGCTTCATTTCCAGTATTACCAGGATAAACTACCATAGTGTAGTGCCCTGCTTTACCTGATATATCATCTCCCCAGTAAGCATTAAATCCATGTAAATTTGAAAAAAGGAAATTTTGATTTTTAATATCAATCATAAGTTTTTATTTAACTCTCTTCTAACTTCCATTAAAATTTGACCTAAATTGTTACTACCTTTGCCGGCACAAAAACCCCAGTAGGTATCTCCCCAAGAATTAGTTTCTTCTAAATATAGATCTTTTGTTTCCAACAATTTTTTAGCTAATTCAGGATTTTTGAATTTTTCTCTGGTTAATTCTAACATAACGTAATATTTATTACGTTCCCAAGTGGCAGGTAAGGTGAAGGTTTGTCCTAGCTTTCTAGCCTCTCCTGGAGTCTTACATTTAAAGATAGCAATAAGATTAGCTTGATTTGGCTGTTTGGCCCATTGATAAGCATGTTCATTTGTAGCAAAGGTTTTTCCTAGATAAGTTACATTATGTAAATGAAAATTACTAAGCCATCTATATTGACCAAAAAAACCTAAAATAGAATTTTCATCTTTAGGTTTAGACAGTATAGTGATATCCATATTCACCTTTAACATACAAAGCATAACACACACGAAGAATATTATCCACACTATTCACGTAACCTGGATATCTATCAATTTTAAAAAAATAAGTTTCTTTTCTTTTAATAGAAACTAATTTAAAATAAAGAGTTTTAGAATTTAACGGAGTTACTTTTACTCTAAACAATTTCCAAGAATCATTAATTCTCCTAAAACTACTAGGTAGAAAATAAGGTAAACTTGTATGTTTATTTACTAAATCTGTTATTTTATACTCGGCATTGGGAATTTCTATAAACACAATTAAAGTTTCCTATAAATATATCTATAAGATTTAAATTCTTGATAAATTATCTTCATTTTTTCGTCAACAGAGGCTCCTAGACTAACATTTATATCTAAAGCAAAAAAATAAACTTGTGTGTTATCTTGAGAAAATAAACAATAAAAGTGAAAATTTTCTTTAGGAGAAAAGTAAGTAGAATCTAGAGCATAAAAATTCCAATAATTATATTTCTTAACAATATAAATAGGAGCATGTAAAAGACTGTTAACAGGAACTTTGGAAGGAAATTGAAATTCCCTAGCTGCATTGACTACTTCATTTAAATTAAACAACTACATACTCTCCATTTTCATAATTAGTTAAACACAGTCTAAGAACCAAATTGCCTTCAATAGAAGCTCCTAAATCTATTGGAATAGAAAAACAATAAATTTTATCAGCATTTTGATCAATAATTCCTATTTTAACATAATCTGGATTACAATTTCTTTGACACTTGTAATGATAAACTTTCCATTTATCAATTTTAACGTCGATTTCAGTAGCAGTTAATTTTCCACTATTAACCCAATTCCATTTAGGATTTTGTCTATTAGCTTTGGAGGCATGTTTTGCGAAAAGCATTTTCTTTTCCTTACCTATAAGTGTTCTAAGAGTTTAGACTAAAGAACTCGACTTGTCAACACAGTTAACAAAAGTTTAACAAAAAAAGCTAAAAGTTTACATAAAAAAAAGAACCCCTTTCGAAGTTCTTTTTTTGGACATTTAGCTTTCATAATAGCGAGGGGTAGAGAAGACTTTTATTCTTTGTTTTCTCTCCTCTGCAACTTGAGTTGATGTCCAATCAAATCTTCCCTTAATTTCATATTTATCTAAAATTTCTTTAAATAAAGTATAATCTGGACCTTCATAACATCTTTTAGAAATCCAATAGCCTTTACTAGGTTTTGAAATACAAAAATGTTCTCTTAATTTATCAAGTTTATCCCAACTACAAACTAGAACTGCTGCCATCTCTCTCATAGTGTAATTTTCAAATAATTTTTGAAAATCTTCTTTAGAAAAAAGTTTAATTTTATTAGCTCCTCTAGTTTTCTCAAAACAAGAACGACATCTATCTACTTCACCTAGCTTAATTTCTTGTTTTTTACAGATAGAACAAAGTTTCTTACTGCGGCCACCTAAGTTTTTATTGCCTGTTCCAAAGGTATCAGTTTGACTATGACAATTAGGACATAAAAATCTAAGGTTATCTAATTGATTATTATTATTTTTACCATCAATATGATCTAACTGTAAAGTTAGTTTTTTACCATTATATTCATTACCTATTCCACAATGTTGACATTTATACTCTAGTAAATTGTTATTTAAAATATATTTTTTTAAAGTAGGTCTTCCTACCTCACTATTATCTATTAAAATTTCTGATTCAATATAATCAGCTCTACGATGTCCTTGTGTTCTAAGTTTAAACTCTTCAAATTCTTTTTTAAGACTATAATAATCAATGGCCATGATCAATCTTCGTCTATTAGTTTCACCATACACTCCATAAATATCTCTAACCATATCTTTCATGTTAAAACAAGTGTCTAAATAAAATTCTAAAATTTCTCTATTTATACTATTATCATTTTTAACTTTATAAACATTCATGCACTACTGTGCTCCTTAAACTAACTTATAACAAATTACTTAGACAATAAAAAAAGAGAACCCTGTTTGTAGAGTCCTCTTTTTTTATAAGTTAGTTTGTGACAAAACCTACGAAATTAATCGTAGCTAGGCCCCCTGAAGGTTCCGAGGACGAACGCCTTAGGATACTCAGGGACAAGGGACTGTCTCAACTCAAGACGAATCGTCATCAAGTTTTTGATAAAGTTATCCTGGTCACTGAACGAAACGTCAACCGTAGCATCCTGACGCTCATAGAGGGTAGCGCCCTGAGCAAAATTGCCCAAGAGGAAGGTGCTTTCGGTAACAGCCGTGGTGACAATAACAGGAACTCCGAAGAGAACTTTGCTATGATAGCCAGTAGCGAACTGACCGAAAGTAGGCCACAAGTAACGACCTTGACTGTCTTTGAGCAATTCCATCTTAGCGGCATCATTAGGATGCAACATAATGGCGTCAGCCCAGGGATACCAGGTCGATTCAAGTTTATTCAGAGCATTGCGAATCGCATCAATACGATTTTCAGTGCTGATCTGGGTATAAGTCTGAATACCGGAGAAATTGGTAATGCCCAACAGATTGGGAGCAGTGCCGTTACCATAAAGGTAAAGATCTTCACATTTTACACGAAGCATATCGCCCATGCGCTTAACAAGATAATCTTCAAACGATTCAACGTCAGAAGCCAACTGGAGAGGGCAGCGCATATAGTGAGCAATAGTTTCGACAGGCATACG